TTTTTAAAGAAGAAAATGATAAATTATTCGGATCAACCCAAATGATAGATGATAAATATTTATTATTGGCTGCTGTATCAAATCAATTTGTTAAATTAGAAAATATAATTCCATATACTTATTATCACTTTATTTTAGAAAATAATGGAAGTATTGATGAACGTTTTGGTGTATGGGCAAATGGTATTTTAAGTGAAACTCCAAGTAAAAACTTTTTTATGAGTCATAAATATACTTTATTATGATCTATCTATGTTTTAAATTATTTTCTTTTAAACAATTTACTCCATTATATTTACAATTATTATCTTTTTCATCATATGTAAATCCAATAAAATCTATAAAACTTTTATAATCATTGTCGAATGATGTTACTGCATTAGTTCTAAAATATAATTGACCATTATTTTTATTAAAAATATCATTATTATTTTTATTTATATTATCATTAAAATTTTTGTCAATTTCTTCATCACTTACATTTTCACATGCAATCAATCCATCATTTACATATAATGAATTCATAAATGGATTATTAATAGTTGGTTTTCTACATTTTATTTTTTGATCAAATTCTTCTTTATTATATAAGAATTTAATTAATAATATAAAAAATATTAAAGCTAAAGGAATTGATCTTAAATTAGATCCAAATATAATAAAAATAATTAATAAATACATAAAAAACATTATTAATTTATTTAATTTATCATTTAATTTATCATCTATTTTAATAATAAAATTATTATAATATATTTTAAAAAAATTTATAATATCATATAATTCACTCATATATATGAAATATAAAAAAAAATTTGAATTCTTAAGAAAATTTTGTATTTTAATCTAATTTTTCATTCTTTAATAATTCTTCTAATTGATTATATTGCTCTTCATTTAAAGGTTTAATATTATTTTTGTCTGCTTCTTCTTTAGCCATTTTTTCAATAAAATCTGCTCCCTGTTTTTCAATAACTTGAGCCATCATATCTTCAAATTTACCTCCCATCATTTTATTTAGTGATTCACCTAATTTACCACCAATACCTTCTGTTAATCCACTTAATATTCCATTTTCCATATTAATATTAGATGTATCCATCATACCTTTTAAATCAGGTAAATCTAATCCTTCAAATTTACTTGTATCAATATTTTTTGTTATTTCTTCGGGATTACTTAAAATATCTGGTATTGCACTTAAAAATGATGCAAAATCAATATCTCCAGATTCAAATTTCTTTGAATAATCTGCTGCTAAACTTTGTAAATTAGTTAATAAAGCTTCACTTGGATTTTTTGATTTACTAATTTTTTCCATATTATCGGTTAATTGACTAATCATATCAGTAATCATATTAGTTGCTTTTGTTTTTGTTTCTGGTGTAGAATTTGCTTTTAATTTTTCAAACATACCTGCAACATCCATATCTTTCATTTCTTGTTGCATATTATCAAAAATTTTTCCTAAACTTCCATTTTCCATAGATTTATTTAAATTATTTACTAAATTATTATCTTTTTGTTCAATTGATTCTTCAATTGATAAATAAATTAATGTAATATTATCCCATAATTTTTCAATAACTTGTTCTCTATCTTCACCTTTAAAATATGCATATAAGTTAATTTTTTGTAATATTTCAGTATTTTGATTCTTATAAAATAATAATTTATTTCTTTTTAATAAATAATTTTTTAATTTCTCGTCATTTTTAACAGCTTTATAAAATTTATTAATTTTTTCACTAATTTTAGATTTATCTATTGTACATTTTATATCACTACATCCATTATAATAATTTATTAAATTATCATAAATTTCAAGTGTTTGTTCTGATATTTCTATTTGATTCATAATATTTAATTACTATATTTATATTTCTAAATTAACTTATCTATAAATATTCATTCTGAATAATTAAATTTAATTTATTGATGATACATTGATCCAGATGTATTATACGATTGATTTTTTTTTATATTAATTAATTTAAAATTAATACGATGTGCTTTATTGATAGTACTATTTGTAGTATCTTGAATAGTTGTTGCTAAATTATGAACAGTATTTGTTTTATTTTCAATTGTATTTACTATAGTATGAATAGTATCTATTTTATTTTTAGATAATAAATTTGTGGATAAAGTTTCTAATTTTAAATCATGTAATGTCATTATATTATTCAAATTTGTAATTGCTTTTATATGTTCTGCATTTAAATCTTTAAAAGTAATATTAACATTATTAGTTTCTTGTGAATTTGTCTGGGTATTATTATAATTTGCGGTTATATTAACAATTTCTTCAATTGTATTTGTTATAATAAATGTAAATGTATAAGAATATTTACCATTATTATCATTAATACCAATTATTGGTATTTTTATTTTATTATTATATGAATTATTAATATTATTTTGTGATAATAAATCAAAATTTAAACTATTACTGTTAGAAGAGAGTTCTATATTCCCTGAAATTGGAGTATCTTGAGTTATTGTTAATATAATATTCCAATTTACCCAAGTTTGTAAAGGTATTGAATTATAATTAAATGTTATCATTATATAAATTAAAAATATATTTTAATTTAAAAAATTATTTTTTTATATTAAATATTTCATAATATTGTTTATTATATGTTAATTCTTGATTATTAATATTAATCAAATTATTTATATTATTTTTAATATTTGTATTATTTTTAATATTTGTATTATTTTTTTCTTTTATAGAATTAATAATATTTATACTATCATATGGATAAAATTTCTGATTATTGTCAGAAAAATTTTTCTTCTTGAAACATTCTTAATATAATATATATTTTAGAAATTATATATTATAAAAATCAATTTTTATTATTTTTGAGTTAATGTAAAGTATCTAGCACTAATATAACATAAAATATTTAAATAATAAAATAACATTTCTTTTTCTTTTTTTGATAATTCCTTAAATAATTTTTTAAATTTAAAAAATTTTGATACAATAGATCCATCATACTTACTCTCAATATTTTCTTTTATAAAGAAATCCGCATTTTTTTGTTTAATTTGATCATAATATTGTAAAACATGAATAATAAATTGATCAATTACTAATGTTTGTTGCATTTTAGCAACATCATTAAAAACATTATAAAAATAAGAAATATCTTCATCATTTTTTACAATGGAATTAAGTTGTTTTAATAAATCATATAAAAATTCATTAAATAATTTTAATAATTCTTTTGAATTTAAACCATCAATTTCTGAAGTATCAAAATCTCCCATTATTATAATAATATAATATTATATTTTTATATTATTTTCAACTAAATTATATTATTTTATATTTATATGGAGAATATATACAAAGATAAATATCTAAAATACAAAAATAAATATTTAAATAAAGATAAAAAAAATTTTTATAATATTGTACCTCCTTATAATTCTGGATTATTAGAAGTTGATAATATTCATAAAATATATTATGAAGAATCAGGTAATCCAAATGGAAAACCAATTATTGTAATACATGGTGGTCCTGGTTCAGGAAGTGGTAATAAATATTCAAAATTTTATGATTTATCAAAAAATCGATTAATTGCAATGGATCAAAGAGGATGTGGAAAATCATTACCTTTTGGAGAATTAAAAAATAATACAACATGGGATTTAATAAATGATATTGAAAAATTAAGAGAATATTTAAAAATAGATAAATGGTATATAACAGGAGGTTCATGGGGATCAACATTATGTTTATTATATGCTATAAAACATCCAAATAAAATATTAGGAATTGCTATATCTGCAATATGTTTATTAAGACAAGAAGAAATTAATTGGTTATATAAAAAAGGAGGATTATCACAAATTTATCCTAAAGAATGGGAAGAATTTAATAATTATATTCCAGAAAATGAAAGAGATGATTTAGTTAAAGCCTATCATAAAAGATTAAATTCAAATGATATTAATTTAATTAAAGAAGCAAGTAAATATTGGTCTCATTATGAATTAAATTGTGTTTTTTTTAATCAATCAGATGTAAAAGAATTAAATTTAGAAGATTATAATTTATTAATACCTCTGGCAAAAATAGAAAGTCATTATTTTATTAATAAAGCATTTTTACCATCTGATAATTACATTTTAGAAAATATTGAGATAATAAAAAACATTCCAATGACTATTATCCAATCAAGATATGATGTTATATGTCCATTTGTATCTGCTTATGATTTACATAAAGCATTACCAAACTCAAAATTAGTTATTTCTCCAAGTGGAGGTCATTCAAAAGGTGATTATCCTACATGTAATTTATATATTAATGAAATGAAGAATTTATTAGAAAACTAATTATTTTTTAATTCTTGATTTTAAATGTAAATGTAATTGTTTATTTCTGTTTAATATCATATTTTTTAATTCCTTTTCAGTATCTTTTTGATTTAATGTTTTTTCATCATTAAAATCTGTGGTTAAATCTATTTTTAGATCATCTAATGAATTTACATTACAATGAATTTTTTCTATATTTTTTCCATCTTCAATAAATGTATAATCATCTGACATTTTAGTATATTCTTTATTAATACCTTTTTTATCTAATTCATTTACTATTTGTTTCATTTGAACAACTGGAATTGAAATATTATTAGTAATTTGATTAAAAAATTTTTGATTTTCTAAATATGCAATTGCATCATTACCTTCAATAGGTTTTATAATTTTTTTAACAATTATAAATGGAACATCATAATCTTTTAATTCATTGGGTATTTTTTTATTTTCTACATTTATAATTTTATAAGTATCTGATACCAAACTAATTAATTTTTCTGATATTTTACAGTTATTTTTAATAAAAAGTAAATTTTTATTTTCCATAATAATATTTATATATTTAAATATTATAATGAACGTAGTTGAAAAATTTTTAGAAAAATTTAATAAATGTATAATTTTATTAAGTGGTTTTGAAAAATTGAATCTTTCAGAATATGCCAAAAATTTAGCCGATAATCTATCTTTTGATTTAATTAAATTTGATTATCCTAATTATGATTTACTAAATTCAATAGTTGATAAAAGTAATAATGGTATAGTTATTTATGGTTTAACTTTTGAAAATGATCAATTAAAATTTAAACCGAATATTCATATATCATTATCTGGTAGTAAAATGTTAATTGACAATGAGGAAATATTTAAAATATACAATGAAAATATAAAAAAAAATATAATAAATAAATTTAAAAATATAAAAAATATAGAATATGATAATAATACATATGATGATATTTTTAATTTAGTGATTGATATGATTTTAAGAAGATTATATGGAAATAAATATGATGAAATGCAAAAAAAATATATAGAAAAAGAAACATCAACTACTGATGAATTAAGTGATCAATCTGGTGGTAAAAAAAAAAGAAATAAAACAAAAAGAGTAATTGGTACTAGATTATTAATGAGTAGAATTAAATTATAAAAGATATATTTTATTATATAATGAAGTTTATTGTATCTTTTACTACTAGTCCAACACGTATAAATAAATGTGAAATAATGTTACAAAGTATATTAAATCAAACTAGAAAAGCAGATTTAATAATATTAAATATTCCAAAAATATTTCAAAGAACCGGAGAAGAATATAATATTCCAAAAAATTTTTCTGATAAAATTACAATTAATATTATAGATAGAGATTTTGGACCAGCTACTAAGATAATACCAACTATAAAATATTTAAATGATAATCAATATAATATTAATGATACATGTATTATTTATTTAGACGATGATATTAAATATATGAATCGAATGATTGAATCATATGAAAAAACTATTTTAAATAATGATAATACAGTATGGGGTGCAATTGGATTTGATTTTATTGATAATAAAATTAAACATAAAATAAAACATAATAGTAAATGTAGTATTATTGAAGGTTACGCAGGTGTTTGTGTTAAACTTTCAATTTTTGAAAATGATTTTTTTGAATATATTGAAAAATATATTAATGATATTGATTGTCGCCTATCAGATGATGTTATTTTAAGTAATTATTATCACAAAAAAAATATAAAAATTAATATTATTTCAATACCTAAATATTATTCAATTGATGAAATGTTGATTCGTGGTGCTATATTAGATTATGGGAATGGTGAGGATGCATTACACAATGGTGCAAATGGTTTAGTTGAATCTAATTTTAATAGATATAATAAAGTTATAGATATTTTAAATAATAATAATGATTATTATATAAAAATTAATAATAAAATTAATAATAATGTTAATAATAATGTAATAAAATTTTCATTAAATAAAAGATTTCTTAATATAATATCAAAAAAAATTTAATTAAAAAAGTTTTAATTTATTTTTTAATTTTAAATATTTATTTTTATATTTTAAATATTTATTATAAAATAAATCACCTCCAAATTTATTATTTTTAATTTTACAATCAATATTATTAGTTATTTTTAATTCATTTATATCATTTTCTTTTTTATCATTAATAACAACGCCCAAGTTATCATTATCTTTTTTATTTTTAGATTCTTTAACTATTAGAAAATTTCTTCCTTCTTGAATTATAACTTTTGGTTTTTCAAATCCATATATATTTATTATATCTTGTTTTTTATTCATATAATATCTTAATATAATAAATTATAATTTTATTATATTAAATTTGTTGATATAGATCTTATTATAAATTTTATTGTTGAGCACATTGGACTCTTTCTCCTCCTTCAGTATGTTCAGTTTCACTTTCTTCTTGAAAATCTTGTAAATCACATAATACATACCCATTTGTATTAGTATTATTATATTTTGATTTATTATTATATTCAAATAAATCTGCTAATTTATCTTTAATTGTTTGACTAAAATTATCAGGATAATCAATCTCAAAATTAATAATTAAATCACCAAATTCATTATTATTAATTGGCATACCATGTCCTTTAATAATTTTCTTTTGATTTGGTTTAATAATATTATGAAAATTTTTAATTATTAATTTTTGATTATCAATGTTTTTAATAATCATTTCAAAACCACAAATTGATTGTACTAATGTTATTTTGGTATTATAAATTAAATTATTATTGTTTCTAACAAAGTCTTTATGAGGTTGTTCTTTTACTACTAAAATTAAATCACCTCTAGAATTTTTAAATTTATGTCCTTTATTTTTAAATAAAATTTCTTGACCTTCTTTAATTCCTCTAATAATATTTATATCAATGGAATCCTTATGAATACTATTGCTTTCTAAATCTTTATATTGAAATTCCAAGTGTTTTTTCAAACCATTGTAAATATCAACTAAATTAATTTCAATTACCATTTTAATTTGACAGTTTTTTTTCATAAACATTTCTTGAGGATTCATTCCACCTTTCATTCCCATTGGAACTCCATTCACAAATACTTGTTGAAATCCAGACATTCCACCAAAAGGACTCATCCCACCAAATGGTCCCATCCCTCCAAATGGAAACCCCCCTTTAAATAATTCATTTAAATCCATACCAGATGGCATACCATTATTAGAATCATCTACTGAGCCTGTTTGATCATATCTTTGTCTTAATTCATGATCAATTAAAATATTATAAGCTTTATTAATTTCTTTAAATTTTTCTTCTGCATTTGGATTATTATTTTTATCAGGATGCCATATTTTTGCTAATTGTTTATATGCATCTTTAATATCTTTATCACTCGCATCTTTTGGTATTTCTAAAACATCATATGGATTCATTATTAAATATATATAATAATAAATCCTTAAGTTAATAAAATAAAAAAATTAAGTAAATTCAATAGTTGGACATGCCATTAAATATTTATCTGTTCCTTGTTTTGAATAAGAAATTGATAAACTATATTTACCAAATTTTTGATCAATATTATTTATATCAGTAATATAGTTAAATTCAACTAATTCTTCAAATCCAATTTCTGATAATTTTTCATATGAAAAATTATCTTTAAATAGAGCTTCTCTCTTAATTAAAAATTCATAAATTGAATCTGCTTGTACTTTATATAGGGAAAAATTAATTAATTCCCCCGGAATTGCTTCTTGATTCCAAAAAAGATCACTTACATAACATAGCTGAGTTCCCTCTGTATAGTAAATATTTTTTAAAAGGGGTTTAGAAGCAACCCATCGCTTCTTATTATCATTTAAATTTCCAATTGTATAGTATGTTTTAGACATTTGTATATATATATTAATTAAGAAATATACTTATATAAATATTTATTCAATTTTTTATATGATAAAATAGTATAAATTAATAAATCTATATGTTTAGAAATGAATTAAAAATTGATAAAAGTAATTATTAATATAAAATATAAAATATATATTATATTAATGGATATATTTAATTTGGAACCAATCAAAGAATTACTTAAAAAAATAAATTCTAGCTCTGAATTTGAAGTAATTTTTAATAAAAATAATCCGATGACTATTAATAAATTTATAGATATATTAAAATATATAACACTCTTAAGTAAAAATAATAAATTTAAATTGGTTAAAGAAACTAGTTTAGATATTGGTTATACAAATTTTACTAATAATGATATATTAAATTATAGAATAACTGTTTCTAATATTGACAATATCAATAAAATTATTAATAATGTTAAATTAAGAAAGAATCATGTAATTTTCTCTTTATTAGTAAATTATATATTAAATGATTATAAAGATATTTCAATTATGAAAAAAACAAAATTAGATAAAAATATTGTTGATATTGATAATTATGATATTCGTGTTAGATTATCAGATGAATCAGATGTATCAAAAGATGAATTACAAGTATTATTAAACTTGGAAGAAAATGAAAGACATAATATAATTTTTAGATACAAACAAAGAATTTCGATTGTTTTAAGTTCGGACAATGATCATGAATTAAAAATTGATTTAACTCAAATAAAACAGTCTAAAAATTTAAACGATATTATGAAATCATATGATAGATATGAATTAGAAATGGATTTATCTGTATTTGGAAAATATGATGTTAAAAAAATAATTAAAATTATGAGTGAACATATTGAAAAATTATATATGAATATTATTGGTTCTAATATTATTATTACAACTGATGAAAAAAAAGTAATCTTAGATAAATATAAAGAATTAGTATATAATGATAAGGATAATATTAATAAAGACTTGGCTGGTATGCAGGTTATATCATTAGAAATTCAATATCTAGTTGATTTAGTACCAACAAAATATTGTTTAACTGATAAAGCAGATGGTGAAAGATATTTCTTATTTATTTCAGATGGTAAAGTTTATTTAATCGCAAATAATTTAAATATAATTAATACTGGTTTACAAGTTGATAAAAAGTATGATAATACATTAATAGATGGAGAATTAATATACGTTTCAAAATTTAAAAAATTTGCCTTTTTAGGATTTGATATATTATTTGATAAAGGTGTAGATGTTAGAGATATTATTAAAATGTCCGAAAGATATAAAAAATTAGGTGATAATATGCAAAATATATTTGGATCAAAATTATCAAATGATCAATATGTTGGTGATTTTGATTTAGATAAAATTGGAAAGCATATTATTAAACAAGTTAATAATTATATTGAAGATTTAAATTATAGTTTAAAAAATGATAAGTCATTATTTGTTATTAAATATAAATTTTATGCATTTCCATTAGGAGGTAATAATTGTGAAATATTTAATTATTCTGCTAAAATGTGGGATTTATATACAAAAAATTCAGAATGTCCTTATATTTTAGATGGTTTAATTTACGCTCCTCTAGAACAAAAATATACTAGAAATCTAAAGGAGACAAAATATAGAAATTTAAAATGGAAACCAAAAGAAAAAAATTCAATTGATTTTTATATTGAATTTGAAAAAGATAATAAAGGTGAAATAATAAATGCATTTGATGATAGCTTATCCAAAGATATTTCTGAAAAAATCAATTTAACTGAACAATCTCTAGTTGATGTTTCTAATATTAAATCAACTGGAAAAGTATATCGGATTATAAATTTATTTGTAGGAAAAATAAAAAATGGTATTGAATATCCTGTATTATTTCACAAAGATAAAAATGGACATATTGCTCATTTATATTTACAAGATAATGAAGCTAGAGATATTGAAGGTAATGTTATTCAAGATAAAACTGTTGTTGAACTATCATATAATTTAGATCCATCAGTACCTGAAACTGACAGATGGATACCATTAAGAACACGTTTTGATAAAACCGAAATGGTTAATAAATATAAGAAAAAATATGGTAATAATGAAGAAATTGCAGATAAAGTATGGAGATCTATTTTAATGCCTATTGATATTAGTGATATTCAAATATTGGGTGATATTGCTAAACATGAAAATCATATAACAACAATGAGAGGTAAAATTGATGTTAAATTAATTGAAACTGCAAGAAGTGAAGATATTTATTATCAATTAAAGACTGATCTTGCTCAACCTCAAAGAAATTTTCACAATTGGATAAAATCAGCATTAATTTACAATTATTGTTCAAAAGATTTAACTGGTAATAAATTAACAGCTTTAGATATTGGTATTGGTAGAGGCGGTGATATAATGAAATATTATTCAGCAAAAATTGGAGAATTAGTAGGTATTGATGTTGATAGTAATGGTATATTTTCAGCAACTGATGGAGCCTATAGTAGATATAATAATTTTAAAAGAAAATTTCCTGGTTTTGCAAAAATGACATTCCTAGTAGCAGATGGTGGAGCTAAATTAAATTTAGAAGATCAAATTAAAGCTATTGGATCAATGGATGATAAAAATAAACAATTATTAAAAGAAATATTTGGAGAAAAAGATACTGATAAATCAATGAAATTTGATATTATATCATCACAATTTGTATTACATTATATGTTTAAAGATGATGTTACATTTGATAATTTATGTAAGAATATCAATAAATTATTAAAACCGGGAGGATATTTATTTTTTACAACAATGGATGGAGATTTAGTACATGAAGAATTAAAGAAAAATAATGGTAAAATAGAATCATTTTATTCAAATAAAGAAGGAACTAAAAATAAATTTTTCCATGTTATTGGAAAATATGATATTAATGATAGCATTGATAAGACTGGATTAGCAGTTGATTTTTATAATTCTTCATTCCAAGAAGAAGGTAATTCAATGATTGAATATTTAATTACTAATAAATTTGTAGTAGAATCATTTAAAGAAAAATGTGGATTGGAATTAGTTGAAACTGAAAATTTTCAAAATATTTATAATTCATTCAAGTCATTTTTTACAAATACTGCTAAATATGAAGAAAATATTAAAACACGAGCTTATTTTGAAGGCATTGCTAAATTTTATGACTTAAATGATGAAGTAAATAAAGCTTCATTTGAATTATCAAGATTAAATAGATTATATGTATTTCAAAAAAGACTTTTAGTTGATGAATCAAAAAAATTACCTAAAAAAGTCATGAAAAGAAATTTAAAAAAATAATTTAATTAGTTTATCTATATTATTTATTAAAATAATATATTATATGATACCTTATAATATATTTCAAACACACAAATCAAAAGAATATATTAATTCAAATAGTAATTTAATTAATGCAACAAATAGTTGGAAAAAATATTCAAATTTTAATTATAAATTTTATAATGATATTCAATGCAGACAATTTATTCAAAGTTATTTTCCAGATATATTAACTTTATATGATAAATTACCTTTAGGTGTAATGCGAGCGGATTTATGGAGATATTGTATTATATATAAATATGGTGGAATTTATGCAGATGTTGATACTGTTTTAGAAATAAATCCAGAAATATTTATAAAAAATTCAAAAAATTTAATTGTTACTCCAGAAAATAATACTCATTTTTGTCAATGGGTCTTTGCAGCACCTCCAAATTCGCCAATATTAAAATGTATAATTGATTTATCAATAGAAAGAATAAAGAATAACAATAATAAATTTAATGATGAACATATTATTCATCATCTAACTGGTCCTGGAGTTTTTACTGAAGCTATTTTATTATATATCGAAAATAATATGGCATCTGTTTTAAGCGAAGGCTCTATTAACACCGAAAATGATATAAAAATAAAAAGAGGAAATATTTATGAATCTGAAAAAAATTTAATTAATTATATCCATGTATTTGAGAGTAATATATTTCATAATAATTATGTAAGACATTTATTTGCTGGATCTTGGCATGATGGATGGACTAAATTAAGAGATAAATTAATAAGAGATAATGAAATAAATAATGTAAAAAAATTGATAAATAAACCTATTTTAGGGGTACTAAGATCTAAGAATAAATAAAAAAATGCATATTAATCAAAATACAGATTATATTTATTTAGGTGAAGAACCTTTAAAAGATGCAAAATATTATGGAAAAATGTATTATACCGATGGATCATCTTATCAAGGATATTTTATTAATGGTAAAAAAAATGGATATGGTGAAGAAAAAAATATTAATGGATATATAAAAGGATATTATCTAGAAAATGATTTAAATGGTAAAGCATTATCATTTATAAAATCAAAGGGATCTTTCATTGATGGTTCTTATCAAAATGGTAAATTAAATGGTGAATGTATGTTTTACGATGAAAAAAATGTTTTACAAAATAGAGGAATGTATAAGGATGGAAAATCTTGTGTTGCTTCTTATGAAACAATTAACAAAACTATTAATGGTGAACAAATTAAAGTTTATGAAGGTTTTGTGTATGAGGATAAATATAATGGTTTTGGAAAATTATACGAAGATGGAAAAATATACATCGGAAATTTTACGACTGGTAGAAAAGATGGTCCTTTTCTTATTTGTTATAATAACGGTCATATTGTTTATTCTCCTCAGCAGTCTAGTAATGAAATTGTAATAGAAATTGATAAAATTAATAAAGATAATTTTTTAACTTTTAAAAATTTAATTATTTTTAATAATGATTCTTATGATTATAATAATAAAATTGTTTATAAAGAAAACAATATTATTAAATATATTGGGAAATTGAATAGTGATATGAAATATCATGATGATTCAGGAGTATATTATACAAATACTAATTCATATTTAGGAAAATTTATTAATGGTGAATTTATTGGAGGAACTTTTAATTTTAATGGAGGAAAATATAAAGGAGGATTTAATAAATTTTCATTAAATGGTAATGGAATTGTTGAGTTTGATGATGGCTCTAAATTTGAAGGAGAATTTGAAAATAATGATTCAAAACTTGGAAAATATAATTTTAAATTTGAAGGAAAAAATAGTTCAATAGATTGTAAAATTAAACTAATGCATAATAATTTTATATTTGAGTTTGCATTAAATACAAAATTTAATTTAGATAATAATAATAGATATGAAGGTAATTTTATTATTTTAAAAAATAATCATATTATTGGAAAATTAAATTTAGTTAGTGGTAAACATTATCAAAATAACAAATTAATATATGAAGGAGAATTTAAAAATTTTAAATATCATGGTTCTGGAATTAAATATCATCCAAATGGTAATTTAAATATTAGTGGTCATTTTGAACAAGGAGAACCATTTAAAGCAGAATATTATGATGAACATGGAAATTTAATATTTTCAGATCTTGATAATCTTGATAATCTTGATAATCTTATTAATTATGATGAAATGCCTGGACTAACTCCAATTTTACAAATTAATACAAATATTGAAAATAATTTAATTGGATTAATTAATAATTTTAGTTCTGATATGAATTTTATTAATACTAATCAACAACTTATAGATAATTTACAAAATACAATTCAATCTGTTTTACAATCAGCTTTACAAAATAATCAACCACCAGATACGACATCAAATAATGAACAAAATGATAATGAATCGTAATAAAAATTGATAATTAATTAATTTATATAAAAATAATGTTATAATATAATATATGATTAAACCAATAATTTTTCAACTACCATCTACAAAAGTTGATTTAATAAATGAATCAAAAATAATTTATTCCAAGTCAGATATAATTGCTCAACCATTATTTAAATATGGATTTCATTATTATATTAATCAAAGCAAAGATAAATTATCATTATTAAATAATGATAATTTAAGAGGTAAAACATTTTATAATGTTATTGAAAATTTTGATGATAATATTCCAAATTATGATGAAACAATAAGTAAAATATCCAAAAAAGAATTAAAAACTGAATTAAATAGATATAAATTTCAATTATATGAAATATTATTTATTTTTGGATTAAATGGAAATATTTATTGTAATGATGAAGATTATGATTCAGTTATAAATAGTTTTAATTCAAAATATCAAATGAAATATAAAATATTAGAAGATGTTAAAAAATGTGATGTTTATATTAATATAAATTCTACAAATGTTGATATAAAACAAAAGGAACAAAATCAATATTTTAGTATATTGGAATCAATAGTAGAAATAAGTGATAATTTAAATAATGGAGGTAATTGTGTTATTAAAATATTTGATTCATTTAGTGAAGTAACAGTTAAATTATTAAAATTAATATCTGAAATGTTTGAGGAAACATATATATATAAATCATATTTATCATATGGTCGTGAATCCGATAAATTTATAATTGGATTAAAATTTAAAGCTAATTATAAAAATTCAAATGGATTAAAAGACATTCTATCAGAATTAAAAAATAATAAATTAAATAATATTTGGAATGAATATATAATTCCAAAAGATTTTGAATTTGTAATAAAATATATGAATATAGTTCTTGGAAATTATGAACATAAAATGATAAATTTATTGATAGATTATATTAATAAATCTAATTATTTTGGTGACATCTATCATTCTTCAATCGAAACTCAAAAGATAAATAGTAAATTATGGATAGATATATTTTTTTCGAATAATTATAAAAAATCAAAAGATAATTTAAATTCTTTAATTAATGATGTAATTAAAGAAAACAATAATAATATGAAACAAATGTTTAGTATAATGATTTAAGAATTTAGAATATCTGGATTAGTTAAGGTTGATAGAGGTACAGAAAATTTATTAGAATTTACTGTTGTATTAACATTAGAATTTACATTTGCATTTGCAGCATTCATTGCTGGATATACATATACATTCGCTAATTCACTACCTAATGTCATTTCAACTTGTTGCTGTGTTAAAGTTCCATTATTAATTTGATCAATACTATCTAACATTTTATATAAAAAAGTTAAATCATCACCTCTTACTATTTTTCTAAATAAAAATGGATGAGTTTCTGCAAATGTTGGAAAAACATCTCTTAATGCAAATTCGTGTTGTAATCTATCTTTTTTTTTTAAATCAATATAATATTCTAAATCAGTATATTTTTTAATTTCGGTTATATATTTTTTTATTAATTCAGGATCTTCAAAAGTCATTTATATATTTTTATATATAAATTAATTCTTATATAAACTTATTCTTTTTTTTAAATTATCAATAAATAAATACTTATCGGGAATAATACTATATAAAATATTAACTATTAAACTAATTATATCCATAATAAAAATAATATTAAATATATTTTTGTATATATTATTATATGAAATTAATAAATAAATTATGCTATAAAAACTAAGTCCAATTATATATAATTTTGCATTCATTAATACCATATTTAATAAATATATTTCATTAATATTATTTAAAAAATTATATATTATATTAAATATCATATAATTTATAATTAAAATATTTTAATAATATTAACAATATTATTAATCATCATCTGATTCTAAATCAATATTAAAATTTAGATTTGTATAATCCATTAATAATTTTTCATTAATTATTTCATTATCTGAATCTGAATTTTCTATTTTATTAATATTTTGATTTATCATATTTATTTTTTTATTTTTTGTTTCAATATCAATATCTTTAACTTCTAATACTTGTTTATTTACAAAAACTTCTGATATTTGACGATCATTAATTAAGCTTTCATCATTATTTGTATATTCAAAACTTTTATTTGGAATAAAACCAATAGGAATTATATATTCTGTTTTTAATAATTCTTCTAAATTTTTACATTTTTGATTAAATATAAATTTTTCATTATTTATTAATAATTTATAATATTCTGTTCCATCAGTAGGATCACTTTCAACTTTTAATAATATTGTATTTCTATATTTATTAAATTTTTCTGAAAAATAATATGCTTTTAATATATTATTTTCATGAATTAATATATTTAAATCAAATATATATGCTATAATTAAAATTATATCTTGGGTTAATTCATTATTTTTTATCTGACTAATAATTTTAGGTTTATTAATTAATAAATGACTATCTTGAATATAATTAATAATATCATCAATAATAGTATGTAAATAATTTTTTTTATTTGACATTGCATTTATATCATATAAATCATCAATAATAAACATAATCAAATCAATAAAATCATAAAATTTTTTTTCACATTTTTCATCTGAATATTGAAATAATTCTAAAATATTTGATTTAGTATTTGTTGTTATAATTGATTTATCTGTAAAAAAATCAATTATAAATTTAAGAGTTATTATTGTCATATTTTAATAATATTATGAAGTTTTTATATAGTAAATTTTATAATCAATTTTTTAAATATAAAAAATTGATAAAATAATATCATGAATAGATAATACATTTAATTATATTTACTATGGCACAAGCAATTAGACATATTATGGCTCGTTTTAAAGAATATAATAAAGATCCAATTGATGGATTTTTTTGTGAACCAACTGAAAATGCATTAAAATGGAAATTTTTATTAATTGGTCCAAATAACACTCCATTTGAAAGTGAAATGTTACATGGATTTATTATTTTCCCACAAGTTTTTCCAAATGAACCACCAGTCATTCAATTTACATCAAAAATGTTTCATCCAAATATTTATGATGACGGTAGAGTATGTATGTCAATTTTACATGATTCTCGAGTTGATAATTTTTATGATAAAGCAGAAGAAAAATGGCTACCAGTTCATACAATTCAATCTATTGTATTAAGTATGCTTTTAATTATTCAAGATCCAAATCTAGAATCGCCTGCAAATATTGAAGCTGCAAAATTAATGAGAGATAATAAAAAACTATATTTTAGAAAAGTTAGAAATAATTTAAAATAATCTAAAAAAATTGATTTATGATATTTATATTACTATGCATAATATGATTATTAAAAACAATGACTAGTAATAAAATAAATATTAAACGAATTATTGATGAATATAATGATATTAATTTTAATGATTATGGATTAAGTGCTAGCATGGATGAAAATGACCCAACTAAATGGCAAGTAATATTTTTTGGTCCATCTGATTCACCCTATGAAGATGGAATTTATAAATTAAAAGTTAATTTTAATGGAAAATATCCATTTGAACCACCAGTTTGTCAATTTATAACAAAATTGTATCATCCAAATATTGATTCTGCTGGTAGAATATGTTTAGATGTATTAAAATCAAATTGGAGCCCAGCTTTATCAATTGCAAAATTAATTTTATCAATTATATCATTACTAAATGATCCAAATCCAAATAGTCCGTTAAATGGTGAAGCTGCACAATTATTTTTACATAATAAATCATTATATAATGAAAAAATAAAGGAATATAGAAAAAAATTTGCTTTAATTTAAAGTATATAGAATTTAATTTATTAAATAAGATTAAAAAAAATTATAAATTTAAATTATATAGTAAAAATGTCTTTAAATAAAACTATTGACCTAGTCAAATTATCAACATCTCCATATTTAACATGTTTTGAATTAGAAAAAAGTGTATATCAAATTAATAAAATGAAAAAAGTAAAAATAATTAAATGTCCAGATGATAAATCAGGTATTAGTTTTGAGGATGCAATAAATCAATATTTATTTGATAATTTAAATAAAATAGATATTATTGATATAAAATATTCTGATAAATCATGTTTAATTATCTATAAATTAATCTAAAATTGAGTAATATCAATATTATTATTTTCATTTACAAATTTAACTAAATCTGTAATTGATCTATCACCATTATAATTGATATATTTATTTTCTTTTGGAACATGTAATAATATTGTTGGAAATCCTTCTACGTTAAATGATTTTATATAGTTTGGATCTTTATCTGCATTAAATTTAACAATATTAAGTTTTGATTTATTTATATTTTCTGAAAATTTATCAAATGTAGGCATTAATCTTTGACAATGACCGCACCAATCTGCATGAAATAATAAAAGAGATGGATTTTTTAAATTATATTTCATAATATATAATATATGAATAAAAAAACTATAGATAAAATAGATACATTTACATTAAATTATAATTATGAAAATTTAATTAAGGAAATATTTAATTTTAAATCTTTAGATTTATTTATAAATTATATAGATAATGATGCCGATAATTTATATTTAGTTGATAGATTAATGGAATATTGTTGGTATGTATTTATTAATGATATAATTATAAATAAAAATAAATTTTTGTCATTTTATGAAAACATCTTAAAAACAAAATATAATAAAAAATATAAAAAAGAAGATTTAGAAAATATAATAAATGATAGTATAAAAAAATATATGATTGAAAAAAATAATATAAATTATCATAAAATTATTTTAGAATCTATATAATATAAGTAATGAGTTTATACCCATATGTTGTTCCTGGAGTAATTAACACAGATCCTGTTACTTTAATACCTAATAGTTTATTTGTAAATTCAAATGTTCTAACAAGTGATGTTTCAGTTACTGTTTTTAAAAATAATAATCAAATAAAAACTGATAGATTACAAGTTTCATCCTTACCTATAACTAATTATTATTTACCAACATCTCTTTATTATAATTTTGATCAAATAACTTATAATTATCCTGTATATCAAAATGTATCTTATATTGATGTAAATAGTGATTTTGATTTACATAAAAAAGTATCGAAATATTTTTTTTCTGAATTATATAATAGATATTTACCAGAAGATTATCCTAAAATATTAGATTATGTTCGTTTAACAGAAAAAAATGTTGAATTAGTAAAATCTATAAATGAAGCTAAAAATATTAAAACTAAAGAAGATGATTTTGCAGAAAAAATTAAATATTTAGCTGATTATATTTATACTAAAAAAGATGTATATAAATTATTATATAATTATGTTGAAAAAAAAAATGTTAAATGGTGGGATCTTAAATATTATTCAGAAGATATAGAACAAGTATTAATAGATGATTTAGAAGTAGTCATTAAAGATGCAATTTTAGAATAATTATTCTTTATTAAAAAATAAATTTCTAAATGCAACTGCATATTCAGTATTAGAATTAAATAAATAAAATAAAATAATACCAATTAATAGTACTGGTATAGAATAAATAAATGTATCTGTCATTAATTTAATTAAATATAATATAAAAATTTTTATATATTCTAAAACTGATGTAGATTTAATAATCTCATTTTTTTTATATTCAATATTTTCAATAGAATCATTAATTCTTTTATTTAATAATTCTAATAAACTTTCAGATTCAATATCATTTTTAATAGATTCTTTTAAATTATTAAAATCATTTATAATACTATCTATCAATTCTATATCATTCTCTTCGATACTATTACTTTCTTGATCTAATTCTTTTATTTTTTTTAATACTGTATTAGTATTTAATATATCAGTATTTGTTTCTGAATTTAATTTTAATGCAAATGGTTCATTAATTGTTGGTTTTTTTGGAATTATTATTTCAGCTTCTTGTGGGTATATTTTAAAATCAATTTTCTTAGTTTCATTTTTTACACCTGTTTCTATATTTGTAATTGTTTCTATTTTATTAACATAATCAAATTTAATAATTTGATTATTCATTGGATCTATTATTGTTTCAATACCATATTGAAGATCATATTTTATTTCAATATTAGTTGTATAATCATTAAAAGTAACAATATTAGTATTATTATCAGTTGTTATTTCAATATTATTATTTTTATCTATTATTTTTTCTATATTTTTCTCAGTTGATATTTTTATATTATTTTTTTTTAGATCATTTTTTAAGTTAAAAATTTTTGCAGAAATAATTTGTTGTGCAATAGATAATTTTTCATCATTTTCATTTATATTTCTATTTTCTTCTTTTGGATACAAATATGATTGAATATATCTTAAAAAATTATTAAATTCTAATTGTTTATCGTAATATTTTTTACCCAAATTAATTAATTTATCTTTTAATATATTAATTTCTAATTTCTTATCTTCATAAATATTTTTTCTTTGTTTTTCTAAAGATTTACGACATTCTAAATTTTTTTTTTCTTCGTAATATTCATTTTTTAGTCTTTCTATCTCAAGATCTAATTCATATATTTTATATTTTGCATCAACTTTAGAAATTACAATATCTGAGTCTACTAATTTCTTTAAACTATCACGATTATCAGATGATAATTTAATAAATTGATTTGCATCTTGAATTGATGAAATATATTTTTTTTTCTTTTTATTTATGATTGAAATATTTTTTTCTAATTCAATTGTTAATTTTTCTATTTTATCATTTGTTTCTAATTCTAATTTTTGTAATAATTCATTTTCTCTATTATTTATTTCATCAATTTTCTTCTTTTTATCTTGTGAATATTTTAATAATAATTTTTCTTGTATTTCTAAATTTCTCTCTTTGAATTTTTTTTCTAAAAGTAAAGCTGATTTAACTTTATTTTTAAAGCTATTTGAAGGTATTAATGAAATATTATTTTGTATTGATTTATTTTGTTCAATAGGTTGGTTTTGTGTATTACCCATATATACTTATTTTATAAAAAAATTAATTATAAAATGAATACTTATTTAAAACTAAAATAAATAAAAAATATAAATTAGTTACATCATTATTTTATTTATTTTTTATTCAAAAAACTTAAATATAGATATAAAAATATAAAGATTATAAAATATATTATTCAAAAAATAAAATAAAAATTTAAATACATAATTATCATCTGAGTCAATTTTAGTTTTTTTTATTTTTTTTGTAATTTTTGGTAATTTTAAATATTTAATACCTCTAAAAATAGGAAATGTAATTATTTCTTTCTTTAATTCTTGTAATTTTGGTGTTTTTAATGGTGGAAAAGAATTTATTTGTTTAGATCTTAAATTTAATGGAATTATTATATTTTCTTTTGGTAGAGGATCTAGTATTGTATTTAAAATTGGTGGTACTCTGTTACTCATATAATAATTTTATAATTTAAATTATTATAAATTGTAAATAATCTATATTAATTTATTAAAAATTTAAAAAGTATCTTGGTGTTGATACTTCCTTATAGGCATCATTTGTCATATTTTTTAAATCCATATCAGTTAAATCATCACCTTTTGCTCCTCTACATTTACTGACAGCTTTTGCAATTAATTTTCTTTGCCATAATTGTACAATATAATAAAATATGGTTGAAATGACTGATCCAATTATTAATGGCATTAATATATATTTACTTGCAAATACAACAAATCTATCTTCATACTCAATAAATTCTTCATCTTTAAGATAATTAAAATATAATAATGCAAATAATACAATAGTTACTAAATAATGTAATTTATAATATGGATCATTTGTTACTATATAATTTGTCAAAACAGTTTTACAATTTGTGTTTCCCATTCTATAAACTATATAAAGATTTTTTATTATTTAATTTAAGAAATTAAATTAATATGTCCAATCATATTGATAAAGAAATATCAAAAATAAATGTAACTGATGATATGTGTGATTATTTTATAAATCATCATAAATATTATAAAATATATGGAACTAAATCTATATTATTAATGCAAGTTGGTCATTTTCATGAAGCTTATCAAACTGATTCTGAAGGGCCAGATTTAGATAAAATATCAGATATTACAGGTGTAATTAAAACCAAAAAAAATAAAAGTATTAAAGAATTAACACGTAAATCTCCATATATGCTTGGATTCCCAAGTTTTGTTTTACAAAAATATATAAAATTATTAATTGATGAAAATTATAATGTTATTATTTTTGATCAATTTGATTTACCAGATTCAAATAAAAAAACAAGAAAATTAGTTGGTATATATTCTAAAGGGACTTATATTGATGAACTTAAAAGTGATGCGAATTATATGATGAGTATTTATATTGAGGAAAATGAAGATTATAAATATAAGAATATGATAATTTGTTGTGGAATTTCATTAATTGATTTATCTACTGGTAAAATTTATATTAATGAATTTATAAGTACTAAAAATGATGATAAATATTCATTAGATGATACTGTTAAAATTATTAATTCATATGATCCAACAGAGATATTATTAACAATAAATAATTTAAAAAGTATAAATTCAAATGAATTATTACAATATTTAGAATTAACTAATCGGAATTATCATCTTAAATTATTTAATAAAGAATATAATAAAGGATCAGTTCAAAAAGAATTATTAGAAAAAATTTATAAAAATGATTTTGATGATATGTTTACTGAATTAGAATTGAATAAATATTCTTTTTTAAGATATTCTTTAATTTCTTTAATAAAATTTATAGAAGATCATAATGAATTTATTATTTCTAAATTAAAAGAACCAGAATTTATAGAAAAAGAAAAATATTTATATTTAGGTAATAATGCATTACAACAACTTAATATTATTAATTGTTCAGATTATAATGGCAAATATAGTTCATTATATGATATTATTAATTTTTGTTCTACACCAATGGGTAAAAGATTTTTAAAAGATGCATTAATTAATCCATTATTAGATGAAGTAAAAATTAATGGTAGATATTTAATGATTGAAAATTTTCTAAATAAAGGTTATAATGATATTGAAATATATTTAAATCAAATTAATGATATTGAAAGATTACAAAGAAAGATAGCTATTAAAATGATTGATCCAATTGAATTAAATAAATGGTATAATTCTATAAAAAATATAATTAATTTGAAAGAATATTTAGATACAAATAAGTATGATATTAAAATTACTTATAATCAAGAAGAATTAAAAGAATGTATTAATGATATAGAATTAAATTTAAATGTTGTTGATTTAAATCTATATACTATAAATGAAATGGAAACAAATGTCTTTAAAAAAGGAAAACATATTGAATTAGATGAATTACAAAATAAAATAGATTTATGTAAAAATTTAATTGAATTCATCAAGAATAGAATTAATGATATTATGTTTGAAAAATTAAAAATTAGTGATATTGTAAAAGTTGAAAATAATGACCGAGATGGATATTATTTAATATTGACTAAAAAAAGATCAGAAATTTTAAAAAAAGAATTAGAAACAATAAAAATATTAAAAATTAATGATAATTTTATTATTAAAACAGAAACTTTTGAATTTAGAGATAATCCAAAAGCATCAAATACAAAAATATTTATTCCAGATGTAATTAAAAAATCAGATGAATTAATTAATCTTATACTATTAATTAAAAAGAAAAATAAAATTTATTATCAAGAATATTTAGAAAAATTTTATAATGAATTTAAATATATTTTATGTGATGTATCATATTATGTTTCCCTAGTTGATTTTATCAAAAGTGGAGCAAAATGTGCAAATAAATATTTTTATAACAAACCAATAATTCAAGGTAATATTTCTAAATCTTTTATTAATACTGAAATGATAAGACATCCTATTGTTGAAAGAATAAGTAATCATGAATACAAACCAATGAATATTAAAATAGGTATTGATTCTCTTGATGGAATATTATTATATGGTCTAAATAGTGCTGGTAAAAGTACATTACAAAAATCAATTGGAATAAATTTAATTTTAGCACAAATTGGATATTATGTTTGTGCTAAATCATTTATATATAAGCCATATAAATCTTTATTTACACGTATATCTGGGAATGATAATTTATTTAAAGGTTTATCATCATTTGGTTTAGAAATAGTTGAATTATCTGGAATATTAAAAAGAAGTGGTGAAAATACATTGGTATTAGCAGATGAAGTATGTAAGGGTACTGAATATAAAAGTTCTATTGTAATTGTAATGACAATGATTGAAATGTTAAGTAAAAGTAAAACTAGTTTTATAACAGCATCTCATTTACATAAAATATTAAAATTAGATAGAATGAAAAATATTTTGAATGTAAAACCATATCATATACATATTTCATATAATGAAAAAACAAATACATTAATTTATGATCGTACATTAAGAGAAGGATCTGGTGAAGAATTTTATGGATTAAATGTAGCAAAATGTTTAATAAATGATACTACATTTATTGAAATTTCTAATGAAATTAAAAAAGAAATAGATAATAAAAAATCATATAGTAGATATAATAAATCAATTAAAATGGAATCATGTTCAATATGCGGGTTTATTCCGGAAGGAAAAGAATCTTCATTAGAAACTCATCATATTATTCCTCAAAAAGATTGTAAAAATAAAAAAGTTAAAGATAAAGAATACATGAATATGAATCATCCAGATAATTTATGTGTATTATGTATGAAATGTCATGATAAAGTAGATATTGGTGAATTAATTATAAATGGATATATAGATACATCTGATGGTAAAAAATTAATTTTTTTTAATAAATATTCAAGTAAAAATGTATAATTTTAATGATAATTATTTTTTTTTACTTGATTTTTTAGAAGCAGCTGTAGCCAATCCATCAGCACAATAATTTCCATACCATATTTTATATTCATCTGAACTTTTATTTTCTGGTGGCTCCTTATGTGCTTTAACATGTTTATAGATTATTTTCATACTTTTTGTTAAATTATATAATTCTTTCATTAATTCTTTATTTTCAATTTCATTATTATCTTCTTTTTTCCATCCATTTTTTTCCCATTTTTTACAATAAGACACCATACTATTAATAACATATGAACTATCTGTATATAAATATATAAGACCTTTAAAATTTTCATTTTTTAATATATATAATGCTTTTATACATGCTAATAATTCTGCAACTTGATTTGTAATTTTCTCAAGTGTAATTTCTTCTGATATATTTCTTGAATCATTATCACCAAAAAAAACACCAATACCACCAGATCTTAATTCTTTTTTTGAATTATTATTTAATGATGATCCATCACAAAAAACTATAATTTTTTCACTCATTAATAATAATTATTATAAAAAAAAATTAATAAATAAACATATAAAAAAATTGAAAAAATTTTTATATATGTATTTCATTAGAATTTGAATATATTCCCAATGGTTTTAGTTAAATTAAATTGTAGTAGTAGTAAGAGGATTACATGGATTGATAAAACACGAATTGATCCAAATCCTCTATTTGATAATTATTCTAAATATAATGACGCATATCATGCGCATGATATGAGTAGAATGTATAGTTCTGATTCTTCTGATTCTAGTATTGCTTTTAGAAGTGATATAGCACCTGTTTCAACTATGGCATCATCAAGCAAGAAAAGAAGATATGATTAATTGTCAGATTAATTATTCTTAAAATTTTTTTTTATAATTTAAAAATTTATTAAATCTTTAATAAATTTTTTATATCATCTTTTAATTCATCTTTTTTACATTTTTTTAATAAATTTTTTTTTATAATTCCATCATTTAATAGTAATAATAAATGATAATAATCTGTTGAGTAATTATTTTCATCATCTTCTTTTAATATATCTGGATTATATTTTATTTTTGCATATTCAACTTCATGTAAGGTACATTTTGCTGAAAATATATCAACAGTTTTATCATATGGTAATCCTAAAATAACACGCGGATCTCTATAATATCTTGTGGTTATTTCAGGATACCAGTTTTCTTTTTTTAATTGACTTTCATATAATATTGAACCAAAATCTGCTAATTTAATTTTAATATTATTAATTTGATCTTCAGTGAATAAATCACTAGTTCTATCACTTAATATTTCATTAAAATCAATAATTTCGTGAATATGTTTATTTAATTCTAATAATATTAAATATTTAACCTTTTTAAATTTTTCTTTTTGTCTTTTATTTTTTAAATTATATTTTTCTTTTAAAATTTTTAAATTTTCATCAAATTTTTCTTTTAAATTTAATTTTTTAAATTTATCAATTATTTTTTGATATTTTTTATTAATACCATACACTAATATATTTTCTGGTTTTATATCAGTATGAATAATATCAAAATTATGTAAAATTTTAATTGCATCCATTAATTGTGTTTCTACTTTTTTTACACTTTCAGATGGTAATCCATTATTATATTTATCTGTTTTTATAACATCGTATAATGTTCCTGCCATTAAATCCATTAACATACAAACATATTTTTTTTCATCTTTAATCATTATAAAATAATCTTTTATCGTCATTAATGATTCATTTTCTTTACAGATTTTTTGTATCATATCATATATTTTTAATTCTTGAATTCCCTCATCATAATCATTTGGGGTTTGAATTTTCATTGCATAAAATTTATCATCTGAAATATCATATGTTAACCAAACTGATGAAAAAGATCCATAACCAATTTTATATAATAAAAAAAATTTATTATTAATAACTTCCCCTATTAATTCATCACCATTTTGACTATAATCTATATCACTTGATTCAGTAATATCTGAATCAATACTACTTGAATTATCTGAATTAGAACTAGTATACGAACTAATATTACTATTTCTTAATTTTTCTATATTAATCATAACTATATATATTTATTATATTATTGCTTTAAACTAAAAAAATTGATAATTATTTCTTCTTGCTACATTAGTTAGATAGTATATAATTATAATGAATAAGAATAAATTTAATTCTAATTCTGATATTACATGGGAAACTGTAAGACCTAAGAAAAATATTAAGCAAAATCTAGATAAACAATTAGCAGATAAACAATTAGGAGATAAACAATTTGTAAATATGGAAGAAAATGAAAATTATGTTCCAAAAAAAGAAAGAGAAGAAATTGATTCTATTCTTGAATCAGATATTTCAATTTTTGATAAAGTTAAAAATCTAAATAAAAAAGTAAATAATTTTGTACATTTTAAAAAAAATCAAAAACATTCAAATATTGATTGGAGAAAAAGATTAAATGTTTATATTATTCACCGATGTTGTAAACAAAATAAACATGAAATTATTGCAAACATAATTGATAATACTTCTGATTATAAAATTTATTCTAATGCAGTTTCTTCAACTATGTCTGGTAATACATGTTTATTTGATGCTGCATATTTTGGTAGTGATCTTTGTTTAAATTATTTAATTAATCGTGAAGCCGATATTAAACATGTTAATAAACGAGGTGAAACTATTTATGATATAATTGAATGTGGTAAAAAAGATGCTATGAAAAGATATCCGCATGCGAGTGAAATTGTAGAAGAAAGATATAATGATTGTATTAGATTAGTAAAACAAGCTGAAGATGAATTAAAAGAAGGAATCAAGAAAGTTATTATTGAAAATGTAAAAGAATTTAATGATACTTTTGAATTTGCAAGTTTAAAAGATAATATTATTAAATATATTATAAATCCTCCTAAATTTAAAAATTTTATTTCACATATTAAAGAACTAAAATTAACTGATCTATTATGTGAAGTACTTGAAGATGAAGATATACAAGATTTAATGATTGATAATCCGTATGTAACTGCTCTAATTTAATAAAAATTGAATTTTATTTATAATAAAGTTATTTAATTAATAACTAAATACAAATGAGTCTTAAAACTTATATTGATTATCGTTCTTATGAGGAACATGTAGCAGAAGCTGTTCCGACAGGTGCTTATGATTTAAAAGCAAGAGAAATTTTATTAGATGGAAAAAATAATTGGCAATTAAATTATTATAATAAAAAATTTGTTGGATATGAAAATGAAATATATTATCTAGAAAAAAATATATCAGATATAAATGATGAAAATCAAAAATATAAATTAAAAATTGATAATTTACGTGAAGAAATCGATAATGAAGATAAATCAAACGAAAAAGATTCAAATGAAAAAGAATCTATCGAAAAAAAATCTGTTAAAAATCAAAGATTAAATCAAATAAATAATGAAAAAATAGAAAAACTAATTGAAAATATTTATGATAATGATAATATTATTAAAAATATTCAAGTAAAATTAGAAAAATTAAAATATAATTATTCAATATCAGAATCTGAATATTATAATTTAAAGCGTGCTAGAAGAGAATATATACAAACACATGATTTAGAATATTTACGTAAGGCAGTTCATTATATTTGTTCTTATGCGGATATGTTAAGATATGGTTCTAAATATAAAGCACCATATTATAATCATCCTTTAGAATATAAAGATTCTCCATTTAATATAGAAAGAACTAATATTATGAATCAAATTGCTTATGAAGATCCAAGTAAAATCTTTGACTTAGAATTTTGGTAAAAATTAATTTATATAATATTTATATATATGAATTTTTATTCAAAATATTTAAAATATAAGCAAAAATATTTAGAATTAAAAAATATAATTGGAGGGAAAAAATGGAATTCTGGACTAACTGAAGAACAAATTGAATATATTAAAAAACAAGCAAAAAAAGTACCCAAAGATGAAAGAGAAAAATTAAAAAATCAATTAGCCGCCAGATTTAGACAGCGTCTAAAAGAAGAAAAAAGAGAAGAAAAAAAAGAAGCACAAAAAGCAAGTGAATCTAGACCTGAATCAAAATCATCTGGTAAAGCTGCTTACGATTATGAATCGTCTGATGATGAATCATCAAAATATCCCCCAAGTAGAGCATCTCCAGATCGAAAAACAATTGATACTTTAACTATATTAGGTTTAACATTTGAAACAGCAAATAAAGATTCAATAAAAGCTGCATATAGAAGATTGGCACTAATATATCATCCAGATAAATCATCTAGTGAATCAGATTCACCAGAAACTTTAGCAAATCAAGAAAAATTTAAACAAATAAATAATGCAAAAGAATATTTAGATAGCTTACCAGAATATAAATAATTTTATTCTAGATTAAAGATAGTCTAAATATAATTTAGCTAATTTTAATAATCTATTTTGTTCTTCTTTTTCTTTATTATCCCAGTGATATGTATTTCTAGCAGTAGCATATATTTTTTTTAATATATTGTAGTGTTTATTTATAAAATTATAATATAATGCATCCCATATATCATACCATTTATATTCATTTCCATCTTTTAATTTTACAACAGATTCATTTTTCTTATAATTACTCATTTTTTTAATGTAATTACTTGATGAAAAATATGGTCTTGACATCATAAATCCATTATCAGCAAACATTATCATTCCATATATATTTGGATACATAACCCATTGATATGAATCCATACTTACTAAAGAAATAAACCAATCAAATACATCATCTGGATTTACCATGGTTAATAAAAAAAATTGACCCATTACCATTAATCTTTCGATATGATGTAAATATCCTATTTCGTATATCTTATTTATACAATCATCTATTGGTGGAATACCAGTTTTTGCATCCCAAAATTTTCTAGATATTTTATTATTATGTTTCAAAAAATTTGTACCATTAAATTTGTCAAAATTAAATTCATATAAATATCTCATACTTTGTTTCCAACCAATTATTTGACGTATATACCCTTCAAATGAATTAATTGGTATATGTGCTTTTAATGGTAATATTTTATCTAAAATATCTTGATCTGTTAATAATCCAATATTTAAAAGAGGAGATAATACTGAATGATAACCAAAATTAATATCTGAATGTATTGCATCTTCATATTTACCAAATAATTTAAATCTATATTTAATAAAATCATTCAACCATTTATTCGCACCATTGTGATCAATTGGATAAATAAAATTATCTAATGATCCCCAATTATCTTTAAAATTTTTTAAAACATATTTTTTAGCTTCATCTATATATTTATCTTTTGAATCCTTTGGATTAAAAACATCTTTTTGATTTTCTGGAAATGTAATTCTATTTTCATCATCATATGATAATTTATATTTGCTACCAATTGGTGTTAGAATATTTAATCTTTGTCTTTGCCATCTATAAAATGATGAATCATGCATAAATTTTTTACCAGCTACTTTTTTATTATAATTTTCTAGATCATCGTATGTAGTAATAAATGCTGGAGTTTCTATTAAATCAATTTTATAATTATATTTATTAGAATTACTTTTTATTTTTTTTAATAAATCATGATCAACTGGATCATAAAATGAGACTTCATTATTTTTTAAATGAGATAAATAATTATCATTAAATTCAAAATATTCAACTTTAAATTTTTTATCTTTTAAATAATCAAAATAAGATTTCATTGTAGCTCTATGATACGCTAGTTTTAATTTATGAAATTTATATTTTGTAAAATATAATGGTTCTTCAACTAAATAAATTTCATCAGCATCTTTATAATCGCTAGTATCTTTAAATAAATGAATTGGAAATATTAAAAATATTTTCATTATATAATAAATTAATTTAAAATAATTCTCCTATATTAGAAATTGCATCATCTATATCCCGAAATCGAATGAAATAATCTTGAATAATTGCAATAGTTAATTTTTTTTCGGTTTTTTTTAATTTATCAATTAATATTTCTGTTTTAATTTCATCACTATTTTTATAAAAATCATTAACCATTTCTTCAAATTGATTTGTAGTTGCATATCCTATTTCTAAAACCATATCAACTCTACCAGGACGTAACATATTTTTTGGTATTTTTTCTAAATTATTAGTTGTAAAAAACATAAAACTACCATTTACACAATCATTAATTCCAGATAATGCATTAATAAAACCACTATAACTTAATTTACTTTTAACATCCTTTGAATCAGCTTTTATAATAAGATTTGATGTTTTAGTTTCATCAAACAATACACAACTATCAAAATCATCAAATAAATATATTTTTGTTTTATCATTATCATCCATATCCGCGAATAGTTGATTTATATTATCGTCGTTGAATTGATTTAAATTAATTATAATAATATTATAATCAAAATGAGATGCGATTGCTTTAATAATAGATGTCTTACCAGTTCCAGGTGGACCATATAAGAGATATCCTCTTTTATAAGAAATAGAATGAGATTTATAAAAAGGTTCCATTAATTTAAATTTTTGAATATCTTCTAGTAATTTAATTTTAGTTTCTTTATTTAAATAAACCGAATCTAATGATCTTTTTGAAATAATTTTTGTAGAGTACTCAATATAATCATCATTTTTTAAAACTTTTGCATATTTAATTTTTAATTGACCATCAGCATTATCATTTGTTTGAGTTTCATTTTTTAAAAATCTTATAAATCTAACAATATAATCTTTATCACAATACCACCAATTAAAATAAATATAAATAGGTTTATAAGATCTATACTCGTTTGATAATGAATTTACATCATATTCAATAGTTATAGTTTTGTTTTCAAATTTAATATTTTTCTTAATATAGCAATCTACAGCATGACTTTCAGAATGTTTTTCTACAAATTCAGATTTATTTCTCTTTAAAATATAATAAAAATTATCAATCCAGTCAAATGTATTATTTGTATTTAGTAAATATAATGTATTTCTTAATTTCGTTTTTTCTTTCTTATGAATTAATTTTAAATAAGATGTAATGATACTATATAATTTAATACCATATTCTATTTCAGTTATAATATAATTTTTTGTGACAATCCACATAATCAAATTTGGTAAATAAAATGGTAATTTAAAAATAAAAGGAATAATTACAAAACCATATCCTAGAAAAGATGTAAAAACAGATGTCAGTTGTAAACCAGTTTGAAAAATTACATATCTATCAATTTGCTGGTTACCGGTAATTGTTAAATTCGATAAAAAAGAAGTAAAATTCTGTTGTGAATTTGGCTCAAAAAAGCTATCCATTAGTTATTATATTATAATATAAATGGTATTAATAAATAATTTTATCAATTTTTATCAATGTTTAAATATCTATTTATAAATATAAAATTATTATAAATGGATTATGATAAAATAGAAATAATAGATAAATACTATTATTTTCCGAAATTATTAATTAATGATATAAAAAAAAATGTTTTAGAAACAGATAATATTAATTTAATAATTCAAAATTTAAATAATTTATATAATTTGCTTACAGTATCAAATGATAATTTAATATTTAATTTATATAATTCATTTCAATTAATATATACCAAAAATTTAAATGAAATTAATAATCGAATAAATGAAATTAAAAAATATTTAGGAGATATTTATAAATTAATTTTTAATGAAGAACTAGATTTTAATTTATTTAAAAAAGAAACAATTATTAATGGTATAAATTTAATATTTATTATAAAAAAAAAATTAGATAATATTTTTAAATTAAACAATTTTTGTTTATTAGATGATTTAAAAATATATGAAAAATATATAAATGAATTATATTTAAAAGATTCAAATATTTTTAATAATTTTTTTAATATAAATGATATTAATTTTGAAACTAATGTTAATCAATATAAGATAGAAATATTAAATTTTATATCAATTTATTATAAATTATATAATTTTGATAAAAATTTTAATAATAAAATAGAAAATATTATATTAGAATATGAAAAATGTAGTATTTTACTTGATTTTTTAATTAAAAATGATATTATAAAATTTATTAAAAAAATTTATAAAAATTTACAAAATTTAGAAAAATTTGATGAAAATATTTATAATTATTTTTCAGAATTAATATATAATTTTAATAACTCTGAAATTATAGATATTGAAAAAGAAAAAATAATTAAAAAAGAAATCGAAAATTTTCATATATCAAAAAAAATAGATTTAATTAATTTAATAATTAATATTGAAGAAGATGAGAATATTCTCGAAAAAATAACTCAAAAAAATACATATGATAATACTATAAATGATAATAAAAATATTATTACAAGAATACATAAATCAATTAATTATTTTAATGACAATATAAATAATTTAATTATATATAAATATAATTTTAGCTCAGAATTATATTATAAAACTTTAAAAGATTTAATAAATGAATTAATAAATGAAAATATAAATAATAATGATTACTTGTGGAAATTATATAATATTAAAAAAATAGATGAATATGAATTATATGAAAATTTATATGAAAATAATTATGAATTAAATGAAGAACAAATTGATATTATTAATTTAATATTAAAAATGTTAAACTTTGATTATAATATTAAATTTAATATAATTAATAAAAATAAATTAAAAGAATTAATTGAATTATTTAAAAAATATAATATAATAAATCAATATCATAAAATAAATAATAATAATGAAAATATTAATATATTATTAAAAATCATTGATGAAAAAATAAATTTATACTAATATTATGTATAAATAAAATTTTATAAAAAATTGATAATATATCGATTTATATTATTATTTATTTATGTATAAAAATCATGGAAATTGTTAATACCCTTCAAAATCGTAGAATCTCATTATTTATTTCAAAATGTATTAATATTCAAAATATTCAAAATTTAAATCAAAAATATGATAAAAATATATTAATAGAAAATATTGATAGATTAAATAAATATATTACAATCAATAATAATGATATTGAAATTTATGGTATTAAAGATAATATTATTAATACGTATTTTATATCTAATAATTCGAATATTGAAGAAAATTATCTAAAATTAATTAGAGAGTTAATGAAAAAATATAATCTTGATAAATGGATTATAAATATATTTAATAATAATAAATTAATGCTTATTAAAACAATTCAAAGATTTGAAATTAATAATTTAAAAAGATCTAGAAAAGAATTTGAATCTGATTCAAATTATCAATCTTTAATTGATAATAAATTTAAATATGAGATTAATGATACATGGGTTTCTGCATCAAAAACTAGAAATAGTGCATTAAATGATAGATGTATTGATTATTATAATGAATATAATATAACTAAATATGAGGATAATCCAAGAAAAAGTATTAAAAAAATAAATAGAACACCAAATGAATTTTTAAATATTAAATTCCAAGAAGGTAAAGATTTTGAAGATAAAGTATATAATTTTTTAAAAAATAAATACAAAGATAATATTGTTATGATATGTGAATCATACTTAGCCAGAGATAAAAATATGTGTATTAAAACATTTTATGAGATGTATAAAGGGATACCTCTTATATATCAAGGAATTTTACAAAACCCTGAAAATAAAACATTAGGAAGCGTAGATTTATTAGTTAGAGATGATTATATAAATGATATAACAGAATCAGAATATCAAATTGAAAAATTTGAATCAATATTTCCTCACAAGCATTTTTATTATGCTGTTGATATTAAAAATTCAAAATTACATTTTAATGTTGATAATGTAACATTACGAAATAATACAAATGTTAAACCATTCAAATTTCAATTATATGTTTATAATGAAGCTCTTAAATATATGCAAAATGTAAACACATCTAAAGCATTTATACTTGGAAATAGTTGGAAAATGGAAAGAACTGAATCTAAGAAAAAAATATCTGAAAGTTCGTATGATTTTTCAAATAAATTAGGAACAATTGATTTTCAAACGAAGGATGATTATGTAACAACTGAAGCAAATGATGCAATTGATTGGTTACATGAATTAAAACAATCGACAGATTGGACTCATAAACCTCCGTCAAATATTAATATTTATCCAAATATGAAAAATAGATCTGATGAAGGATACAGAGAAATTAAACAAAAATCTGCGGATGAATTAAAAGATTTAACATTAATAGCTCATCTAACACCCGAACATCGACAAACTGCATTTCGTGTTGGAATTAAAACGTGGGATGATCCAAAATTAAATAGTACAATTTTAGGTTTAAATGGTAAAATAGGTGAATATGTTGATTCTATTTTAAATGCAAATAGAGATACAACTACGAAGAAAATATTTTTTAATTCTTTAGATAAAACAGATATTGATATTTTTGATGATACAAGATTAGAATACTTTATTGATTATGAAACTATTTATTTTAATAATAAAGTATGGGTTTATATGTTAGGATTAGGATACAATTATAATAACGAATGGACATATAAATGTTTTATTTTAGATGATTTAAATGAAGTATCCGAAAGAAAGATGTACAATGATCTATTAGAATATACTAAACAAACTAATCAAAAATATAATATTAATTATAAACCAATTTATTATCATTGGACTCAAGTAGAACCTAATAATATGGAAAAATTAGTATCATTATTAAAATTACCATCAAATGATATAATATGGTATGATTTATATAAATATTTCAAAGATAATTTGATTATTGTTAAAGGGGCATTAAATCATTCATTAAAAAGTATTGGTAAAGCAATGTTTGATAATAAATTAATTAAAACTATTTGGAAAGAAGATATTTTAATTGATAATAAAATTCAAATTGGACCATATAATAAATATGTTCAAAAGAAAGAAATTGATTGGACACATTTAATAAATTATAATGAAGTAGATTGTAAAATTATGTATGATATTTTAAAAGTTATCCGAAATATAAAAAAATAATTTATTTATAAGATATAAAAACAAAAATATAATTTATATATATGAGTAAGCGCCGACGTCTAAATACAAATATGAATACTATAGATAGCGATGATGAATTAAATCTATCAAATAAAATAGTTAAAAAAAGATCCAATAGTATTGAATCTGAATTAGAAAATGAAAAAATAGATAATTTTGATGAAAAATGTCATATGTATAATTTAGGTGATTTACAATTAGAAGGAGATAATGTTATTCTTGGTAATAAAACCAAAAAAGAAAATAAAGAATTAACTGAAATATTTAATAAAATTAAGCTTAATTTATATGATAAAACTGTAACAATTGATACTATATTATCATTAAAAAATATTTCTGAAATTGATAAAGTTAAACTTGTTGAAAAATATTGTATTATGAAAAATAATGAAGATAATTTAGAAGAATATATAAAATATCGTGATATTTTAAAAGAAGAAGTTACAAAAATACAAACTATGACAGAAGAAGATATAAAAAATAAAGAGAAAATGGACTTTATTATCAAAAAATTAGAATCATTAAATAAAGAAACATTTGATTTAAAAGCAAAAATAATTAAATTTAACATTGATGATCAATATAAATCTTTATTATATGATAAATATAAATTACTAGATGAAATGAAAGAAAAGGATGTTGAATATTTTAAATTAAAAAATTGGATTTTACAAGTATTAAATATACCATTTAATAAATCAATTGAATTAAATATTTCAAATACAAATGATTTTTTAAAAAATATAAAAATTAAATTAGACACTGAATTATATGGTATGAAAAATGTTAAAGAAGAATTAATGTTACAAATAATTAATAGATTTATTAAAAAAAGAAAAAGTGAATTAATACCATCACTTGTTGGTGCTGCTGGTATTGGTAAAACAAAAATAATTCATGTAATGGCTGAATCATTAAATATACCTTTTTATCATATTTCTTTAGGAGGGATTAAAGATGGATCATATTTAGATGGATTTTCTAATACTTATATTGGATCTAGACAGGGAATAATCGTTGATGCTTTAATTAAAATGGGGTGTAATAATGGAATTATATTTTTTGACGAAATAGATAAAATAAGTGAATCAATTGAAGGAATTGAAGTTGTGAATCAATTAATTCATATATTAGATCATACTCAGAATAATATATTTTATGATAAATATATATCTGAAATACCGATTGATTTAAGTAATATATGGTTTATTTGTTCATTAAATAATATTGATTTAATCAATCCAATTTTAAAGAATAGATTATATATTGTAGATGTTGAAGGATATGGAATTTTACAGAAAATTGAAATCGGTCAAAATATTGTAATACCTAAAAAATTAAAAGAATATAACTTGGATAATTTGGTTTTTTTTGAAAATATTGTAATTGAGCATATTATTGGTAAATCAAAAAAAAATGATACAGGTGTTAGAGAATTTAAAAGAAATATTGATAAAATATGTAAGAGATTAGATATTTTAAGAACTTCTATAAATGTTGATGGAACATATGGAATATTAGATTGGTCATTTAAAATAGAAAATTTAAAATTCCCACTAAAAATGACAATTAAACATATTGATATTTTATTAAAGGATGTTATTAGTGGATCTAATGATAGTATGTTTTTATAAAAAATTGAAATTTTTTTTACTTAAGTGTTAATATTAAATAAAATTATAACTCAAATGAGTATTGAATTGTCTAATGATTTTAGTTCTATTGATTGCAAGAACAAGGGAGATTGCAATCGCTCTGATTGCAAATATAAGCACCCAGATGGCCATGTTCCGAAGAAGACTGACTGTCGTGTTGGTGTAAAATGCCCCCACCGTAAATGTGTATTTACTCATCCAGCTTCTTGGAATTGGCAATCAAATATTGAATGCCGATTAAATTTAGAATGCTCAAATATATCATGTTCTTATAAACATGATGATGGATGGAATCCACGTTTAAATATTGACTGCCGACTTGGAAAAGAGTGCAAGGTTGCTGATTGCAAGTTTCGCCATTCTGAAGTAAAGAGTGTTCCAAAGATTGTTTCTGTTATTAGAAAGTGCAGAGATGGAGATAGTTGTTCAAATCCGATTTGCAAGTTTAAACATTCTGATACATGGGATCATCACAAGAATATTTCTTGCAAGTTTGGACCAACATGTAAGAATAAGTCTACAACATGTAAGTTCAAGCATTAATTTAATTTAATTTTTATTTATAAAATTCTGAATAAGAATTAAATATTTACTTAATTTTATTTTATTTATTAATATATGGACAAAGAATCAATAAATCAATCATTTTTATTAATAGAAGATCCGAATTTATTAGTAATATTAAATGATCCGGATGTTGGAATGAATCTAAAAAATTTAATTATTAAAATAGATACTGATAAATTATTTACTTCAAAATTAAGTAACTCAGTACAAAAAGATGATTTTAAATTAGAAACAAAAAAAACATACAAAAAAAATAAAAGAGATTTATTAAATCAATTAAATATTTTAATTGATACAACTATAATAAGAAAAAAAGATGCTAAAAGATTTCAAAAATATTTAAAATATATAAATAAATATTATTAAATTAAATTAATTTTAATTTATTCTTTATTTTGATTGTTTCTTATTTTATAAACTACATATCCTATTCCTAGTGCTGCAATTACTGCAACAGTTATTGATATGCCAATTGTGAGAGATTTATTAATAGTAAATTTTTCTACTTTAGGACTGGAATTTACAACTGGATTAGAAATTACTTTAGAAACTACTGGGCTAGAAACTACTTGGCTAGAAACTACAGGGCTAGAAACTACTTTAGGACTGGAACTTACTGGACTAGAAATTACTTTAGGACTAGAAACTACAGGGCTAGAAACTACTTTAGGACTGGAACTTACTGGGCTAGAAACTACTTTAGGACTAGAAACTACTGGGCTAGAAACTACTTTAGGGCTAGAATTTACTGGACTAGAAGTTAATTTAGGACTTGTAGAATTAGATAAATTTATTGGTTTTGCTGGTTTTAGTTCTTTATTAAAATTTATTGATAATTTAGGAGTAGAAGCTGCAGATGAAACTGGAGAAGATGATACTTTATTAGTTAATGGTAATGCATTAGATTTAAAAACTGTTACTTTTGGTATAGGTGAAGAAGGAACAACTGATTTAACAACTATCTTTGGTGTTTGATTATTTTTAGTATTTTTAATTGTTACTTTTGGTGTTGATATTTCTGGTGGTTTACTAATTACAATCGATGGTGCAGATGATTTAGATATTTGTCTTATTGTTATTTCTAAGGATGTATTTGGTATTGTATTTACTACTATTCTTCTAACTGGTGATAATCTATTTTTAACTACCTTTATATTTACTGCGGCTTTTGGTTGAATTACAATTTTTGGACTATTTTTTGATACAACAACTTTTACATTTTTTACAGGAAGTGAATTATTTATTAATAATTTATCACCAATTTTCTTAATGTCTTTAACAACAGTTTTATTGATTTTAGGTGTTACATTAGTAATTTTTTTAACAACTTGTTTTATTTTTAATTTTGTATTAGGTGTAAATTTGGGAGTTATTTTTACAGATAATTTAGATACTGTTTTTGGTGATAATTTAGATGAGACTTTTGGTGAAGATTTAGATTTTTTTGGTAATAATTTACTTAATTCATCAACTAAATTAGATAATGTTTTAGGAGATAATCTAACATGTATACTTTGAGAAGATTTAGATGATACTTTTGGTGATAATTTAGATACTATTCTTGGTGATAATTTAGATACTGTTTTTGGTGATAATTTAATTGCAACATTTGGTGAAGATTTAGATACTACTTTTGGTAATAATTTAGATACTGTTTTTGGTGATAGTGTAGATAGTGTTTTAGGTGTTAATTTAACTACTACACTTGATGAAGATTTAGATACTACTTTTGGTAATAATTTAGATACAGTTTTTGGTGATAATGTAGATAATGTTTTAGGGGTTAATTTAACTGCGATATTTGGTGAAGATTTCGATGTTACTTTTGGTAATAATTTAGATACTGTTTTTGGTGATAGTGTAGATAATGTTTTAGGTGTTAATTTAACTACTACGCTTGATGAAGATTTAGATGCTACATTTGGTAATAATTTAGATACTGTTTTTGGTGATAGTGTAGATAATGTTTTAGGGGTTAATTTAACTGTGATATTTGGTGAAGATTTCGATGATACTACTGGTAATAATTTAGATACTGTGTTTGGGGATAATTTAGATAATGTTTTAGGTGTTAAATTAACTGTGACTATTGGCGAATATTTTTCTGCAACTTTTGGTAATAATTTAGATACTTTTTTTGGTGATAATGTAGATAATGTTTTAGGTGTTAATTTAACTACTACACTTGATGAAGATTTAGATACTGTTTTTGGTAATAATTTAGATACTGTTTTTGGTGATAGTGTAGATATTGTTTTAGGTGTTAATTTAACTACTACACTTGATGAAGATTTAGATACTACTTTTGGTAATAATTTAGATACTGTTTTTGGTGTTAATGTAGATAATGTTTTAGGTGTTAATTTAACTACTACACTTGATGAAGATTTAGATACTGTTTTTGGCAATAATTTAGATACTGTTTTAGGTGATAGAGTAGATAATGTTTTAGGTGTTAATTTAACTGTGACTTTTGGTGAAGATTTTTTTATAATATTATTATTAATTTTTTTTGTAATAGTTTTTATTATTTCTTTTGTATTTGGAGATAATTTAGGTGTTATTCTTGGAGAAACTTTTGTAACTGTTTTAATTAATTTTTTAACATCATTATTTAATTTTGGTGATTGAATTACTTTTTTATTTTTAGGGAATACTATATTTCTTAAATTAACAATTATTATTTTTGGTACATTTGGAGATGATGCTTTAACAGTTACACTCTGATTATTTGAAGCTTTAATTAAAACTTCTGGTGTACTTCTACCTTTTAAAACTGATTCAATTGGTTCAAAATTTACAGGATGTAATACTGGAGCATTTTCAAATTTTGATAATGCATCTAATGCATTCCTTGATGATTCATAATTAGTAGAACGAGAATTTATAGAAGAAGATTTATTCATTATATATATTATTTTTGAAAAAATTATTAAACTAATATAATTATTTTAATATTTTACTGACTATATTTATTTTCAAAATTATAATATATATGTTAAATTTATTAAAAGGAAGATTATCAGTAAGTAAAATTTTTTTACCTAAATATAAATTATAAATTAAGTCAAATTACCTTATTATTTTTAATTTTATTATGGCATATTTTATGTATATTAATTTTGATAATTCAGATTTTAGTAGACTACCTAAAAAAAGATTCTACTAAATTATTTGATTATTGATACATTGCTTTATTTTAATTCAACAACTATATCTACAATTGGTACTGGAGAGATAATACCAATATCTAATAGAGCAAGATTATTTATTGGTATATATGCGGCATTAGTAACTGCTGGTATATTTACTGCATTTGAAATATTATTATAAAAAATTGATTTTATAAAATAATAATCTTATTATATTAAATTATTTTATTAAATAAATGAATCAAAATATAATTTTTGAATCATATAATGATTATTTAAAATTAAATTTATCATTATATGATAAAACATGGATTTATGATATAATAGACCATAAAGCTGAACAAGAAGATATAATTTATGAAGATGATGAAATAATCATAATTCCAGATTATAAATGGGATGGTAATAAAAAAAATTTACATATTTTAGGAATATTTAAAGATAAAAATTTATATTCAATTCGAGAATTAGATTGTACTCATATTTCATTATTAGAAAATTCTATTATAAATGGAAAAAAAATTATAAAAGAAAAATATGGAATTAATAATTTAATTATATATTTTCATTATAGACCATCAGTTTGGCAACTACATATACATTATATGAATATTGAAACTGAAAATACAGAATCTATATCCTTACCTCGAGCTCACTTAATAAATACAATCATACAAAATTTAAAAAATGATTCAAATTTTTATAAAAATGCAAATTTAGAAGTTTAAATTAAATTTATTATTTAATATATGGACAATTTATTAAATGATTATGTTACTCTGATTGGTGGGAAAAAAGGATCATATAAAAATAAACGTGAAAAAATTATTCGTCCTCTAAGGGGCGAGGAGCGCCACTTAGATGCTGGAGCCTCAAGTGACCGTCCTCTAAGGGGCGAGGAGCGCCACTTAGATGCTGGAGCCTCAAGTGACCGTCCACGATATTTAGAATCATATGAAGATTATAAAAAAAATATTTTACCTGAAAGATTAACTAGAAATAGACAATGGGTATATGATATATTTGATGAAAAGAAAGAAAAGGAAAAAGTATTATATCAAGATTCTGATTTTTTATTAATACCTGATATAAAATGGGATGGTAAAGATGTATTTGAATTAATGTTAGTTGCATTTTTTAAAGATAAAGAGTTACATTCAATGAGAGATTTAAATGGAAAACATATTAAATTATTAGAAAAAGTAAAAAAAACTAGTTGTAAAATTATTAATGATAAATTTAAATTAGATGAAAATCAATTAAAAATATTTTTTCATTATCGCCCAACTGTATGGCAATTACATATGCATTTTCATTGTTTATTTTTAAAGCTTCCTTCATCGTCAATTGAAAGAGCTCATTCTATTTATTCAGTTATTGAAAATTTAAAATTAGATACAGATTATTTTAAGAAAGTTAAAATCCATTGTTTTAATGATAATTAATAAAAAATTGATATTATGTTAATTTAAAATACATGTAATGTTCTTGTATATACAATATGAATAATGAATATTATACTGGTTTAAATAATCACGGAAATACTTGTTTTTTTAATTCCGCATTACAAAGTTTAATGAGATGTAGTGTATTTATTAATTTTATTTCAGAACTTGATATTGATCATGAATATATAAATATTTTTAAAGAAATAATTAATGAGTATAAAAAAAATTCTGGTAAATCAATATCTCCAATTAAATTAGTTAAATATTATGAAAAGTTAAATACAAATTATTCTCTGGGAAAACAAGATGATGCAGATGAAGTAATTACATATTTAATTGGAGAAATAGATGATGTTATTAAAAAATATATAAAAGAAGGAAAATTAGAAAATTGTGTAATTAAAGGGGATATTACTATGGATAAAATGATGGACTATTTATTTGGGGTTATTATTGTTACGATTACAAAATGCTTAAAGTGTAAAAATCAAACTACTTATAATGTAAAAGAATTTAAATTATCTGTAGCTCTTAAAGATTCTGATAATTTAGAAGAAATTTTAGATAATTATTCTCAAATTGAAAATTTAAATGGTGATAATCAATTTTATTGTAATACTTGTAAAAAAAATGTTGATGCTATAAAGTGTGATAAAATATTAAAAACACCAAAATATTTACATATTCAATTAAAAAGATTTGAAAATAATGGAAGAAGGTTTTCAAAAATTAATAAAAATATAAAAATTAATATTAATCAAAATATTTGTGATAATGAATATAAATTAAGAGGATGTGTTCATCATATGGGAACATATCACGGAGGACATTATATTTATAATTATAATAAAAATAAAAATAATAATTTTAATAATTGGTTATGTTTAAATGATGGTAGTATATCTTTTACGGATATTACAAATACAATAAATGATGGATATATATATCTTTATGTAAAATAATAAATTAGTTAATGATAAAAAATAATTTTAAAATATTACAATAATGGAAATCCTAAAATGGAAATTATTAATTAAAAAAATAGATAATATTAATAGAATCATTATTTATTCATTAAATCAAAATAATTTAATTTATTTAAAAGAAAATGAAACAGAAATACATTTTTACACTCTAAAAAATCAAAAAAATGTATTAATGCAAATTGATAATACATTTTTTACTATTAATTTAAATAATAATAAACATAATTTTGAATTTGCAAATATAGTAAAAGCAATTTTATTTTATAAAAATATAGATTCTTCTATAATAAATTTTAATAAACAAAATAAAATTAAAGATAGATATATATATAATCGAAAATATAATACATTAATACCAGAATATAGTAATGGTATTATATTTATATTAATTCGTAATATATTAAATAATTCATATTTTGGAAGTAATTATATATCTTCATTATTGACTTATTTTTTAGGATTAATTTTAAAAAGTAATTTAAGTGCATTTATGGTTGATATTTTTATAAAAAAATATAATATAAATACACAAAAATATATTATACATGGTCTAACATTTAATGATTTTTTTATAAGAGAATTAAAACAACCATTAACAATATTAAAAAATAATGATACTATTTATTCTCCTGTTACATCAAGATCATTATTTTATAATTTTAAAAATTTTTATAAATTAAATTTATTTATTAAAGGGAAAAATTTTACTATATCAAAATTAATTAATGAAAAAAAAATTTTACCAAAATATAGTGTTATTATTAATAGATTGGCAATACAAGATTATCATCATATTCATATGCCTGAAGATGGAATTTTAATAAATATTACTGAAATTAATGGTACAAATATATCAGTTGATAAAGATTTTATAAATAGTGAAATTAATGTATTAAATGAAAATAAAAGAGTAATATTTAAATTTAAAAGAAATAATGGTTCAATATTTTATTTAATTTTAATTGGATCTCTATTAGTAGCTAGTATTAAATATGATTTAGAATTAAATAAAAAATATTATACTCATGAAAAAATAGCATTTTTTCAATTTGGTGGATCATGTGTAGTATATATTAGTGATAGAAATATTTTTATTGATGATGATTTATCTTATTTTACAAATGAAGAAATTGAATCATATGTAAAAGTAGGTGAAGAAATTGGAAACATTAATAATCAATCTAAAAAATTTTATATAAAAAATTATAATATTAAAAAACATATAATTGGATTTTTTAATAATATAGTTGAAATAATGATAAATTTAATAGTAAAAATAAATAATAAATTAATTAAAAATATTATAATGATTTAAAATTCGGATGATTCTGAAAAAAATTGATGAATACTAGTATTTTTTGTTAAATTATCTAATAATTGTTTTTTTATAATGTCAACATTATCAGTTTCATCAATTGTTTTAATAGCAATTATTTTTTTAGGTGAATCACCCGTACTAATTATTTTATTAATTAAATTATTAATTTTATCTTCTTTATTTAATTTAGAATTATCACCGCCAATTATTTTTAAATATTCATTTAAAATATTATTAATTGTTTTCATTATATAATATAAAATAAAAAAATTGAATATAAAAGTATTTAATATAAAGGCTAAAGTTTACATAAATATATAAGTTAAATGGCACAAGTTTCAAATGTCCAAAGTCGAACCTTAAAAGTTCTAGGAAATTTACCTGAATCTGTAAAAGACAGTTTATCAAAGCTACCTGAAATTACTCTTCTTGAAAAAGAATCAAAATTTGAAGGTAAATCAAAAACATTCATTACAGCTGATAATATTTCAGAAGTTATTGATTTACTAAGTAAAAATAATATTACATTTCGTCCTCATTTTTATTCTTTATTTGCAAAATTTAGCAATGAATTAAAATCTGAAGATATTAATAAATTAAATGATAAAGTTAAAGAAATTGCTCCAAAAGTTGTTGTAAGTTATTCAAGAATTGATTCTAACGGTCATACTGGTAAAGTAGTAATTGATCGTTTTGATGATTATAATCTTCTTCGAACCTTTGAAGGTGATTATACATTTTACAAATTTAATCGTTCTAAAGCTCAAACTCGTACATCAAATGATGTTCAAGAAAACAATAATTCAACTGATAAAAAGGAATCTAATGATGGTTTTGTACCAGTTCGTCAAAGAGTTTTTAAACCAAGACAAACGGAAGGTGAAAAATCAGAATATAAACCAAGGCGTCCATTCAATAATGGTGAAAAAACAGAATATAAACCAAGACGTACATTCAATAATGGTGAAAAAACAGAATATAAACCAAGACAACCATTCAATAATGGTGAACCAAGACGTGCAGAAGATTCCACTCAACGTCCAAATGCTAGAACTAGTAGAGATACTAAACCAACTTATGCATCCAAAGTAGTATAGAAATTTAATGTTTACAATATTCATCTAAAGATTCTTTATTTGGATTATCATTATTATCAAATAATTTTTTTATATAATTATTTGTTAATTCTTTATATTTATTAAACGTATCATTTACAAATTTATCAATAAAATTTACATCAATATTTTCTTTTTGTTTTATTTGACAAGTCTTAATTTCAACTTTATTAACATTTGTTATTTTACCACATTTTGCTCTTATTTTTTCATATTCTATTACAATTTCTTTAAAAGAAACTAATCGTTTACATAATTTTTGATTAACTAAATTATGTATACAATATAACCAATAAGTTAATCCTTCACGAGAATCTAAATATTCTTCAATTGGAAGAGCATTTGCATACATTGAAAATGATTCACAACAATATGGACATGGTAGTACTGAATCTAAAGATTTAAAAAATAATTTATATTTAATTTTATTATCATCGGAAGGAGTATAATTAAATGTTATAGTATGTAAAAATTTCCATCCACTTGGTCCCCATTCATTTACTTGCATTAATATAATAAATAAAAAAAATTGAATTAAAATGTAATTTATCTTAAAATATTAATTGTTTTATATTTGTATGTTATTATTTATTCTAGTTAATCTTCTCACATTAATTCAATCTAATTCGATAATTTCTCAATTTATAGTTAAAGATTGTGGTAATTCAAATGATCTTGCTCATAATTTGCTTTTAGATATTGAACCAAAACTTCCTCAAACAGATTATAAATTATTTTTAAATATGGATTTATCATCTGATGTAACAAGTGGTACATCTAAATATAATATTCTTTATAATGGTTTTCCAGTTACACCTACAATAAATGATTTATGTACTGAAATGTCATCTGGATCAAACATTTCTTGCCCTTTAACAATAGGTCATATTTCCTCTGAAAGTAAGGGAACAGTACCAACTGGATTATCTGGTAAAGTTCAAATTACAAACGAATGGTTTGTAAATAATGGATCTAGAATTCTATGCATGGAATTCACAATTAAAATTGCTTGAAATAACAAAAAAATTGATTTATTCATTTATTAATCATATTTAGATGATATAATATATAATAAATGAACATTAGTTTTAATACATCTAAAATTCCAAAAAAAATAATTGATCCGATTAAAGAACAAATTAACATTTTTAAACTTAAAACAGATGATGAAATTAGATATTTAACTGATATTGAAATTTTTGAAGATGATAATGTTATTATCTGTAATACGACCTTTGGTCACATTAACAACAATGTAAATGTTGGTCATAGTAAATCTAAAAGCTATACCGAAGATTATCAAATATCTATTACATACAAGGAAAGTAATGTAATTGATGTTGAATGTTTATCAGATGAATTTATTACAAAAGAATTAAAATCTTATATTTTATTTGATAAAAGTATATCTGAAAATTTAATTAATATTAATAAATTTTTTATAGATAATGATAAAGATGATGAATCATTAAAATCTGCATCTAGTCTAAATAGATTTAATAATTTTTTTGAAAGTAAATCTTTATCAAAAGAGATAATTTTTGAAAATGATAATGAATCAATTATATCTAGTATTGAAACATCTAGTGATGATGACGACAATGATAATTTTATTAAAGAAGTCAAACCAGTAAAATTTGATTTAATAATTAATCCCAAGAAAATAGTACCTGATTTATATGATGAAATAATCTTATATGAAGTAAATCAATCTAATAACTTGATACCATTTGATATTATAAATAATTCAAAGAAACTTGGAAAAAATTCAACTGTAAATCAAATTATAAATGAAATAAATTATGTAATAAAAACATTAATTAATGTAAAACTAATTCCAATTAATTCTGTGTTTGAATTATCAATTAATAATAAATTTAATGATGGTGAATTTAATTATAATTTAAATATTCCAATTAATTATCCATTTATTCCTCCTACAATATCAGTAAAATCAATTTGTAATCAAAGTTTTGTATTTGCACTAAATAATTGTGAAATCTTAAATGAAAGTAAATGGAATCCATCAACTACATTAAATGATATTATTAACGGAATTTATAATAATATTAATAGAATTGGTTATAATAATATTTTAATTAATATATCTTCTGATGTTAAATTTGTTGAATTATCTAATAATTTATTAAAATTAACTAATTGTGAACCTCTAAATTATAAAAATTTTAATCTAAATTTTGATTTTTTAAAAATTCAAGATAAAAAAGACAATAAAGGTATAGGGTACGATCATAGTGGGCCAACATGGGATATTAATGCATACATTAAAGAACAAATAGAAAAAAATAAAAAAATTACAAATATTTTACTTGAAATGATTCCATTAATTTCAACAAATAAAATTCACCTAAATGAATCTTGTTTAATTCCGTATATTAAACAATATATATATGATGTATCATTATTAGAAGTTGAGAAGAAAAAAAAATATTATGAAGTTATATTTCAAATATTTAGTGAAATATATAAATTAGGAGATTACAATACATATTTTAATATTAATAAAGTCTGTGAACAAAGAGATATTTTTGCAGATTATCCGATTATTCAAATGAATATTCCAATTTTAGAAATTGTAAAAGAAGAAATTAACAAACAAGATTATGTTAGTGTAATGAAGGAATTAGTTTTTGATTCTTCTAATATTATAAAAAATAGAAAATTTAAATTTATTGAACAATCAGATATCAAAACAATGAGTGTTGATTTAACAAAAAGAATTAATGCTGAAATTAAAAATCTACGTAAAAATCTACCTATATCAGAAACATCTTCTATTTTTGTAAGAACTGATGATACTAATATAACTATTCTGAAATTTTTAGTTATTCCTCATCCAGATACTCCTTATGCTTATGGTTGTTTTGAATTTGATATGTATTTACCATATAATTATCCACATGCTCCTCCGCATATTGAAATTATTACAACCGGTAATGGTCAAGTAAGATTTAATCCAAACTTATATGCAGATGGCAAAGTATGTTTATCTCTATTAGGAACATGGAGAGGAACTGGTGGAGAAACTTGGAATTCTAACTCTACTATACTACAAGTATTATTATCAATCCAATCATTAATTTTCTGTGAAGAACCATATTTTAATGAACCTGGATATGAAAAAGATAGAGGTAATACAAAAGGCAAAGAAGCTAATAATTCTTATAACGAACCTATTAGACATCAAACAATGAAACTTGGTATGCTTGATCAATTAAAATGTCCATCTTTTGGTTTTGAAGAAGTAATTAAAAATCATTTTAGATTAAAAAAAAATGATATTTATCAAAAATTAGACGAATGGCAAAAAATAGCTAAAAATAAAACTCAATTTGAAACTTGTTATAAAGAACTAAAAACTTTAATTGAAAAACTTTAATTTATTTTTTTGAAGATTGAGAAGTTAAACCAATCTTTTGATATGAATCATAGTTTATAATTTTTTTAATATAATAATAAATTGAAGCAATTGCTATTACTACTAATATAGTAATTGGTATATTTGTATCTTCGTTAAATATTTTAAGTATAATATATAAAAATAATTGTCCAATAATTAATGGTGGTAATGTTATAAAAGAATTTATAAAATAATTTAAATCTTTATCAATTAAAAAACTATAAATTAAATATATTATATGATTTATTATTGGTATTAATGTAATTAAAATTTTAAATTTTTTTATTTCGTCTATCATATATATATTATATATAATTAATATCTATAATTAAATTATAAATATTATTTAATTTGTGATATTTTAATTTATCAAATAAATCACTTATATTTAATCTAGTATTTTGAATATTATTTTTATTTGCATAAACTTTGTATTTTCTTAGTATATCTACATATATAATATTTTTTAGTATTAAATTTAAATTTTGCTTAAAATAATTAACATGATAAAGAGTATTAAATATTTTATTTGAAAATATATTATTATTTTCAATTGAATTTGACAATCTAATTAATTTATCATTTTTAAAAAAATAATTAACATTAAATTTTTCAATTTCATCTTTATTAACAAATTTTATAATATCTCTTTTATCCAAATAAACTAATCTTATCATTTCATTTATATATTTATAATCTGTAATTGAACTTTTCATTCTTTTATACAAGTATTTTAAATAAACTACATCATACATTGTATAATTTATTAATTCATCTGACATAGTATCTATTTCAATAAAAATATTATATAATTTACCCATAATTTCTTCGTTATGATCTAAATATTTACGTTGTTCTAAATTAATTATATCATACATTTCATATAAAAAATAAATATTACATAATTTTGAATCAATATTTTTATATAAAAAATTATAGGCATTATTATATTCACATAAAAATCTTGTATCAATAAAATTTTCCATAAATTTAGATATTAATTCTTTATTAGAATTAAAAAAATCATAAAAAAAATATGGTATATCTAAAGCATCTGCTCCATGAAAAATTTTTGATATTTTTGAATTACATAGAATATTATTTTTTAAAATATTTAAACTTTTTGAAGATAAAATTTTTGGATCTAATAAAAATATATTTCCATCATTATCTTCTTCAAAATTAATTTGAATTAAAGCTATTTTTTTAGTATTAAATTCACAATCAATACATACATAAAATTTATTATCAGATTTTAGAGATTTATTAAAATAATCAATCATAAAATTATCAAAAAAATCTGGAAATAGATTTAAATTATTAGAGTTTAATAAATAAACATTATATTCTTTATTTATTTCAATATTAAACATATTATTTTTTATAATTCTAATTGGTTTCATTATATTAGAATTATAAATTAATTATAATTTTATTTTATCAGTAAATTGTTTTAAGAATGTAAATGATGCTACACCAATATGTGAAATCATTATTCTATTTAATAAATTAGATAAATCAAATTTACCTTGAATATAATCATAAAAACCGAATGCTAATTGAATAAAAGTAAATCTTGCAATTTGATCTCTAAAACGTATTTTTTCAATTGTATTATTTGTTATTTTTTTAAAATTAAAATACATCATTAAGATGTAAATAATGAAAATAATATAAAATGAATTCATTATACTATTAGATAGAAAAAATAATTTATAATTTATTTTAATAAAATAAATGTGCCAATTAAAGAACATATAATTAAATCATTATCTAAATTGTTATAAGTTTTTAATTCTAATTTACTTAATTCTTTAATAATATTTTTTTTTACTTCTTTCTTTTCAATTATTAAATTTAATATATTATTTATTATTTCTGTTAAATTATATTCCTTATTTATGATTATTTTTTGAATATATTCAAATTTATTAATAAAATTATCATTACTTTTTAATTTACTATAAATATTTTCAATATCTTTTTTATCTATCATATTAAATAATAGACTAATATCACTATCTTTAGATATTTTAGTAAATGTTGTTAAACATTGTAACATATTTATACTTTTTCTTAAATCACCATTTGATTTTATTACTATTTTATCAATAATTTCATCATTTAAATCTACGTTTTCTTTTTCCATTACATCATATATTTTGTCTAAAATAAAATCAGTATTTAATGGTTCAAATCTAAAAGATAGACATCTACTTCTTAAAGCAGGAGTAATTTTTGTAATATAATTACAAATTAAACAAAATCTAGTATTTTCTGTATAATTTTCAATAATTCGTCTTAATGCAAATTGTCCATCTAGTGTCATTGAATCAACTTCATCTAATATTACTAATTTATGCATATTTTTTTTAGCAAACATTTTATATAAATTATTATTAGTTGAACTAAATTCTTTTATTTGTTCTCTAACAACATTAATTCCTCTATCATCAGATCCATTTAATTCTAATATCATATGTTTATAAAATTTACCATATATTTTTTTTGCAAATGCTAAAATTGTTGATGTTTTACCAGTACCAGATGATCCAAATAAAATTAAATGTGGTAATGAATTTCTTTCAACCATATTATTTAAAATTGATATAACTTGTGTATTACCTACAATTTCTTCTACTTTGTTTGGTCTATATTTTTCAACCCATGGAATTAATGAATTACTTTCTTGGATTAATACTTTATCCATACTTTATAAATAATCTTAATAATTGTTTAAATAATAAAATAATCAAATTTTTTATATAGTTAATTTATATGGACTTTTTTTCAATAATATTATCAGATAGTGGACATTTTAATTTATATCAAGAATTATTACTAGAAAAAAATATATCTATTAATTCAATATCATTTCGAATAGATCCAAATTTAATTAATTTATTTAATCTATATGGAAATAAAATATGTAAAAATTGTATTTTAAGAAAAGAAAATGTACCAAATGAAATGTTAAGTAAAGATATTATTATTAAAATAGAACCAAATGGTAAAGAAATATTAGAATTTTATGAATGTAATGGAGATGTAATAATGAAATATTGGTAGAGCAGTAATTGATGATAAATCAAATAATAATTAATTATTATAAATATATTTTTATTTTATATAAATATATTTTTATATTATTTGTTGAATTATCATCAAACTTATATCATAAAATAAAAAATTGATTAATTTATTAATTATTATAAAGAAGAAATTATATATATCTATTATGAGCTTTATAACTAAAAAAGATGCTATTAAACAATATGATAATTTATCAAAGAAAAAAAATACTGATATATATCTATTTCAAGAAGATATTAAAAAAGGAGGAAAAAAACAATTTTTAGTAAAAAGTACCAAAGATATATATGAAAAAATAAAAGAAAATAAAAATAATCATTATTATGAATTTTGGTTAAAAGATACTCCAATTAAGTTTTCACTTGATATGGATATTCCAAAAAAAGATATTACATATGAAATGAGTCAAGATATATTAAAAAAAAATATTCAAGAAGTATTATATTATTCAGAAATATTTTATGATCATGTTTATGATATATCAGATATAATTATTTTAGAAACTCAACCTCAAGAATTAAGTGATAAAAAATATTCTTATCATGTAATTTTTGATGGATTAATTTTTGCATCTCATTTAGTTTGTAAAGATTTCTTTCGAAGAATGAAAGAAGATTGTGAATTAGTTGGATGTGATGAAAGTATTTATAATCTTGGATGTTTACGATTAATGGGTTCTTCAAAAATGGGCGAAGAACGTATTTTAGAACCGATTGAATATAGAATTAATGAACAATCAACAAAAATTGGTAATGATCTAAATTTCTTTAGATCTACAATGATTACTTTTACAGAAAATATAAATCAAGATAATTTTATAGATGAAAGTTATGTTGAGAATAAAGTAGAAGATTTAATTATTGAAAAAGATATTGAAAAAGAGGATATTTCAAATATTAACATTGAAAAAATTTTAGAAAAATTACCAATCGAAATGTGTGATAATTATCAATCATGGATTAGAGTTGCAATGATATTATATAATACATCAAAAAAAAGTGGAATAGATTTATTTGAAATGTTTAATAAATGGAGTTCAAAATCTAAAAAATATAAAGGAACTGAAGATATAAAAAAATATTGGAATAGATTAAAAAATCAAAAAGGAAATAAATTATCTATTGGTTCATTAATATTTGAAGCTAAAAAAGAAGGTATTGAAGGTATTTTTAAAAATGAAAAAAAATCAACGGAACAAATTGTAAATGAATATCCAAAGAAAGATTTAATATTAAGTATTAAAAAAAATACAACAATTATTAATCAAAGATTTTTAACTCCAGAATTATTTACAAAACATTTTAATTCTAGATTATTAGCAGTTCAAAGTGAAAAAGGAACTGGTAAAACATCTAATTTAATTGAAGCATATTTTAAAAATGGTCTGATTATGGATGATATGAATATATTATTAATTTCAAGTAGAAGAACATTTGGTGCAAAATTATTAGGAGATTTAGATAAATATGGTTTTAAATTATATTCAGATTTTGAAGAACAATATATTACTCATAATCGTATTATTTGTCAAGTAGATTCATTATTAAGATTAGATAAAAATAAATATCATATTATTATTGTTGATGAATGTGAATCAGTAGCAAGATATATGACATCTAATCATTTTACAAAGAATAATAAAGCTACTATGATTATTAATATGTATCAATCATATTTAAATTCTGCAGATAATGTATATATCCTTGATGCAGATTTAAGTGATAGATGTATAAATTATTATCAAAAGGTAATGGGATTAGAAGATGATCAATTCGCGATTATAATTAATGAATATCAATTATATAAAGATTATACTGTTAATTATTTAAGATTTAATGATTGGGTAAATTTAATAATAAATCATCTTAAAGATAATAAAAAATTAGTAATTCCAATGGCTTCTAATTCTAAAGCAAAAGACTTAAGAGATTTAATTGTTGAAAAATATCCAAATAAAAAATTATTATTTTTAAATAGAGATGTAGATGATAAAGAAAAAATTAATATTGTTAAAACAGTTGACGAACAATGGACTAAATATGATATTGTAATTTATACTCCATCTGTATGTATGGGTGTATCATATGATAGAATAAATCATTTTGATAATATTTATGCATATGGTTGTGAAGGTTCATTAGGATCTCAAGAATTTTGTCAAATGATTCATAGAGTAAGACATCCAAAAAATAAAATAATTTATTTGACAATGGATAAATATGAAGAATTTACAGAAGATAATAAAATTACATATGAACAAACAGAAGAATTAGTTTGTAATGATTATTATTTAACTCATTATGATTTACATACTAATATTATTCCTCATAGAATACGAAAATTTGATAATTATTTAAATTTTATAAATATTCAAACTGAAAAAGCAGATGAAAATGAAGAAAAGAATAATAACCAAATATTAAATCAATCTGAAGTTTCATCACATCGAAATAATCGTGTAATATTTTATCCTTATAAACAAGAACCTGAATATGAACTTTATATTCGAAATGCAATTGAATCAATTGAAAATAAAAATAATTTTTGTTGGAATGTATTTGGATACATGAAAAATAAAGAATATAAATTAGAATATATGAAAGTAGATGATGGAGAAGAATTTGCAAAATTATTGAGAATTAAAAAAAAAGAAAGAGTTGAGAAAGAAAAAGAAGATTATTTTGATAGAATAATTGATATTCTGGATATAACTGAAAATGAATATTTTGAATTAAAACGAAAACGAGAAGAATTATTAACTGATGAAGAAAGAATGAAAATGAAAAAATTCAATTTTAAAAAATCTTTTGATATTGAAAATTTTGGAGAAGATAAAGAAAAAATTAAAGAATTATTTAAAACTTACGATGACCCACTGAAGAAGAAACATTATCGAAATTTAAAATGTATTTTAGATACACCAACTCAAAAAACTACAGAAAAAATAAATAACTTACGATTACAAATTAAAAATGATAATTTTAGAAAAAGTGCATATGCTGATTTGATTACTAGTAATATTTATACGACCCATAAATTTGCTTTGGAATTTATTGATATGTTAGGATTTGATATTAATGATCCAAATAAATCAATAACAGAAGATGATATGAGAATGAGAATTGAAGATATTAAAGATGCATATAATGATGAATATAATAATATATGTTTTAAATATAATTGTAGAATTAAACATCAAAAATTTACAGATTTAGATGATAAGGAATGCTTAACATTTATTAAAAAAATTATTACAAGTCAATATGGTTTTGAAATTAAAAAGGATAAAGAAAATTATAAATTAGTTATTCCAAATGACAGTTCTGGAAATGTATGGAAAAAATTATATGAATTTAAAAACAATATTATTGCAGAAAATGATGATTTACATATATTAATAAATCCAATTAATATAAATGATCAAACATTACTACAAGGATTTATTGAAGATTAATTTATATATTATTTTATTTTATTTTATTTTATTTTATTTTTAGTAATTAATTCTAGATGATCTTTTTTAGTTTGTTTTAATAATTCATTATTTTTTTTAATATAATTTTTTAATTCTTTATCAATATTTTTAAATGTTAAACTAGCAATAGCATTATTAATATCTTCTTTAAGCATTCCATAATAATCAACAAATTGTTTATCATAAGCTCCATATTCTATTTTTGAATAATCAAGATCTAATAATTTAGCAACTCTTTTAATTTCTTTTTCACTTTTACATTCTAATTCTACATATGATGGAATTCCTGGTACAGAATCAATTGCTATTTCTAAACAATCTCCTAAAGACCATTTTTCTCTAAGAGTTTCTTGGTATGCTTTTAATTTATATCCTTGAGCTAATAAAAAGTCTCTGCTTTGTTCTAAAGTTCCATCTATAACAACTTCAGATTCTGTAGCAAATTTTGAATCTTTTGGGTATTTTTTAACAGTAATTGTTACTTTTTTATTTTCTTGTCTAGTTCTAATATATCCTTTTTCACCAGATAATAAATGAAATACATATCTTTTATATAGCATCATTTTATGAATTTTTTTAGCATTATTTAATTTTAATTTTTTTCTTAAATCATTAATATTAATGTTAAGAAATTTACCTTCTATTTCTTCCATATATATATATTAAAATATATTTTTGATATTTTCAAATACATATAAATAATTATTTATATATTATCTATTAATGAATAATTTATCTATAATTTCACCAAAAATAGATCAACCAAATAATATAAAAATTCAACTTAAACCCCATCAAAAAAGTGGTATTTATCATATGATAAAATTAGAAAATGATCGTTTTATTGAACATGGCTATGACGATGAAGGTTTTCAATTATCGAATTATCAATTAAGAACTCTAGGATTACAATCTCATGATATTAAATATATTAAAATTAATACATCCTATGGTATATTAGCAGATAAGGTTGGCAGTGGAAAAACATTAATGATTGTTGGATTAATAAATAATAAAGTAAAATTAGAAGATAATGAAAAAATATTATCATCATCATTATATAGTAGCATTACTATTAAAGATAATAAAAAATGTCTTAAAACAAATTTGATATTAGTGCCACATTCATTAACAACTCAATGGAGTGAAGCTTTTGAGCAATCACAACTAAAATCTTATGTTATTAGTAAAAGAAAAGATATTGATTATTTAGAATTTGATGACTATATTGAAGATATATGTGAAGCATTAGTAATAAATAAGGATCAATGTATTCAATATTATGATGCTATAATTTGTAGTGCTAATATGTTTTCGGATTATTTTGAAAAATTTAAACAAAGTAAATATTCAAGAATTATTATTGATGAAGTATTACAAATTAAATTACCAGCTGATTTTAATTGGTGTTGTAATTTTGCATGGTTTGTAACTGCTACTCCGAGTGGCTTAGGTTATGTAAGAAGACATTATATAAAAGAATTAATTGGAGGAATGTCAAGTTATCATAATTTATTAAGTATAAAAAATAATGATGAATTTGTAAATGAATCAATGAAAATACCAGATATTATTTATAAAAAAATAAAATGTTTTACACCAAGAGAATTATTAGCTGTAAAAGACTTTATTCCGATTGATGTAATTAATATGATTAATGCTAATAATATTCAAGAAGCATTAAAAAGATTAAATTGTAATATTGATACTAATGATAATATATTTAATATATTAACAAAAAGAACAAAAAATGAAATAAACGATGAAAAAGCAAAGTTAGAATATATCACAAAGAAAAATTATATTGATCTAAAATTAAAAGAAGAAAATATTAAATCCACCGAAGATAAGATTAAAAAATTAGAAGAAAAATTAAAGAATATTAAAGAAAGAATTGACAGTTTTAGTGAAGATAATTGCCCGATATGCTTTAATAATGATAATAAGCCAGTTGTCATAAGTTGTTGTAATAATATTGTTTGTTTAAAATGTCTTGTAAATTTAAAAAATATATGTCCATTTTGCAGGGTTCAAATAACAACAGATAAGATGAATATTTTAGATAATACTACTAAAAAGAATATTGAAAAAGAAAAAAAGGAAGAAAAATTAAAATCAAAAATTATTAATTTATTAGAAATAATTAAATCTAAAAAAAATGGTAGATTTTTAGTGTTTAGTTCATATGATGAAACATTTAATGATATAATTAAAGAATTTGATAAAAATAATATTAAATATTCAACAATTTTAGGAAGTGTCGCTCATATTAATAATGTAATAAATGATTTTACAAGTGGTAAAATTAGTGTGGTAATGATGAATGCCAAACATTATGGATCTGGATTAAATTTACAAATGGCAACTGACATTGTATTATATCATGAAATGGGTAAAGAATTAGAAACTCAAGTTATTGGTAGAGCACAAAGATTAGGAAGAACTGAATCATTAGAAGTACATTATTTATTACATGAAAATGAAAAATGTAATAGTAATAGTAATTTAGAATATAATAAAGATGATTTTAATTTAGAAGATGAAGAGGAAGATACTGATAATGAAAATATTGTTTAAGCATTTGTTGATTGTAATGTTGGTTTAATAAATTTATCATATCCGATATAACCAAAGACAACACTACTATAAAGTAAAAATACAACCATTACAATTATTATCATAAAAATAATTTGTTTTAAAGTTAATTTATTTTTTTTTGTTAATTCTATACCAAATTTTTCAAGAATTTTATTTGTGAAATTCATATATATTTAATTTATAAAATTATTATAAATTAAATAATTAAATATTATGCTTTTATTAAATTTTCTACTATATTTGCAAAAACATCAACTTGTGATGTAAATGCCATTAATACTATATCTAATGTTTTAGCTATTATCATTAATATACTTTTTAAAATTTTAATTACCATTGGATATTTTTTACTTGGTTGTGGTTTACGTTCTGGTCCAATTCTACGACCATCTAATCTATATCCAATGAATTTTTCTAATAAACTAATTACGAATTCAAAAGAATTTTTAACAATAATGTTATTTATGGTTGTAAGTAATAATATAAAAAATCCAATAAATAAATAAAGAAAACTTGAACGATAATATGATATTTGAATCTTAGGATCTAATGGTTTTATTAAAATATTAAATAAAAAAATATAAATACCATTAATTATATCATTATTTAATTTAGAAAAAAAATTAACATTTTTATTAGTTGTATCATTGACTACATCAATTTTATCATTATATGTTTTTAAAACTTTATTAATATTTTTATTTATTTTATTATCTATTTTTGTAAACATTTTTTTAGATTTTGATTCTAATTTTGTTAAATTATTATCTATAAATTTAAATCCAGTATTTAAACCTTTTTGTGTTTGATTTTCGACAGAATCAATTGTTTTATTGATATTTTTTTGACCTACATCTATACCATTTAAAACAGATTTATTAAGATCATCTGTAATTTTTTCTATAAAATTCATTCGTCTATATTATTTATAGTCATATAAAAATTTTGGGAATTATCAAATATATGTTTTGAAATATTAGCTATTAAATTAAAGGGCCCTTTAGTTAATAATTCTATTAATACATTAAAGAAATCTTTGAATGTATTTATTCCGCTTGTACCAATATTTTTAAACATATCAATTAATATACTTAAATATGATAACGAACTTTCTGCTGATTTAGTAGCTACTACTGATGTAGATAATCCAAGAATACTGATTAATGATATTAATAACCTACTTAATATATTAAAAGATATTTCAGATATATTACTTACTAAATTTATACCTTTTATGAATGTTTCTTTAATTAAATCTGCTAACATATTTATAGTTATTTCAAATATATTATATATAGGTGAAACTATACTTGATATAAAGAATACTAATCCTTCAACACCCATTAATGCAATTTTTCCAATTATAACAAATACTTGACCAATTAAACTTAAAATATAAGTAATTAATGGAATCAAATAATTAAATATAATATTTATTATTAAGTTATATATTGCCGGACTAATTGCTAATAAGACACCAATTATAACTAAAACTAAAATATACCCAAAAACTAATTTAATATTTTTAAAAACAGCTCCAAATATTCCTCCATCTGTCATATTTTCTATTTTTTTGTCCTGTTTAAATCCTTCTTTATTAATTTCTGCATCTAATACTTCTGGTGGTTTATTAATTGCTTGAAAACCCGCTATTTTACATTTTCTATAAGTCATGAAATCTGGAACCATTTTATTATTTTTTTCTATATATTTAGTACAGTTTTTTTTTCTGTATAAAAATAAGAATAATTTACAAGCACTTTTTAAAGTATCTACATTCTCAAATATATTATTAGATGCTAATATTTCATCTGTATATTGATCAATAGTAATACTTGGTATTGGTGTTCCATCTGCATATTTATTTATTTCTTGATCCTCTATTATTTTCACAAGTGTATTTAAAAAAAATATAAAGCCTTTATCAGTATTCAAATTTCGATTAAATCCATTTTTTTTTAATTGTATAGAAATTTTATCATATAAAAAATAATATATTAATTCATAAAATTCATTATTATTTAACATTGAATTACTAAATAATCCTAAATAATTCACAAATAATTTATTTATTGGATTTCCTGCAGCAATTGAAGTATTAATCCAATATTGAATTGATCTTAATTGTACTGATTCATTATATTCTAAACCTTCTATTTTTGCTTTTGTAAAATATCTTTCTAATGTTTTATCTATTAATTCTTGTATTCTTGAATCTTTAAAGGAAACCATTTTGTATGCAATTATAGATGGTAACTGTTTTTCTATAAAATCTTTCCAATAATTTAATATGCTTGCTTCTAGACCATGCACTGGAACTACTGGAAATATTTTTAAACTAGTATAAAAAATCTCATTCATTGCTTTAATTGAATTTGGAACTGTGATTGCATTATTGTATTTTATTTTCATTGCTGTGATTGCTGACATATTTCCAGTAATTATTGGTGTACTACTTCCTCCACCCATATTTATTTACTATATCTTATAAAAATAAAAAATAATAAAAAAATTAAAATTGCAGAAATTATTATAAATAAAATATCAATAAAATTTATATTATTTTGTTGATTAAATCCTTCGTTTATTTGTGATGTTTCATTTTCGGAATTATTTATATTTGAATTACTGCTATTAGTACTTGTATTGATTGTATTTTCATTTGTAATGTTTGATTCTTGGTTTGAATTTTGAGTTGATTCTTGATTTGAATTTTGTGTTGATTCTTGATTTGAATTTTGAGTTGATTCTTGATTTGATTCTTGATCTGAATCTTGATTTGATTCTTGATCTGAATCTTGATTTGAATCTTGTGTTGATTGTTGATTTGAATCTTGTGTTGATTGTTGATTTGAATCTTGTGTTGATTGTTGATCTGAATCTTGTGTTGATTGTTGATCTGAATCTTGTGTTGATTGTTGATCTGAATCTTTATTTGAATCTTGTATTGATTGTTGATTTGATTTTATGTTAAACTTTGAGGAATTATTTATTATTTCTCTATCATCAGTTTCTATACCATCGTTTGAAGTTACTTCTGTATTAGGATTTTTAAGACGTACATTAACTATATTACATATTCTTGCGATAGTATCATTATATTCTGCTTTATATTGGTCTATATTTTCTGGTTTGTCTAATTCTTTTAATCCACTACATTCGCTTGATTTTACATACCAAATATATAAATTACAAGCAATTGCTAAACTTTGAAAGTCATTAAATTGTCCTGTTTTTTGTATTTCATTATCAGTATATTTAATTTTGTTTTTTTTAATTTTAATACATAAATTTATTACTTTTACTTTAAATTTTGGATCACTTGTTGATGCCAAATTTAATTTTTCGAATGTATTAAATATTTTATCTTCAATATATGCAGATATAATAACAACATTCTCTCTATTATCATAAAAAGTTCTAAATACCTCAAAAGGTAATTTTACTTTATATTTAATAGCAGTTTTTATTATTTTATTTAAATTTTTAGCTGAAATAGGGACTTTAGTTCTTTGATATAATGAAACAATAAAATAAATTTCCTCAATTGCTTTTTGTTTTTTTAGTTCTAATTTACTATTATCAATAGGAACATCATCTAAAATATTAGTTTGTTTAGGTAAATTAGCAATTAAATTAGCTTTTTTTTTATTTGGATCCATATATTAATTAAATATTTTTTATTTATATTTTACATATAATAAAAATAATACAAATATAAATAAAGCAGTATTAATAATGAAAATATAATCTTTTTCGGTTAAATTATTAATAGGTAATAATTGTTCAAAATTTTCCTTTTTAATAGTTCTAATTGGTACTCCTGCAATATCACAATATCTTTCTAATTCTTTATTTGTTTTCATTGAAATATCTCTATCATCTTGAAGATTAAAAGCAGTACATTTATTTAATTTTGCATTCCATATGTATAATTTACATGCAATTAATAAACAATCCATGTCAAAAAATTGATTTGACATTTCTACATCTTTATTTTCATAAATTAATATTTTTGTTTTAATTTTTATACAGGTTGTTAATAATTTTATATCAAATAATTTATCTCCTCTTGGTGGTAATAAATTTTTATTTGTAAAAAAAGTTATTAATCTTGGTTCAATATAACTCATTATATATTGAACATTTTGACGATTTTCATATAAAACATTCAATATTTCACTTGATAATAATAGATTATTTTTATTTGCGATATTAGTTATTCTATCTAAATTTTCATTCGTAATTGGATTTTTTGTTATCTTAAAATTATTAGTTATTTTTAATATTATTGAATTTAAATGTTCATTTTTAGCATCTAAATTTGGATTCCCTGTTTTTATAATATTATTCATATAATTATAAAATATTTTATATTTTATAATTATTTATATTTATTTTATTCTTCATCCATTGGTTTATTTGAAGAACTACCATATAATAATTTTAAAAAAAATCCTAATATTCCATTAACTAAATCACCAAATTGTTCATAAAAGAAATACATCATTAAAAATATTAATGATAAAGTTAAAATAGTAAAGAAAATTATCATATTTGGTTTATTTATTACTTTACCTGCATCTTTCGCAGAATCAGTTAATGTTGAATTTATATTACCAACTACATTTGACATTTTGGTGATTGCTTTTAAATCTCCTAAATTTGTTAGTCTAGGATCCGGTGGATCTGGATAAGTTATTAATCCAATACCACCTAATATTCTAAATGGTAAACTTAAAATCATATCAATCACTGTGGCTATAAATTTAATTATACTTACAATAAAATCTAATATTTTTCCTATAAATGCAAAAATTGGTTTAAATGGTAAGACTAATATCTTAAGAGCCTGTCCGATTGGTCTAAATATTGGTCTTAAAACAGTATTTGCAATAAAATCAACTACAATTTTAGCAATTTTCCTCATAATTGATATTATAGGCTGACAAACCCCTTTAATAATTGCAATAAATACTTTTTTAAGAGCTTTTAAGATGAGATCAAAAAAAGGTTCTATTTGAATATTTTTTTTATTATATTTATCCATAACTTATATAATAAAATTATATAATAAATTTTAGTAAATATTACCTTTAGAATATATTAATTATAATTAAATTAAATCTTTTAATATTTTTATTCCCATTAAAACAACAGCCATTCCAAATGACATTAATATTATAAATAATACTTTTTTTAAATTATCTTTCTTGATAGAATTTTTTAAAAAATTAAATAAATTTTTTGTTAAATCAGTTATTTTATCTAAAATAGATTGTGTTTTTTCTAGTACTACATCAGTAGAACTATCTATTTTATTATATAAATTATTTACAGTTTCTAATGAATTCATATATTATTTAAGAAAATAAATTATCTAATTTTCCTTTTATATTATTATATAAATCTACTGATGAATTTAATCCATAAAATGTAACATAAAATACGCCAATTGTAACAAGTGTTATCATAAATCCTAATAAATTATCTTCAGTTGTTACTTCAATAATTATATTAACTATATTTTTAATCTGTTCAATTAAAAATTCAATAATTTTTTGAATTAATAACATTGCTTTTAATATTAATCCAATTGATTCTAAAATTTTTTTATAGAACATTTTTATTGCACCAACTAATTCCTCTCTAAAACCATCATTATAAATAATATCCTTAAATCTAAATATATTCATATTTGTAATAGTATTAAACATATCTAAAATAAATGTATTTTGAGTATAATTTGTTGAACATTTTACACTAATTCCAAATAATTTCATTAAATTACAAATAATTGACCAAGTAAATTGTCCTACTGAAAATGGTAGTCCAATAATATTATTTATTAATGTAACAATTGGTAATAATATTTCATATAATCTTCCAAGTGCTTCTCTTACTGGTGATAAATATTGATCAAAACTATCAATTGGTCCTTCTAGTACTGCACCAATCATTTTTAATACTACTTCAACTAATAAATTTATTAAATCAATTGGAATTGTTAAAATTAATTCAGCTATATCATCTCCTTGATCTTCAAATTCACCTAATAATGATTTTGCTTCTTGACCAAGTGCACCTCCTTGATCAAATAAATTTTCATCATTATCTTGATTATCAATCTCTAAATCACTTAATTTTAAATCATTATCATCATCTCTTTCTTCTGCAGTTATATTTGGTTTAATATATTTTTCATCATCAAATTCATCTAAAAGGGGATTATCTTGAAATTTTGAATTTATTATATTGTCAAGATCTTCACTTCTTAAATTTTCTTCATCTTTAATATCACTAGTTAAGAGTTCATCTAATTCATTTTTTTCTTCTTTATTTATAAAATCTGGATCATCATCAGATAAATCATTACTTTCATCATCATCATCTTTATCATTATCGTCATCTTCTTTATTTTCATCATCTTCTTCATTTTCCTCTTCCTTTTCCTCTTCCTCTTCAGTTTCAGTTTCAGCTTCAGCTACATTTTCATCTTCTTCTGCATTTTCATCAGTCGTTTCTTCTTCATTTTCTTCTTCATTCTGATTTTCTTCTTCACTTTCTTCTTCATTCTGATTTTCTTCATCACTTTCTTCTTCATTTTGATTTTCACTATCATCTTGTTGATTATCATCTATTTCTTCATTATCATCTTGTTCATTATCATCCTGATTATTTTCATTATCAGTATCTTCAAATAATTCTATATTATTATTATAAAATATTCTACTCATATAAATGTTTGATATATTTTTTTATATAAATAAATTAATAAAAATTGAATTTCTAATAAATTTATCTAATTCCTAATTATTTATATTTTAAAATAATAAAGTAATGGGAATTAAAAATTTAAGCTCCTTAATACATATATATGCACCTAATAGTATAAAAAAAATTCATTTTGATGATTTAAATGGAAAGAAAATAGCGATAGATGCAAGTTTATTAATATATTCTTATGTAATTGCAATTAGAAATACATCCGAAGATCTAACAAATGTTGATGGTGAAATAACTAGTCATATTCATGCTGTTGTTAGTAAGACATTATTATATTTAGATAATGGTATTACACCAATATTTGTATTTGATGGTAAACCACCAGTATTAAAAAATGATACATTAGATAAACGAAAAGAAGTAAGGGAAACAGCAAAAAAATTATTTTTAGAAGAAAATAATGAAGAAAAAAAAATAAAATTATTTAAAAAATCAACAATTATTACATGGAAACAAATGGATCAATGTAAAGAAATATTAAGGGCAATGGGTATACCAGTCGTTGAAGCTCCTGAAGAATCTGATTCTCAATGTGCAAATTTATGTAAAGAAAATATTGCATACGGTGTAGGATCTGAAGATATGGATATTCTTACATTTGGTTCTAATAAATTACTTCGAAATATATCATCTTCAAGAAAAAATGAAATTATTGAATATGATTTAAATAAAATTTTAAATGAATTAAATTATACACAACAAGAATTTATTGATCTATGTATATTATTAGGTTGTGATTATGTAAATCATATTGACGGAATTGGTGTCAAACGAGCTAAAGATATTATTGATGAATATAGATCAATTGATAATTTTTTAGAAAAATCAAATGAAATAAAAAATAAAAAATATGAAGTGGATAATGATTATATTGATAAAGTTAATAAAGCAAGAAATTATTTTTTAAATGGTCCATCAATAATATATACTAATAATCAATTAAAATTAGGTAGTTTAGATCAAAAAAAAATTAAAGAATTATTAATTAATAAATATTCATATAGTAAAATCAAAGTTGATAAAATTATAAAAAAAATTATTGATGCATAATTTAGGTTATTTTATAAAAATTGATTATTATTTAGTTTACAATCTTAATTAAATTCTAATTAACATTACTAATGGAAAAAGAATGTGATATGGGTAATATTGAATATAAGAGATATATTAAATTTGCATCTGAAAAGAAAAAAAGTTCACTTATTTCCCAATTAAAATTTAGATTAAAAGAAGGGAATGGAATATGTTTTTATAATATTGGTGTAGAAGATAATGGTGATATATATAATATATCTGATGACAATTATAATGAAACTATTTTAAATTTAAAATTTATGTGTGATCAAATAAATGCTGAAATATTATTAATTGAAAAAAAATTTATAATTAATAATGATAATATTTTGAATGATTACTATTATCAAATATATATTGCAGATAAAATTTCTAATAATGAAATTAGAATATTAAATGTTAGTTCAAAAAATAACTTGGAATTACTAGGATTAGATAATGAAAATAAAATAATTAATAATAATGAAAATAGTATTTATGATATTAAAAAAAATTCAAAATTATATTTTTACATAAATAATATAAATAATTTAAATAATTATATGATATTAAAATTTATGTTAACATTTAAACCGCATATAATTAATATTTCTGAAAATATTAAAATTGATAATAAAATAATATCATTAATAAAAAATATTGGTATATTGTATACATTTTATGAGAATATAAATGAAAATATAAATCAAATTAAAAATATATCAAATAATATTTTTGAATCAAAAAATTTAATGAGTTTATTTAATGTTTTATATAAGGGGAATGTAATTAATCAAAATAAAATATATGCATGTATAACTAGTAAAAATTTAAATTCAATTGAAAATATATATTTATATACAAGTGATAATAATAAAAAAATTAAAATTAATGATATACAACATATTACTCAATCTATTAATTCTATTAATAAAGATAAATTAATATCTATTTCTACTAATGAAAAAATTATGAATGAATATCATATATGTGAAAATAAAAATTGTAATATATTAATTGATGATGTCATTTATTATAATTATCCAGAAAAATATAATAATAAAGAATATAATGCATATTATAAAAATTTAATTTTTAAAATTAAATTTAATGATGGTAAAATAATATTATTTAAAAAAATATTTTTGGATGAAAAATATTTAATTATAGATTTAATTGATGAATATCTTTTAGTTAATTTATTTTAGATTATAAAAATTAATTTATAATTATAATATATTATGGCTGATTCTGTAACAAGTGCTCTTACTGAAGTAAGTGAAACTATCGTATCATATTTTACCGATACTAATAAAATGTTATTTATGGCTCTAGTTATTATATTATTTTTAACACTAAATAATGTTATTATTTATTTAGTTTATGTTAAATTAAGAAATAGAATTAATAATTATTGTGAAGGAAGATTTAAAAAAAATGGATCTAAATAAAATTTATTATTAATCATTTGTAGAATCATTATTATAATCAATTATATTTTTACCTTCTGATTGAGTTGTGGTATTCATTATAACATCATTATAATATTTAATATCAATATTATTTTTATTTTTTTCTAATATTGAATCTAGATAATCTTCTATTTTTTTTAGTGTTTCATTTGATAATTCATTCATATTAAAAAAAACACCATTATTATTCTGTGTAATTTTTATACCAGATTCTTTTATAATTTTAAATATTTGTTTATAATAATTTTTGGTTGTTATTTTTTCTATTTTTTTTACTAATTCTTTTTTTTCATTATGATTATAATTTTTAATTTCCATAATGTACTTTATAAACTAAAAACTATACTCTAACAAAAAAAAATTTAAATAATTTAATTAATTTAAATGTTTAAATGTCTAAATGTCTAAATTGGGAATCGAACCCAAATCACTTGCTTGGAAGGCAAGCATTCTACCTTTGAACTATTTAGACAATTATAATTATTAATATATCTTTAAATCTAAACTTAAACATTTAATTTGATTAATTTATTTTATTAATTATTATATGAGTGAAAATGAAGAAGAACTATTATCCTTAATGAAAAAAGAATATAGATATCCTGTACCATCTGATGAAAATCTTCAATCAAAAATATATAATAAACGTGAATTTTATATAAATAAAGTTCAGCCTAGAAAAAAAATGGAAACATATGAAGATTTAAAAAAATATAGAGATGATACTTGTGGAGGAAAATTTAATTTAAAATCTCAACAAGTATTTGTATCAAATTATTTAAATCCAACAACCCCTTATACTGGAATGTTAATTTTTCATGGAACAGGTACTGGAAAAACTTGTGGAGCAATTGCAATTGCTGAAAATTTTAAAGACCAAGTAAGAAGATATGGTACAAAAATTCATATTCTTGTATCTGGACCAATGATTAAAGAACAATGGAAAAATGAATTAATTACTTGTACAAAAGATACTTATATTAATTCATCAATTTTACAATCTGGATTTGTAAATCAAGAATTAAAATTACAAATTCAACGGGAAGCTATAATGAATGCATTACAATTTTATAGAATATTATCTTATAGAAATTTTTACAGGCGTGTATTAGGAGAAAAAATAATAGAAAAAGAAGTTACTTCTGAGGGAAAAGTTTTAAAAAGTTATCGTAAGGGAATTGAAGGTGAAATAGAAAGAGATATTTCAATTGATAAATTAGAAAATTTAGATAATACAATATTAATTATAGATGAAGCACACAACTTAGTAGGAAATGATTATGGTAAAGCTTTAAAAAAAATTATAGAAAATTCAAAAAATTTAAAAATTGTTCTCTTAACTGCAACACCAATGAAAAATTTTGGAGATGAAATTGTTGAATTGATTAATTATTTAAGACCAATAAACAATCAAATGGATAGAGATAAAATATTTTCATCTAATCGAAATTTCTTAATGGAATTTAAAGAAGGAGGTCAAGAATATCTTAAAAAAATGTTAAACGGTTATATTTCTTATTTTCGTGGCAATGATTCACTCGTTTTTGCAAAAGGTATTGAAATGGGTGATAAATTAAAAGAATTATTATTTTCAAAAGTAACTAGATGTTATATGAGTGATTTTCAAAAAGTTGTATATTTAAAAACGTTAGAAGAATATTCAAAAGATGCACTTGATAAAGAATCTACAGCATCTGCAAATTTTGTGTTTCCTGTATTAGATGATGATAAAATTAATATAATTGGTGCTTATTCTAAAGATGGAATAAATGTTGTATTAAATCAATTAAAAACAAATAGAGATTTATATTTAAAAAAATTAAATGAAAAATTTTTTGATAATAAAATTGCAAATTTAAATGAAATTTTGAGAGAAAGTTCAAATGGAAATAATGTTACAGGATTATTACTACATGAATCAATGTTAAAAATTTTTTCAACTAAATTTTATGAGGCTCTTATTAATATTAATAATATGGTTGAAGGTAAAGAAGGATCAAAGACTTGTTTTGTTTATTCAAATTTAGTAAAAGTTGGTATTGATTTATTTGAAGAAATTTTAAAAGCAAATGGTTACTTAGAATTTAGAGATGATGGTTTATATGCAATTACTGATTCAGTTAGAGAATATAAAACTGGAATGTTATATGGTGAATTTAAAAAAAAGTTTCCGAATGAAAAATTTAATCCAGCAGCATATTTAGCATTTACTGGTGAAAATGAAGGAGAAGAAAATATTCAACCAGATGAAAAAAAACGATTATTAAATATATTCAATAGTTTAAAAAATAAAGAAGGTAAATATATAAAATTAATATTAGGTTCAAGAGTTATGAATGAAGGTATCACATTAGAAAATGTACGAGCAGTACATATTTTAGATGTATATTATAATTTTGCAAGAGTACAACAAGTAATTGGAAGAGCAATACGTTTATGTAAACATTATAAAGTTATGACAGAAGAAGATCCATATCCAGAGGTTAAAATATATAAATATGTGGTTAGTTTAGGAAAAGGAAATGAAAATTATAAATTATCAAGCGAGGAAGATTTATATAGAAAAGCAGAATTAAAATATATTCTTGTTAAAAAAGTAGAGAGATGTATTAAGGAAACTGCAATTGATTGTCCGATCAATTATCATGCAAATGTATTTCCGGAAGAGGTTGAAGATTCTAGAGGATGTAGAAATCCATCACATAAAGGAGATGCAAAATTGTGTACAATATTATGTGATTTTGAAGAATGTGATTTTAAATGTTATGATACTCAATTATATTTAAAATATTATGATAAAGATCGTAATATTTTTAAAAAAATATCAAAATCTGAATTAGATTACACTACATTTACAACAGAAACAGCTAAAAAGGAAATAAATAATGCTAAAGAAAAAATCAAAGAATTATTTAAATTTAAAATAGTATATACTTTAGATCAAATATTAGAAAGAGTTAAACGAAAATTTATTGGTGAAGAAAAAGAATTATTTGATAATTTTTTTGTATATAAAGCAATTGATTCATTAATACCAATTACTGAAAATGATTTTAATAATTTTAATGATCCAATTATTGATAAATTTAATAATCAAGGATATTTAATTTATAGAAAAGGTTATTATATATTTCAACCCTTTACTGAAAATGATAATCTACCAATGAATTATAGAAATATATTTAATAAACAATTAATTAATAATCCTTCTATTTATAATTATATTAAAAAACATCCTAAATATAAGGAATATAAAGATCAAATACAATCAGTCTTAATATCATCTGAAGAATCAAATATTAATTTAGAATATGATTTTAATTCAAGTGATGTTAAGGAATATTATGAAAATAAAGAAGAAAATGAAATCGTTGGTATTTTAGATATGAAAGTAGATAAAAATAGAAATAAAGTAGAACTATTTAAAATTAGAAATAAACGAGAAAAATCAGATAAAAAACGGGGCATTGGTATTACTAGCTTAAAAGGAGCAGTTTGTGATAATGCTTTTGATAAAGATGAATTATTAAAAATTGCTAAAAAAATTAATGCAATGAATTTTGATCCAAGTGGAACTAGAATTGATATTTGTGAAAAAATTAGAGAAAGATTATTATTTTTAGAAAAATATAATACCGAAAATAAAATATTTTTAATTATACCTAAAAATCATTCAGAATTTGAATTTCCATATAATTTAAAAGATAGAGTTGCATTTATAAAAAATAAATTAAAAGATTATAAATTAAATATTAAAAAAGAAGATAATGGAATATTTGATGGTGTTAGAAATAAAAAATATCCTAAATACATTTTAACATTAGATACTACGATAAATAATGATTTAATTGAAGAATTTAATTTTACTAAAGATGGTAAGAAATTTATTAAAATAATAGAATAATAAAAAATATAACTAATTATATTTTTTAGCTATTAAATAAACTAATTACATCGATTATCTTTTTACTATTTGCAAAAGATATCGCACACAATTTATTAATATTTTCAATATCTTTTAAAGATTTATTTTTTTGATATATTTTTTCAATTAAATTATATAATCTTGGATTTCTATTTGATTTATATATTATTACTAATATTAATAATAATGTACCATTATTTTTAGTTTTAATATTTATATCTGCTCCTTTATCAATTAAATAATTAGCAATATCTATATAATCGTTATCATCTTCTATATTCTTAATTATATCTAATAATACAGTATTTCCATCTTTATCTTTAATTTCTAAATTAGCTCCGTTATCAATTAAATAATCTGCAAAATCTATATAATCGTTATCATCTTTTATATTCTTAATTATATCTAATAATACAGTATTTCCATCTTTATCTTTAATTTCTAAATTAGCTCCTCTATTGAATAATAATTTACTAATATCCATTTTTTTTTTATAAATTGCTAGATGAAAAGGAGATGTATTATCATTCCCTGGTATATTTATATCAATATCACAAGTTAATAATGATCTTACAATATCAATATTTAATTTATCTACTGCATTGTATAATGGTGTATTCCCGATATTATCAGGTATATTAAAATTTATATCAGTTATTAATTTAAGTAAATTTACGCTATTTAAATTTTCATTTATTACTGCATAATTTATCGGAGTATATAATTCAATATTTTGTAAATTAATATTTGTTCCAATACTTTCAAGACAATTATAAAATTCTTTATTATTATTTTTAAAATAGGCTAATAAATGGTAAAGATTATTATTTTCAGCAAATAAAGTATCTTTATTAATATATGAAGAATCAATATAAGATACAAATAATTCATAATCATTATAAATAATAGAAGTATAAATAAAAAATTCCTTTGAATCATTTATAAAATTATCTCTACCATTTTTTATATTTAAAAAGATAAAATTATCTATTGTTATTTTTTGATTAATTTGATCTTCTGATTTTTCTCTCAAATTAATATCATAGTATTTTGAATCTTTTGTTAATCCAAAATTTATTTTTGGTAAAAGAATAATTGGTTTATATGATTCTTTATATATTTTATATAAATATATATCCCATCTAAATTCTTTTAATCCAGTGTCATTATCATAAATATAATGATTTCCTCCACATAATATAAAAGATACAACATGTCCCATAACAGAATCTCCGGAGTCATTCTTTTTATTTAGATTAATAATAACTGAGAAAGGTCTTATTTCATTAATCGGTATAACTTTATCAGGTTCATTATAAACATAATGATAATAATAATTAATGTATGATTCTTCTTCTAAAAAAGCAAAAGATAATGCTCTTATTAATAGTACTATATCATAATTTTCTGTTCCTAATTCTTTTAATTTTTGTCCATGTGGTAAAAACATACTTAATCCAAGTACAGAACATCCGCTACTGTCATTATCTGTAGATCTATCTTCAAGTTTATCTTTAGTAATATATAATCTATTAAATCTTTTTTTTATAGTATCAATATAAGATGGAAAATTTTCATATAAATTACGAGTTGTCTCATATTTAGCATACATCATATATGATCTATCACATAAAAAAGCCAGTTCAATAATTTCTTTCCCACTTAATTTCATTAGTTTTGGTTGAATAATATCTTTTAGAGCATCCGAAAAACATAACGGCATCAATAATGAATCATTCCAGCATTCATTTTGAAATTGTTTAAATCCAACTGGATCACAATATGATTCAAATTTTGGTGCAGCTTGAAGTTTTGTAATTAATTCATCTAATCTTGAACCACCATATTGCTCTTTTAAATCATTATATTTTTGTTTGAAGCTATCACTTTGCACAAAATTAGATTGCTCTTTTAGAGCAATATATTTTTGTTTATATTTTATATATTTTAATTTATAGTCCATATATATTAAAATATATAATATTAATATAAAACTCCTAAAACTGGTAAATGATCTGAATATGGATAACTAATCACAAATGATTCACAATCAAATGTTGATTTTTTATTTTTAAATATAAAATCAACTCTTTCATTATTAAAAAGTGTTGGATATTCTTCTTTTAAAGTATCATAATATAAATTATTAATATGTTCAAATTCTGGATCATCTTTTGTAAAATTAAAATCACCCATAATAATATCTGGTTTCAAATTTTGTATTTTATTTAATTCTAATATTCTTTTATTAACATTCGAATTATAAATATCTAATATTTGTTTATGTTGCTTAAATGTACCACTTCTTTCAGTATATCTTTCTCCAATTTCTAAATGAGTCCCACAAAAAGAAATATTTTTAAAATTTTCATTTTCTATATTAAAAATTATTGCCATTCTTTTATTACCTTTATTTGAGGATAATTCTTGAAATTTAAATATTGAAATTTTATCTTTGGAAAGAATTACATTACCAAAATATTTATCAAATTTATTTCCTAAATTTGGTGTTTTTAATATATTATAATTATTAAATATTAAATTAAAATAATCATCATCAATATATGATGCATATTCTTCTAAAATACAAAAATCAATATCAAACTGAATTAATAATTCTTTTAATTTATTAATTACTATTTCAAAGGTATCATTTAAATTTGAAGACACAAAAGAATGTACATTAAAAGTTAAAAATCTACAATATGATTTTTTATTTTTTATTATTTTTAATATTTCTTTATTGCGATCATTATCAGTTTGATTTTTATAATATTGATTAAAAACTCCTACAAATTTTTTTGAATGAAATATTGGATTAAATACATAATTTTTAAAAATATTACTTTGAATATCAAAATCTAAAAATTTTTTCCATTGTATCCAATCTAATTCATGATCAATATCTCTTTCTATATTTTCCTTCTGATCATATATAATTACTTCATCTCCTAATATTCCATTCGCATAAAAATTACTATAATTATATAATGAACAATATCCATTATATCCATTTTTTTTAGCAAAATAACATACAAACCTACCACATGTTCTATCTAATTTTCCAGCACCAAATATTCTTTTATTTCGATATTTAATAATATCTGGTAAATATAATTTTTTATTTATAAATCTTGACATCCATAAATCAGGATATTTAGTATAACGTTCAATATATTTTATTTGATATCCAATATTACAATCATAACCATATTTAACTCTTAAAGAATCTAAGATATCCTGTTTTGAATGTCCAATCATTTCTATTTCTTTTTCAGTTAAATTATGTAAAAAATTAATTAATCTTTTTTCATTACGAATATCTGAAATTATAAATAATTTTGAATCATTTTTAAATTTATATGCATTTAATCCTCCTTTATAAGTTTTTGCATATAAATATCCAACTAAATCAGAACCAAACCAATATGGTTGTATTGGATCTGATTTTTTTAAAAATTCTTTTTCTAATTCAGGGGTTATATAATCTCGAGTCCCTTTAAAAATATATTCTCCTTTTTTTACACTCAATATTACATCTTTTTCTATCATAATTTTACCAATATTAATTGTATTAAAATGTACACCGTCTTTTTCCTCAAATTTTTTAAATGGTTCATAATTATAAAGAGGTTTATATTCTTTTAATAATAATTCATTATTATACATTTTATTTATTCTTTTAATAATTGGATTATCAATTAATTTTTCAGTCATACTATGTGTTAACTGATCATAAAAAGTTACTTTATATTTATTAATTAAAAAATCTTGCGTTTTTTTATCTAAAAATTCAATTTTATCAGATAAATCTGCCATATAAATTATAAATATTTTATTTATTAAATATTATCATAAAAATCATTTTCAAAACATCTATAACATAATTTATTATTTGATATTATTTGACCTGAAAATTTACTACATTCATTACACATTCCTGCATTTTTAATTAATTTTTCCCATTCATCATGTATATTTTTACGAATATTTGAATAATTATAGAACCATCTTATAAGACACATATTTATAATAAAGTTATTTTTTTATATAATAAAAACAAATTGATTTATAAAAAAATGAACTCTCACTTCGCTCACACTATTTTTTATAAATCAAAACAATTTGATTTATAAAAAAATGAACTCTCACTTCGCTCACACTATTTTTTTATAAATCAATTCCTTTTGAATTTGATTTATAAAAAAATGAACTCTCACTTCGCTCACACTATTTTTTTATAAATCAATTCCTTTTGAAATTGATTTATAAAAAAATGAACTCTCACTTCGCTCACACTATTTTTTTATAAATCAATTCCTTTTGAAATTGATTTATAAAAAAATGAACTCTCACTTCGCTCACACTATTTTTTTATAAATCAATTCCTTTTGAAATTGATTTATAAAAAAATGAAATATTAATATATTTAAATATATATCTATATTAATAATATAAGTAATGACTGATTTAGTAAATCCATACAAAAATACAATATTTTATACTAGAATAAAATTATTACCATATCAAATGAATAATGAATTATACATTAATTTAAAAAATAATCTAAAGAAAAAGGTTGAAAAAAAATGTAATAAATATGGATATATTAATAATATACATAAAATTTTATCATACTCAGATGGTACTATTAATGCGGAAGATTTTACTGCATCCGCTGTATTTGATATTAAATATTCTGCAAATGTTGTCATTCCTGTAGAAAATACAAAAATAATAGTAAAAATATTAAAAATGAATAATATGGCAATATTAGCAGAAAACGGACCAATTAAAGTCCCTTTAAAATATGATAAAATTTCAAATAAGTTTAAAGCAGTTCAAGGTACTATATTATATAATAATAAACAAATAAAAGTAGGGGAATATTTAATTATATCTATACTTGCTAAAAGATTTTATAACAAAGATAAATATATATCAGTTTATGGATATATCGAAGATGTTCCAACAGAAGAACAAATAAAAGAATTTTTTGAAATTAATCAAGAAGATAAAGAATCAATCGAAAATGAATCAACTTTAACAGAATATGTTACATTTAATGAAGACGAAGGAGTTGAAGAAAATAAATCTTCAATGATTATTAAAGAAAATGATTATGTTAAACAATCAAGAGTTATTAATTTATAAATAATATATAAGAAAATATAATTAATATAATATAGAAATTAATAGATGAATAAATTCCAAATATTTTGTACAAATTGTGGGAAAACTGGTCATAAACATAAAGATTGTCCAATGCCAGTAACTAGTTATGGTATTATTGTAATGAATATAAAAGATGATGAATTATGTAATAAATTAAAAAATAATTATATTCATAAAGGATTAATATATGAATTTAATGATAATATTGCAATTGATAAATACAATAAGACAGTAGATAAAATATATACTCAAGATGAATTAGAAAAAATAATTAATATGACTGAAATATTATTAATACGTAGAAGAAATAGTTTAGGATATATTGAATTAATTAGAGGGAGATATGATATAAATGAAACTGAATATATTGAATATTTATTTAAACAAATGACTGATAAAGAAATTAAAATGATTCAAGATAATAAAAATAATTTTGAATATTTATGGTGTGATTTATGGAATGAAACATTAGAAACTACTAAATTTAAAAAAGATTATGTCATAGCTAAAGAAAGATTTGATGAATTATATAAAAATAATTTTTTTGATAAAACATTTCAAAATGAATATAATGTACCAGAATGGGGATTTCCAAAAGGTAGAAGAAGTAACAATGAAAAAAATTTACAATGTGCATTAAGAGAATTTAATGAAGAAACATCACTGTGTAAAGATGATATATTAATTTTAAATAAAATATTTCCATTTAATGAAATATTTACAGGAACAGATGGAATTGTATATAAACATGTTTATTTTGTGGCTATTAAAAATAAATTAACTGAAATTGATAAAAGCAATTTATCATATGAAATTGGTGATATTAAATGGGTTAAATTTAATGAAGGGTCTGATTTGATAAGACCATATCATAATGAAAGAAAAAAAATTATAAAAGAACTAATACAATTTTTAGCGAATAATTTATAAAAATCAAGAAGAATATTATTATTATATTAATAATAATATTTTAATATATATTTTCATCAATATAATGATTATTATATGATTCATCTAAAATTGAATTTAAAAAATTATTCTAAAATTAAAAGAAATATCATTTAATTTAATATTATAAAAATTTAATATATATTATATTATAAAAGTAATGGATATAAATACTCAATTATTTAATTTTGCTATATCTCAAGATTGGGAAAATATAGAAAAAATAATTAAAGAAAATAAAGATATTGATTTAAATATTAGAGATGATTCTAATAATTATTTAATACAATTTATTATTTTATATAATAAACCAAATTTAATTGATATTTTTGTAGAAAAAAAATGTAGGATGGATATAATTGATAATGATGGAAAAACTTTATTATATTATGCAATTAAATTTAATTATATCAAATTAGTTGAAAAATTATTATCTATTAATTATATTGGATTTCCAATTATTGATTTAAAAGATAAAAATAAATATTATCCAATTCATCATGCAATATTATTTAATAATCAATCTATATTAGAAATATTAATAAATAATAAAGCAGATATTAATATTAAAGATTCATTTGGAAATACCCCATTATTTATTGCAATAAAACAAAAAAATTTTAAGATTATAAAATATTTATTATCAAATAAAAAAATTAATATTAACATTACAAATGATATTGGTGAAACTGCATTACATATTGCTTGTAATTATGAACAAGAATCAATTGTTGATCTATTATTACAAAATAAAGATTTAGATATTAATTTACAAGATTTTCAAAATAAATTTACGCCAATTATATATGCGATTGCCTTAAATAATTTTAATATTGTGAATATGTTAATAAATCAAGATAATATTAATTTATTATTACAAGATAATTTAGGAAATACAGCAGTTCATCATAGTATTATTGAAGAAACAAGTACAGAAATTAAAAAAATAATAAATGAAAAAATAGAAAAAGATAAATTAAAAGAAATATTTAATATGACAAATATTAATGGTAATACCATTTTACATTTATTATTAGAAAATAATATTCAAATTAATTTATCATTATATATTGAAAATACAAATTTAAATTTACAAAATTATATAGGTAATACAATATGGCATTTATTTGGAAAAAGATGGTATAATTATATTGAAATTTTAGAAAAAAAGAAAAATAATATTTTTATAAAAAATAAAAAAAATATTATTCCATTTGATTTATATAAAGATTCAGATAAGTTTTTAGACATGATAATTAAAAGTTATTATAATTATTTAAAATCAAAAAAGAAAGAATGGAAAAATGATTGGGAAAATATATGTAAAAATAATGATTTGGTTAAAAAATTAGATTTTAAAGATAATTCTTCAGAAAAAAATTGTTATGAAAGAATAAAAAATCATATTCTAAATGATAAATCTTCAGTTCCCTATAAAAAATCAACATATTGCGTGGTTTTTGATAATACACCAACAATTGATTTTATTACATACACTGGTACTTCTTTAGATATATTATCTGGATTATTATTTTTAAAACAATTTGATGACGTACAAACATCATTAACTAAAAAATTTATATCAAATGATGAATTAGCAGAATATTATAAAATATTAGGAATTATAAAAGAAATAAAAGGAGAATATATGAATTTTGAAATAACATGGTTATATCAAAAAATATTTTTTCCAAAAAATATTGATAATATTATAGAAAATTTAAATAATAATAAAAAAAGATTTTTAATTATTCCTATTGGTATTCATCAAGATAATGGAGCTCATGCAAATATTTTATTATATGATTCTAAATTAAATGAAATGGAAAGATTTGAACCAGCTGGTGGAGAATATCCTTTAGAATATAATTATAATCCAGATTTATTAGATTATTATATTGAATCATTTTTTAGTGAAAAATTTAAAGGTTTAAAATATTTTAAACCAAGATCATATGAAATGAATATTGGATTTCAAACTATGGAAATAATAGATATTAATAAAAAAATAGGAGATCCAAATGGATTTTGTGGTGCATGGTCTTTATGGTGGGTTTACATGAGAATTAAAAATGATACAATCGATAGAAAAAAATTATTTATTAATCTTGTTAAAAATATTAGAAGAAATAATTTATCTTTTAAAACAATTATCAGAAGTTTTTCAAAATTAATAATCGATATTCGTGACAATTTATTAAAAAAAGTAAGTTTAGATATAAATAAATGGTTAAATGATGATTTTGATTTTGATACATTTGATAGATTTAATATGATTATTGAAAAAATGATTCTATGAATATAAAAATATATTAATAAAATATTTATAAATGGAAAATTATATAAATTCAATTACTGATCATGAAATCGAAAATAGTATTATATTTATACCTAGTAATGATATAGCTGCATATAGTTCACATTCTTATTTTTCTATTATATCAAATATAGTTACATTTGGTTCAGATGATATAATTCCTAATGATTCCTCTAATATATCAAATGTAATTACTTTAGGTTCAGCTATAATTCCTAATGATTCCTCTAATATATCAAATGTAAATACATTTAGTCCATATATAGTTACATTTAGTTCAAATATAAATAGTGGTAATGTTTATAGTACATTATCTCCAGCATTTAGTCATAATTATAGTAATATTATATTAAATGATATTAAATGTAAAGATTTAATTTATAATTCAACCAAATTATCTATAAATAATGATGACATTAAATTTAAATCTGAATTAATTGAACCATATACATATAAATATTTATTTTTATATAAAAATATTAAATTTGATACTATATTAAAAATTAATCCAATAAATAACGAACATTTTGCAAATAGTAAATTTATGGATATGGTTAAAATTATAGAAAATTTATCTATTAACGATGATGATATAGAAATTAAATTAATATGTAAAAGTATTACTAATCATGATTATTTCATAAATAAAGTAATATCAAAAAAAATAGTTATTTCTATATAAAAAATTGATAATATTAGATATTAATTTTATTATAATTAAATAAAATTATTATGGTAGATATATTATCTAAAATTAAAGATATTGAAGATTATTGTAAGGCAAAACCAGAAGCGCATGTATTTAAAACTTTTAAAATATCATCTGATGATTTTTTAAAATTTAAAAATATTATTATTGATCTTAATTCTTATTCAAAAATTAATGATAAAATAATGAAACAATTATGGATTAAATATAAAACAGTTCCTCCAAAACCTCGTTTAATGGAAGTTTATTTTCAAATGGTTGAAAATGAAAATTTTACAAGGTCAATCATGATTGAAGATTTTTTATCTAGTCATGAAATTCGTGGTATTTCTGGAGTTTCTGTATGTGCTATATTTTTATCTCCTTATCCAAATGGTCAAAAATTTACATGTAGATGGAATTGTCATTATTGTCCGAATGAACCAGGACAACCAAGAAGTTATTTATTTGGAGAACCAGGTGTATTAAGAGCAAATCAAAATAAATTTGATTGTGTTGAACAATTATATAGTCGTATTAATTCTCTCAAAGCTTGTGGACATCCTACTGATAAATTTGAAGTTAAAGTTTTAGGTGGAACAATTCATTCATATCCTAAAGATTATCTTGAAGAATTTATGAGAGATATTTATTATGCAGCAAATACATGTTCATCAAAACATTCCAGAGAAAGAAAAACACTAGAAGAAGAACAAGATGTAAATGAAATATCTCAACATAGAATAATTGGGCTTACAATTGAAACTAGACCAGATTGTATTAATTCTTCGGAACTTATTAATTTTAGAAGATGGGGAGTTACTAGAATTGAAATCGGAGTTCAACATACTGAAGATTCTATTTTAAAAGCTGTAAATCGTGGTCATGGAATCAAACAATCATTAAAAGCTATTAAATTAATGAGAGATTGTGGATTTAAAGAAGTAATTCATCTAATGCCAAATTTACCAACCTCTACAGAAGAATTAGATATAAAAATGATTGATTATATTATTAAAAATGTATGTCCAGATGAAGTTAAAATGTATCCAACAACAACAACTCCATTTACTCAAATACTAGAAGATTATAAAGAAGGTAAATATATTCCTTACGGGAATGAATCTCTTGAAAATGTTATTTTACATTGGTTAATGAATGTTAATGAATGGACTCGTAACGATCGTATTGTTAGAGATATACCAAAATATTATATTGTAGATGGTGTTAAATCATCAAATCAAAAACAAGAATTTGATGAAATTATGAAAGAAAAAGGAATCAAATGTAAATGTATTAGATATCGTGAAGCAGGTCGTCATGAAAATTATAAATCAGAAGACGGAGAATTAGTAATAAGAACTTATGATGCTCATGGAGGGAAAGAATATTTTATTTCATGGGAAAGTAAGGATAAAGAAGTTATTTTTGGATTTGTTCGTTTAAGATTAGTAAATAAATCTGCTTTTGATATTTTTCCTGAATTAGAAAATTGTGCTCTAATTAGAGAATTACATGTATATGGTAAAACTATTAAAGTTAATGATAAAAATGATGGTATTAGTTCTCAACATATTGGTATTGGTAAAATACTAATGAATAAAGCGGAAGAAATTGCAAAAGAAAATGGTTTTAATAAAATTTCAGTAATTGCAGGTATTGGAACTCGTAATTATTATAAGAAAATTGGATATGAAAAAATAGAAACATTTATGATTAAAAAAATCTAAATAGTTATTATATTTTTGAATGGTTCTTTTATTAAATTAAATATTTCTTCACTTATTTCTTTTTTTTGTAATATTATATCCCAATAAGGTATATGATCTATATACTTTTCATTGTATATATTTAATGTTGCACCATATTTTTGTAATAATTTGATCGCTGATATTTTTTTATTTAAAAAATCATTATGAGATATATCATAACAAATATAACTTTTAGTTTCTAAAATTATTTTCATAATTGGAATATCATAAGAATTAGAATATCTTTCATTTTTCATACGACTATTTAAAATATTTGTTAAATTACCATATCGTAATTGCATATTTTCTAAAGTATATTCTAGATTACATAAATCTAGACCATTATGTATAACATCATAAATTAAATGCATAAAATCTTCTTGTTCTTTTATTGATAAAATATTATTAATATTCATATAATATTAATAATATAAATAAATAATTGTTTATACTCATTATTTATTATAGGTAAATATGCATATAAAAAATTGAATTAATTATTTTTTAATCGTATTAAATTAACTATATATAATTAAAATGTTCCATTTTGAAATTATTGATAATAAAAATAAAATTATTTTTGAAGATAAAGATATAAAAACTATACTTAAAAACATTATATCATTTGAATTAAAAAATGTTAAGAGTGATGATACACAAGATGTTATTTTTGAGGATTCTGTTGGTAATATTTTACAAACTATATCTGAAAAATATTTAAAACATATTTTAGGAATTGAAACAATTAGTAGAAAAACCGCAAAATTAGATAAATCAATTGAAACTTTTAAAAAATTAAAACAAACTGATATTTCAACAATAACGTTAAAAAATAAAGCACATGAAGGTATAGTTACTATTTGGGATGAAGAAAATATAGAAACATCAGATTCAGAATTAGATAAAGAATTAGAAGATGCAATGTGTAGTGATTATGATACAAGTTCAGATGAATCAGTAGAAAAAGAAATTAAACCATCAAATTCAAAAATAGAATTTGATAAATTAAAAAAGGAAAATGAAAGATTATTAGAAGAAATTAAAATACTAAAATCTTTTGTAACTAAATATAGAACTATGTCATTAAAAATTAATGAAGAAGTATCTAAAATAGAATTAAAATAGTTTTTGTAAAAATTGATATTTAAAATTTATACTATAATTAGTATTAGTTTAAAAAAAATGAACATTTCAATAGATGGTGTTAAAATAGGAGATATAGTAAGAGGAACTGTTGGGACATTTTCTCAAAAATATATCATGATGGGAGGTTATGAACAATATAATAGAACGGTAGAAGGAACAATTATTAAAAAAGGTAAAACTTTTTTTGAAACTATTATTATTACTGAAGATGGAGATGAAACGTATTTAGTGGCAGATCCAGGAACATCTGGATATTATTATGTAGAATTAATTAAAAAAGATTAAACAATAATATCATCTGATAATTCAATATTATTATTAAATAAATCAGTTATAAATTCATCATCTGTTAATTTTTTATTTATTTTATATTTATGATATAATAAATAATTAACCATTTCATCTAATTTTTCTTTTATAAATTTAATTTCATATGTTTCATTACTTAATATGTTCATTAATTTATATTTATAATTAATTTCTTCTAATTCTTTTCTATTATCTTTTAATTTTTGTAATTCAGATTTATCATCTTTTTTAATTCGTGCAAATAATAGATTGATTGATTTAATTATTTTACGGTTATTATTACTATCAATAACTTTAAAAAAATTTAAATCTAATTCACAAACAATATATTTTTGATTATTAATAAATAATATATTACCTATTTCTAATTTTTTAAATGGAATCATTTCTATTTTTGATTCAACTCTATAATTATTTTCCATGATTTTAATTTTTTTGTCAATTTCATTAATTTTTATTTCTTTCATATTCTCATTTAATAGTGCATATATTGCTAATTGAATAAAATGTTCTGTATCTAATTCTCCAGTACATTTAAATTCCCATATTGTATCACGATCTAAACAATCTATTCTTCCAACAATAACTTTTCCAAATTTTAATTCTGGATTAAAAACATCAACTTCAAATTTTGCATTTTTATTTATAACTAATTCTAATCTATCAACTGCATCATCTAGTTTTTCATCATCCATCCAATTATATTCTTTTATTTGATTCATTTTAAAATTATATCCAGATGAAAATGAAATATATTGAGTTGCCAATTTTAATAAATCTGATGTTGGCATATTTATATTTAATTTTATATTTATAATTTGATTTTTATTTTGTAAAATATCATAAATTGACATTTTATTATTATTTACATATTCAAAATAAGCTGGGATGATTACACCATTAATATCTGCAACATATTCATATAAATTTCCTTGTTTTGTTTTAATTGGAATATTAATAAATTTATCTTTTTTATTAATTTCAATTCTATCAAAAAAATCTAAAGCTTTATTAATAATTTCTGATGGTAAATGTTTTGTAATTTCAGATACATCGATTGTAATAGTTTTTCCATTTTCATATATTGTTCTTAAATGTTCTCTTTCATAATGAGTATATTTTTCTAATAAATCTTCATTTAAAAATGGTAAATAATTTTTTTGAACACTATGAAATAATGTTAAATTTTCTTTAGCTCTAGTAATAGCAACATATAGTTCATTTGGACAAACATTTGGATCCGCATTTTTATTAAATATTTGAAAATATGATTCATCAAAAGAATAAACTATTACATTTTTTCTTTCTAATCCTTTAGATTGATGAAATGTTGAAAATACTATTTTATTTTTAATTAAATCATCATCTAATTTTTCATCATCATCTGTTGGTACATGTATAGGTATATTTAATTTAGTTAATGCATTTGCTAATATTCTAACTGGACTATCATTTTTTCCTTTTTTAACTGATGGCGCTAAAACAAATATATCATCAAAATGACAATCTTCTAAATAATACATTATTTCCATTAAAGGTCTTTCAAAATTAAATGTATCAGTCATTATATATCTAACTTTATTACCATTTTTATTTGCATTTATATAATTAAAACCCATTACACAATTATTTATAAAATCAGCCATTTGATTTGTAATTCTAAATGATGTTGATAATTTTAAATCATTCCAATTTAAATCATTTGGTTTAAATATTTTGTCAGCTAAAGTTATAAATCTATAATCAGCATTATTAAATGCATATATACTTTGAAATTTATCACCAATTATACAAATTCTACAATCAATTAGATTATCATTTATAATTTTATTAACCAATTTATAATATATTTTATTCATATCTTGAGCTTCATCAATAACAATTATAGAATAATTAATTTTTTTTAATGGTTTAGTATTTTCATTTAAAACTTTTATTATTACACTATCTTTATAGCATTTATTATTATAATGACCAACACAAAAAGAATGGTAAGAGTCAACATTTAAATTATTTAATCCTAATTGATTTCTTTTATTTCTTGTTTCTAATTTTAATCTTGTATTGTAAGTTAATAATAAAATTGATTCATTTTCTAAATTTTGAGCCATATGCAATACAGTAGTTGTTTTACCACTACCAGCAACCGAATTGACTTTAACATTATTATTTTTTATTGAATTTATAATATTTATTTGCTCATTTGAAGCATTTTGAAGCATTACTAATTACTATATATAAATGTTTATATATACTAATTATTTACTATAATAAAAATAGCAGAAACATACAATAATTGTACCAATGTTAATTATCCCATAAATATTTATTATATTATTTAAATTATTTATATTATTATTATGTACTAAACTATCTAATAAATATTTTATATTTTGTATTTTTATATTTTTTATCGAATCATCTAATTTATTTTGTAAATTTATTATTTTAATATTATCAATATGATTATTATAACTTTCTAAATTTATTTGATTTAATTGATATTCATAATTATCTTTATATGAAATAATATTTTGATTATCATTTTTAATTGCACTAATTTCATTTCTTAACATATCAATACTAATTTTATTATTTTTAAAACATCTCTCTAATTTATGAACAATAATTCGAAATGAACATATTCTATCATTAATATAGGGTATAATTTTATTAATTTCTTTTATAGTTATATTTGGGTCTATATTATCTTGGTCTGTTTCTACTTTTTCTTGCATATAGTATATTATTAAATAATTTTTATATTATTAAGAATATAATTTTTCTAATCCATGAATTACTTTAGTATGAACATATAATGCTAAATTTATTGGTACATAATTATTACTAATAGAATTACAAGTTTCACATCCACTAAAATGAACATTTGTACTATCACAAATTGATATATGAGATGGTATATAATTGTGTTTTTGTAAATATTTTAATATCATTAAAAAATGTTTTATTCTTTTTTCTATTTGTTTAATTTCAATATGTAATAATTTATTATATTTTATATAATCATCATTATTTTTTGGTATTTCTCTAGGATTTTTATATTCGTAATCTTTATGTTCTGTTCTATTTGGAGAACTTACGTCAAATGAATCAAGCTTATATGTTTTATCATATGGTTTACCATTACAAACAAAATAATCTAAATCAATATCTAATATAAATTTATTACCATTTTTTTTAATTAAATTAACCATATTTTTTAAACTTTCTTTTGATAAATTTTCAGATTGAATTTTTGCATAAGTTTTTGAGATTTCTCCTACATTCAAAACATATGAAAATTCATCTAAATTATAAATATTTTTAATATTAGTATCAGTTTTAAAACTAATACCATTTTTCATTTCTTTAAAAAAATAATTTAAATTGATTGGTTTATCTAAAACCCATGATGGCATATTCCAAATTGTATCTCTAATACCAGTAGCCACAAATACACCACTATTTGCTGCTCCAATATCCCATACAATATTTTGTGCTTTTTTAATAAAATCATTATTATTAGTTTTTAAATAATTATTATATAAAATTGGTAATCTTTTAGAAAAATCTATATAATTAAAATCAGGGTGAGTATCAAAATGAATAAATGTATTATTTATTTTGTGAATTTTTTGTTTAAAATAAAATGGTAAAATTTCATTATGTTTTGTAACTAAAACTAGTGGTATATTACCTATTTTATTCATATATTGGTAAAAACATAAACTTCTTAAATATAATTCAATCCAACAATCATAATCTAATGCATATTGTTTTCTATCAAATAATAAATATAATAAATAATTAAATAATAATTTATGTTTTGTTGAATTTAATTTATTTGTATGTTCATATTTTACTAATTTATTAATATTATGACTAAATTCATTAATAAAATTATCTAATATTTTTAATTTTAATTTCATTTATAATTATTTATAAAATATTTATAAATAAATTAATTATATAAAAAGAAAGCAATTAATAATATTAATAATGATTGCTAAAAATAGAATACCAGCAGAATATAAAAAATTAATTAGAGATCCAATCGAAAATGTTACTTTTAAAATGAATGAACAAAATATATATGAATGGGAATTTATTTTAAATGGTCCAAAAGATTCTCCTTATGAAGGAGGTATCTATAAAGGAAATATTAAATATCCTACTGAATATCCTTGTAAACCTCCTGAAGTAACATTTACATCTAAATTATTTCATCCAAATGTTTATTCAAATGGTAAAATATGTATATCTATCTTACATGAAGGTACTGATGTGACTGGTTATGAAAATCAATTAGAAAGATGGAGTCCTATAAATAATATAGCAGTAGTATTTAAAAGTATTTTAGTATTATTAAATGAACCAAATATATATTCAGCTGCAAATGTTGATGCAGCTACATTATGGAGAGATAATAAAAACATGTATAATAAAAAAATTAAAGATGATATGAAATAATTATTTTAGTTTAACTAAATCATCAAAAATATTTATTCCTGTCATTAAAGACATATATATTATATATGGTGTTGTAAAAAATTCTTTATATTTTTTATTATACTCAGTTTCTAAATTTTCCATATATTCTCTTTTTTCTAATTCACTACTTAATTTTGCAATACCTTTTAATAATGGATCTTTCCATTCTTCCATCTCGGAATCAACAAATTTCATAAATTTTATTAAAAATTCATAAAATTTAATTTTTTCAGTTTCAATATTATCTAAAATATATACAGGATATCTTACTTCCATATCAGGTGAAACTTTCATTGCTTCTAAAAACCAATTTTTCATAACTGCATTTACTCTTTTATCTTTATTCATAATTTTTACTTCTTCTTCAATTTGATTATTAACTTTTTGAATTTCACTTGATTTGGGTTGAAATCTCTCATTTTTTTTTTCATTAATTTTATCTCTTAATTTTTGTCTTAGTTCTTTATTTAAATCCATAATATTTATTATATATAATATAATTTTATATATAACTTATTTGATTATATTATAAAAATTATTATATAACATAAATTATGTTTCTAACAGAAGATAATAAAATATATCTTAATAATTTAATTAAAAATATCTTCATAAATTTAAATAATATTGAATTTGATCAATTAATATATATATATTATCAGCTAATTGAATATATTTATTTAAAATTATTAATTAATGAAACTGATAAAGAAAAATTTTTTAATCAATTAAAAAGAAATAATAATAGAGAATTAAAAGCGATTCTAAATTTATTGTTACCATATATTGATGATTCTGATAATTATAAAAATTATAAATATATAAAAAAATTAAAAGATATTACTACTTTAAAAATAGATGAAAAATATATTATAAGTAATTTTCAATATAGTCGAGGTTATTTACAAGAAGATAATAAAGATGAATTTAAAATATATGAATTTTCTATTAAAGATATCGAAATTAATTTTGAATTATTAAAACAAACTATTGATAGATTAAGAATAAAATTTTATATTAATTGGGTAAATATTGTACCAATATTACTTGAAAATTATCCATCTTCAAAAATTTATCAAAATAGTCGTAAATATTATATTGAAAAAAACGAAGAATATAAAGAAACATCATTACCATTTGGAGAAATTTTTGATACTATTGTAAATGATTTATATTATAATACTCTTGAATTTAAATGGTTATTATTTGAAAAAAATGTAAATAATAAAGATATTATGTATTTAGATATATTAAATAGAATTTATGATGTACATAACATTCTAAATAATAAAATTAATAGTAAATGGATATTATTAGACGAGAATAAACAAAATTTATTTACAAAAAATATGGATTTATTTTTTAACAAAGCTATTAATGGTGAAAATTATGATGAATATTCAAATGAATTATTAAAAGATTTTTTTACTTATATGATGAATTTTTTTGATACTAAATATGAATTTTTAAAAGATGCTATTCAAGATTCAAATAATACATATAAAAAAATTATAAAATATGAAGTTAATGATAATGAAATTAATGAAGATTTTGATTTTAAAGATAAGGAAATGACAGATTATTTTAATAATTATAAAGCATTAAATAAATTTTATTTATATGATTTTATAAGATCACAAATATTAAAATTAGAAAGATCGTGGTATGGATTTAAAATATTTAGAAATAATAAAATAATAAAATTACATGAATATACACAAATTATATATGATGATAAAAGTAATAATAAAATTGATTTAAATAAACTAGAACAATTTTATAATAATAATGTTATTGAAGAATTATATGATAATAAACAAATATATTTATCATATAAAAATATATATAATTTTGGAAAATCTTTATTTTATATTAATAAATCAAATAAAAAATTAGATAAAAATATAGATAATTTTAAAGATTTAATTATATCAAGATTTCATGATAATTTAAATGAATTCCAAAAAAAGAATTTAAATAATATTTTTAAAGATTTTTTTGATAATTCGGATAAAAAAGAATTAGATAAAAATTTTATTTTTACAAAATCAATTAATAAAAAATATCAATTTAATGATGTTAATATATTAAAAAATATAAATATTCAATTTATTGATTTTATTTTTGGTAAAATACTTGGTATTGTTTTTGAATGTTTATGTAAAAGAGGAATATTAAATGAATATATTATTAGAGATGAGAAATTTGAAAAATCTGTATTAAATGATCCTAAAAATATTTTAAAAAAGGAAGCTGAAAATATATTTTTTAAACATCTTGAAAAATATAAAAATGCTTATTATTATTTAACCGATGATAAATTTAATAATCTAATAAAAATTAATGATAAAAAAACTGGTAAGAATAAGACTTATTTTAAAAGATTAGCTGAAGATATGGCATGGTATAATTATTATGCTATGGATTGGGTAAGTCAAATCAATTTTTATCATCATTATATTAATCAAAGAATTACAATGTTAACTGGAGGTACTGGTGTTGGTAAATCAAGTCAAGTTCCAAAATTATTATTATATGGTCTAAAAGCTTTTGATAAAAAATTTGATGGTAAGGTAATTTGTACTCAACCACGTATTTCACCTACAACTGATAATGCAAAAAATATATCTAAAGAAATGGGTGTTGATATTGAAGATAATAATAGAATTTACAATAAACAAGTTAAAACTACAAATGGAATTATACAATACAAATATGAAAAAGATTCACATATAGATGAAGATCAAAATTATTTTTTAAGAATATGTACTGATGGATCATTATTAATTGAATTACAAAAATCGCCATTATTAAAAAAATTAATTATTGGTTCAAGAGATGAATTTGATATTGATAATATTAAATTATATTCACATAAAAATTTATATGATATAATAATAGTTGACGAATCTCATGAACATAATTCTAATATGGATTTAATATTATCTATTACAAGAGGTTCAATATTTTTAAATAATCAATTAAGATTATATATTGTTTCTGCTACTATGGAATCAGACGATCCAATATATAGAAAATATTTTAGAGGAGTAAATGATAATTTAAAATATCCAATTAGAGATTTTTATAATCCAGAAACTAATACATTTAATGAATTATTAGATAGAATAGTAATTGATAGAAGAATACATATATCACCACCTGGCCAAAGTACACAATATAAAATTAATGAAATATATCATGATATAGATTTAGAAGAATCTAAATCCTATGATTTAGCATTATCAATTACAAAAGATATTTGTCTAAATAATAGTCCAATTAATAATGATATATTATTATTTTGTACAACAAAAACAAAAATTATAAAATTAGTTGATGAATTAAATAAAGTATTACCATTAAATACAATTGCAATTCCTTTTTATAGAGATTTACCAGAAGAATCCAAATCATTAATAACATCTAATGTAAATCAAATAAAAAAAACATTTAAATTTGAAAGAAAATATATTAATGATGTTTTAAATAATAAAATTAAAAAAGAAGATAAAAATTCTAGCTATAATTATGATAGATTAGTTATTGTTTCAACAAATATTGCAGAAGCATCAATTACAATTGATTCATTAAAATATGTTATTGATACTGGATATAATTTAGATGTTTCTTATAATTATAAAAGTGAAACATCTAATATAGAAGTTAAAAAAATATCAGAAGCTTCAAGATTACAAAGAAAAGGACGTGTTGGACGTGTTGCAGATGGATACGTTTATTATACATATCCAAAAAATGCAAGATTAAATATTCAGCCATCTTATAATATTTGTAAAATTGATTTTTCAAATAATTTTTTATCTTTAATGGATGAAAATCCAATATTAATAAAAGAAGAAGATATTTATAATTCAGCATATTATAGATTTTTCTTTTTAGATATATCTAAAGAGAATATTGATCATATTAAAGATTTAATTGATTTTATAGATGATTTTAAAAATATAATTAAAAAAGAAAAACAAGATTATTTAAAATTACATATTCGATTTATAATTAGTCAATATTTAACAATTTCAATGTTAGATAAAAAACAAATTTATTCTGATAATTTATATAATATCGAATTTATAAATGAGGAATCATATTCATATATATGTCCTTTTACTACAACTGGTATTAATAGTTATGTATTAATAGATGATAATTTATCATTTTATTTAATACATCCTTTTGAAAATGATATTTTAAAATATAGAAATAATTATACACGTGAATTAGATAAAAAATATTACGGTGAAAAAGATCAATTTAATAAAAATTTTAAAGAAAAAATGATTGGAAAATTAAAGATTAATTTATATGTATATGAATACATGAATAGAATTAATAAAATTAGAACAGTTTTATATCTAGAATCATTAAAACAAAAAACTGATAAATTATTAGAATTAGAATATTTTTATCCAATTATTATGAGTTACAAATTAAATGTATTTGAAAATGTCTTATTTATTGTTAGTTTTTTACAAGAAGGCAATTTTGATATCTTATCATATGTAGATAATTTAGAATTATTTAAAAAAATTTTTTCAGATAAAACATCTGATTTATTAATAATTAATAAAATATTTGATTTATTTAGAACCACGTATAAGCATATTCTATTAAATAATAATATTACAGATGTAAAAAATAATTCATATTCTATATTTAAAAATAATTTATATAATTATATAAATAAAAATTATAATTTATTAAATTCATATGATTATGATATATTAATTAAATTTTTATTAATGAATACAAATGAAGAAAAAATTAGAGATGAATTATTAAAAAATAATAAACCAAAATTAATTCCTCAATATATTTTAAATGAAATTAATTTATGGTGTAAAATGTATGGAATTAATTATGAAAAATTTTTAAAATTAATATATAAATATATTGAAAAATATGTTCAATATAAAAATATATTAGAAAATCCAAAATATAATAAATATTTATTTGATTTTAAAATTGATGATGAATTAACAATTGATAAGAATATAATTAAATCATTTATGTTTGGTAATATTAATAAGATATTTATTAATGATAATGGGGTATATAAAAAAGCAAATAATTTTATTTCGGAATTTACATTTAAAAAAAATTCATTTAAAAAAAAATGGATATCAAATGTAATTAATAATTATTATATTTTAGTTTTAAATACAGAAAATGAAATTAAAGATAAAAATATAATTATTAAAAATGATGAAGAAACAGATAATGATAATGTAATCATTAATAATGTTTCAGCAATTGATAATAAATTATTATTTGAATTTAATTATTTTCAAGATAATCCATCAAATAATCTTTATATTCAAATGAATAATATTAACCATAATTATATATGTAATAATCCAATAAATATTGATAAATTAAAACATCCACAAGATCCCAAATTTAATGAATATATTAATAGTTTACAAATAGATATACAAAATTATATTAATAAAAATTGCTAAAAAAATTGATATTTAAATATCATATCACTTATGTATCTTTTATAAAATAATATGAATCAATTCCAATTAATAATTGAGACTAATGAAAATTATAAAGAAACAACTTTATTTCCTTGGATAGAAAAATCCAAAAATAATATTATATTCAAATTTGAAATTATTCCAATAAAATATTTCGATAAAATATATTTTATTAGTTTAATATTTCCTTATAATTATAATTATATTCATCTTAGATACAAAGATGAAATTTTTAAATTAAATTTAATTCATAATTCTAATGAATTAAATTTATGCTTATTCGAATGTGAAAAATATAATGGTTTTCATTATACATTAAATAATTTAAAATATAAAATTCCATCTGATAAATTTGATGATTTTATATTTATTAATAATGATACTCGTATAAAAGTTCAGCATATTGATTATTTTTTTAAAAATTATAATTCAGATTTACTACCTCCTTTAGCATATCTTAATGTTCAATCAGAATCAGTATATATTAGTTCTGTATTATATAATGATTCGAATGATGGAATTTATGGAATTGTTAGAAATACTGAAGATCATCATATTTTAATTCCGGCAATTGCAATTAAAAGATTATTAGATGGTACTAAATTTGGTTTTGTATATTCTAATTTCTATTGTGATTATGAATTAAATAATAAATGTAGTATTACTATATTAAAATCATATTATAAAAATATTAAAATTAATTCATGTGTAACTGAGATTGATGATTTAATAATTATTAATGGTAAAATAAAATATAATAAAATTAATGAATGGGTACCAATCGAAGTATATTTATGGTATGAATGGTTAAATGGTAAAAATATGAATTTAAAACTTATTCAAAAAAATAAAAAATCAAATATAAATTTAGAATTTATTGATTTTACAAAAATTTGCAGTATACCATTTAGATCAACAAATAATTTAAAAATTCTAACATTAAGTTTTGAATTATTAGATTATTTTTATGATAAAAATATAATTTTATATAATAAAAAAATTAATAATAAATTATTAAATTTATATGAAAATAAAGATAATATTTTAATTGAAATCAATGACAAATTAATCATGAATAAATATGAAGAACCAACACAAATTTGTGATTTTTTAATTAGTATAATTTAATTTTTTTTCTTTATTATTTTATGAGTAATAGAAGAATTAATATTAGTCCAAATTTTTGGGGCCCAAAAGGTTGGTTTTTTATAGATAGTATAGTATTATCATATCCAGACTCTCCATCTGTAAATGATAAAAATGAATTTTATAATTTTTTAATGTCGTTAAGAGACGTATTGCCATGTGAAGGGTGTAGGCATCATTTTAAAGAATATATAAATAAACATCCATTATCAGATAAAGTTTTAGCATCAAAAAAATATTTAATTAAATGGATATTAGATGCTCATAATCATGTTCGAAAAAATCAAAATAAAAAACAAATATCCTTAAAAGAATTTTATGATTATTATACTAGAGAAAATAAATTAGAAATAAATGAGGAAACATCTGAAGTTAAATCATTAATTGAAAATTTTCCTTATTTACCAAATTACACTTCAGTTATTGGTATAATATGTATATTTATTATATTATATTTATTAATTGCAGCCAAAAAAAAATGGTATTAAAAAATTGATATTTAATTTAATTAAATCTAATATAATTATCCATATATACATATGAATCATAATTTTCGACCACTCTGGATTAATAAAGGATTTTCAAAAAAAAATGAGCAAATCTCTAACGAAGAAAAACAAAAAAACCATCTTGATTTGTACAGAGAAAGTATTATAAGTATATTTCCAAAGAAAATTAATAATGAAGATATTTATTCTAATTTTGATGATGATATGGAATATTTAAATAATTTTTTAATTAAAGATGATTTAGAAAAAATAAATAAATATTTAAATAATGAAATTGAAATAACAAAATATAAATTACAAAATATAATAAATTATTCATCAAAAATACAAAAATGTAAAATAGATAAAGACACAAATAATTTAGAAATTGAAAAAATAACTACAGAAATAGAATCTTTAAATAACCAATTAAAAACTATTCAAGAAAATAAGTTAAATAAAATTAAATTTACACCGATTGAATATAATATTTTAGATAGATTAAAATTAATTCCAGAAGAAAAAAAAATTCTCGAAGAAAAAAATAAGGAAATATTAATTGAATTAAATATGTATGAAATTAATCAGGAAGAATCAGAAGAAAATATTAAAGAATTAGAAAATTATTTAAATTTTATAAATGAAAATAGAAATGAATATAAAATAGATGGTTCTATAATTATAATACCAATAAAAAAAAATAATTGAATATTTTAATTTATACTATCATATAATTTCCTTTATTTAAACAATGAGTATTATTAATGCAATTAATCCTTTAAATTATAGAAGTGTTGTTTCATTCAATTTTGATAAGATTACAAATCAAGAATTATGGGATATTCGTATAATTAATTTTTATAATGATTTAATAAAACATCCGATTGATAAAAAATTTATTGGTATTAGAGTTAATATAAATGAAGATTCTGAATTTATGATTAAATTAAATGTTGATGACATAAATTTTGATAAAATAAATAAGTTTTATCAAAATTGTTGCAAATTTATAAATTTAAAATCTTTTTATTATGAATATCTAGAAAAAATATATCATTTTAAAGGTGATACAAATATTAATATTAATATTAATAATATTATTGTACCTATCCAACCAAACTCTTTTATTCAAGCAAATCATCAAATGGGAAATATTTTATATAAAGAAATTATGAATATAATAAAACCAAATGAAAAATTAATTGTTTATGGAAGAAATTCATATCATATTGCATCCCAAATATATAAAAATTTTAAAGAAATATTATGTATAAATCCATGTGAAATTGCAAATTCAGATGGTTTACAATTAATTAGATTACATAATTTTTTTTGGTCAACAATTAAATCAAAAATAGCTTTAATTGATCATATTAATAGTTCAGATGAAAATACAACAATAATAATTAGTCCAGGTAGAGGAGGATATTGTTATTTTGATCAAATTAATAAAGAAAAATTTAGAAATAAGCAATTTATATATATTACATGTAATGAAGAATCATTTATTAAAAATATTAAAAAAGATTTTAATATTAAAAATAATATAATGATTGAATTATTTCCAGGTACTAAATTTAATGAGCATATAGTTGAATTAGAATTAATTTAACTATCAAATTTTATTTATTATATTTTTTAAACTTTAACATCAGAAACAACATTTACTTCAGGCACAACCGCTTTAACATCAGGAACAGCCGCTTCAGTAGGAACAACTACTTCAGGTACAACTGCTTCAACTTTAACATCAGGAACAACATTTACTTCAGGTACAACTGCTTCAACTTTAACATCAGGAACAACATTTACTTTAGGTACAACTGCTTCAACTTTAACATCAGGAACAACATTATTTTTTTTAACAGATGGTACACAACAATTTGAAACTTTATTTACTTTTGCATCAGTTGAGACAATTAATATTGATTCATCAACTTGTATGACTGATTTAGCATTTATTCCTATAACATCTGAATCAACATTATTTTTTTTTACTGATGGAACACAATAACTAGAAACTTTATTTACTTTTACATCAGATGTAACTGATCTATTTTTTTTAATATAAGGATAGCAACAAGAATTAGAAACAACTTTTACATTATTTTCAACTATATCAATATTTTTTGCAACATCAGTATTTGAAAATTCTAATTTACTTTCTAATAATATACATGATACATTTAATAAATCATTGAATTTATCACCATTAACTTTTATTACATTTAATTCAACAATTGATAATAATATAAATTTAATAAAATCAATTAAATTATTTTTTGAAAAAGTATCTTTATTTATTTTACTTGAAATACCAAATATTTTTAATACAATATTTGGTATTTCAAGTAAATTTATTACGCCATCATTTGTACTTTGATTAATAACCTCTGATATTTGATTTAATGAGTCAACATTATTATTTAATAATAATTTTACTAAATTAATTAAATTATCATTTGTATCTTCACAAATAAATTTATTTTTTAAATGATTTATTTTTTCTTCAGAATTAGTTATTTCTGATAAAAATTTAACTAAATCTATATTATTTTGAGAATTTTGATTCATAATATATAATATAAATAATATAATTATATTTTTATAATATATATGTTATTAATTCTTTTTTATTTATTAATAGTTTTTCTAATTTATTATTTTTTTTCAAAAAGTAAAAAAGAGAATAAATTAAAAAAAGAAAAGAACAAAAAAATACAAATAGAAAAATTTTCGTATGATTATTCACCCAATGAATATAAACATTATGTAGAAGGATTTAATATACCAAGACCAGCATACAAGGTTGATACTAATTTTGATGACACAGTTATATTTGATATTAATAAAAAAATATTAAATTCAAATGCTAAAAATATAAATCAATTATTTACAGATATAGTAGATGATAATTATAAATTAGTTAATAACTTAAATAAAACAATACCAAATGAATCATCTAAAAGACCATTATATGTAAATTTATACTATAATCCTAAATCTGAAAAAAAATATATATTCTCAACAGAATTACCTAAATTAGGTTTTTATAAACAATATAACACACAAAATAAAGTATCGAAAGTACCAAAACTATCTAAATCACCAAAAATAGAAAATAATATTATAAATAATATAATATCACAAATACAAAATTTGCTATTATTTAAAGATTCTAATTCAAAAATTAAAAAATCTCCAATAAAAGATAAAAAAAATAAAAATTGATATTTATATATATAAAAATAAAACAATAATTAATCTATAAGATGAATAATATTAATACTTCTCATGTTCTTAATTTAGGTTACTTTAAATCTAAATTAATTACCGATATAAAAACAAAAAATTTTATTATTAATTTTATATATTCAAATATTAATGTTTATAATTATAGATATAAAATTATTGATTCAATTGATATTTTAGAAAATATAAAAAAAAATACTGATAATTTTTATATAATTCCTCATTTTCAAGGTTATAATTTTTTCATAATATTTACTAGATATAATGATTTAAATTTATGTGTTTTAATTGATAAAAAAAATATTAAATATAAAAAAGAACAAATTAATTTACGAGATATAAATATGTATCAATTAAATGTTAAATGTAATAATAGTCTATTTAAAAATACATTTATAGATGGTAGAATTATACGAAAAAATGAAGACAACATATTTTTATTACAAGATTGTTATCTATTGGAAAATGAAAAACTTCTTACCGAAAGAATGACATCTAAAATGGAACTAATTGATAAAATTTTAATTGAAAAATTTTATGATAATAATTTAAAAATTAATGTTATTAAATTTTATAAAATTAATCAAATAATAGAAATTTCTGAAAAAATGAAGACAACTGAATATGTGATTAATGGATTTATTTTTGTTCCTTCAAGAAGTGGAATTAATTATATTTATGTTAATAATCATGAAGTAGATTTATTAAAAAATGAATTACCAATTGCTATTAATAAATACGATAATAATACATTTATTATTAAAAAAACATTAATGAGAGAAGTATTTGATGTTATAGATATAGAATCACAAAAAAGATTAGGAATATGTTATATTCCTAATATTATTAAAAGTCATTATATGAGACAATTATTTAAAGATAAAATATTTCATAAAATGAAATGTAATTATAATGAACAATTCAAAAAATATGAACCTGTTGAATTGGTTGATTAAAATTTAGTGTTGATTCAATATTATAAAAATAAAACCATAATATGCATAAAAAAATTAATGAAAAAATAAAATCATACAACTAACATTATCAGTACTTCCTTTTTTAATTGCTTCTGTTGCTATTTTTTTAGCTATATTATTTTTTAAACTATTTGTGATTATATTATATTTATAATCATTTTTCATTTCATGTAAAACAAATTCAACTGCACTTTGATTATCAAATACATCCCATAAACCATCACATCCTAATATTATAAATTTATCTTCATTATCTATTTCATAATCAAATATTTCCGGTTGATGAAATACATATGGTTTACTATCAATATCACCGAATGATCTTGAAACAGATAATCCTGCAATTCGAGGATCATCTCCTGGTAATTGTGTTATAGTTCCTCCCATTTTAGTTATTCTATCATATTCTTCAAATGATGTTGGTTTATGATCTTTAGTAAGTGCTATACCAATATTATATTTATTACATAAAACTGCTCGACAATCACCCAAATTAATAATTTGTAATCTTTTATTTGTATTATGATTATAAAATTGTGCTAATAATGCAGTTGAACCCATTAATTTAGATTCTTTAATTTCATTTCTTATTTTTTCTTGAATAAAATCATATAATTTATTAATATATTTATGATATTTATTAGTTGATGGTTTTGCTTTATTTGGAATAATATCTTTATTATAAAAATATTGTGGTAATTTTTCACTTAAATACTTTGAAATTAGTGGTCCACCATGACCATCAAATATTCCTAATAAATTAATATTCTTTTTTTCTTTATCATTATTATCTAAATTTAATAAAAAAAATTCAGCATCTTCGTTAGTTGGTCTTAATCCGATTAAACTTATTTTATGTAAATACATATAATACAAAATATAATAAATTAATAATTATATCTTATTTATTTATATATGAGTAAGGAAATTGAAAAAAGATTTTATACTTTTGACAGAAAAATATTAAATGATAAAATAAATGAATTAGGAGGTATAAAAAAAGGAATGTTTAATTTTCAAATAATGACTTTTATTCCCCCAGAAGGATATAGTGTTTTAAGATTAAGAGATGAAGGGCATCGAGTTACATTTACATTAAAACAAAAAGGATCTGATGGATATGAACTAGAAAATGAAGTTATTGTTAATAATTTTAATGAAATGAAAACTATTCTTGAAAAAATGGGTAATAAGAAAAAATATTTTATTCAAAAAATTAGAGAAATATATAATATAGGTAATTCTGAATTAGTATTTGATCATTATCCTGGATTACCTGGTTATATTGAAATTGAATCTTCAAGTGAAGAGGAATTATTTAATTTAGCAGATAAATTAGGACTTGTAAAAGATGAACCTCATAGAGATGCAGGTGATTTATATTTTGAAATATATGGAATAACAAAAGATAGACCATTATTAGATTTAGCTTTTGAGAATATTCATGATTTATTTAAAAAATATATTACAAAAAATGAAGATATGATGTTAAAAATAATAGAAGGTCAGAAAAAATTATTAGAAAAGATAAATATATAATATAATATATGGATTATTATCAAAAATATATTAAATATAAAAATAAATATATTAGTTTAAAAAATAATAATAGTTTACAAACTGGTGGATATAATCATGCAACAGTTATTTTAATTACAAGACAAATATCATATACTATTTTAGAAAGATTAAAAAAATTATTAGCATTAAATATTAGAGCATATATTATGTGTGATAATAAACCAATATATTCAGATAAATCATTAAGTAAATATATATTATATTATTCAAATAAAAAAATGGCAAAACTTGGATGGACTGGTTTATATCTGCCAAAAACAATTCATAAAATAACTGCATGGGATAAAGGAACTTATTTTGCTTATAAATTAAATTTACCATATGTATGGATTATAGAAGATGATGTATATTGGAATAATTATGATAAAATAAAAGAATTATTAGAAATTAATAATGATGCTGATTTAATATCATATCCATTACATGATTCATATATTGAAAATCCTAACTGGTATCATTGGAAACATTCTAATCAAGATGAAATAACATTAGATAAAAATAAATGGAGTACATCATTTAATCAAATTACTAGATTATCAAATCGATTATTAAAAAGAATTGCAGAATTAGCTATATTGAGAAAAAGATTATATTTTCATGAAGTTATGTTTATAACATTATGTAAAATTAATAATTATAAAATAGTTTATTTATCTGATTTAAAATTAGATTTGTATATTAATATTAGGTGGGATAAACCTTTTACAGAAAATCAAGTTAAAGAATATATAGAAAAAAATAAAAATATTTTACTGCATCCTGTAAAATATAATTTATAAGAAATTTTTTATTTAAAGTTATATTTATAAATAGTTATTATGAATAAAATTTTAGACGAACGTGAACTTTGTGATCTTGAATGTTTAGCGATTGATGTTTTTAATCCATTAAAATCATATATGACAAAAGATCAATATAATGAATGTTTAGAAAATTTAACAATTAATAATAAAACTGATGTTTTTCCGATGCCAACTGTATGTATGGTTAATTCACCAGTTGAATTAAATACTATTATTAGTTTAAGAAATTCAACTGGAATTATTCATGCTGAATTAACAGTATTAGAATGTTGGGAACCAGATCTTGAATATGAAGCTAAAAAAGTTTTTGGTACGTATGATTTAAATCATCCGTATATTAAATATATGGAAAGTAAAAAAAATAAATTATTATTTTATGTATCTGGTAATTTAAATTTTAAAAATTTAACATTTCATAATAATTATGAGGCATTTAGAAAAGGACCTGCAGAAGTTAGAAAAGAAAATTTTAATAAATTATTAACTGGATTTCAAACTAGAAACCCTTTACATCGTTCTCATATTGAATTAATTAAAAATGCATCATTAAGTACTACTAAAGTATTACTACATCCAGTTGAAGGTGTTACACAAGAATGTGATATTCCATTTCCCGTTAGAATGAAATGTTATGAATCAGTATTACCTTATTTAGGAGATGTATCATTAGTCATTTTACCATTAAGTATGAGAATGGCTGGTCCACGTGAAGCAGTTTGGCATGCAGTAATTCGGAGAAATTATGGATGTACTCATTTTATTGTTGGAAGAGATCATGCTGGACCATCTTATAAAACAAAAGATGGTAAATCATTTTATCATCCATTAGAAGCTCAACAATTAGCCAAAAAAATGGAATCAGAAATTGGAATTAAAATTTTAACTTCAGAAGAAGTTGTATATTGTGAAGATACTAATTCCTATACTACATCAGATAAATCAGAAGGTCACATTGTAAAAAATATTTCTGGAACAAAATTTAGAAGTATGTTAGAAAATAATGAAGATATACCTGGATGGTATTCTTATCCAGAAGTTGTAAAATATTTAAGAGATTTTTATAATAAACCAAAAGGAACATGTTTTTATTTTGTTGGATTATCTGGATCAGGAAAATCAACTTTAGCAGAAGCACTTAAAAGTCATATAGAAGAAACTTATCCAAGTAGGGAAGTTACCTTATTAGATGCAGATATTATAAGAACTCATTTATCAAAAGGATTAGGTTTTTCTAAAGCTGATAGATCTATGAATGTAAGAAGAATCGGTTATGTTGCATCAGAAATAGTAAGACATGGAGGAATAGTAATTGTTGCTAATATTGCTCCATTTGAAGAAGATCGTAATTTTAATAGAGATTTAATAAATAAATATGGAAAATATGTTGAATTTTTTGTTAATACACCAATTGAAGTTTGTGAGGAAAGGGATGTAAAAGGATTATATAAGGCAGCTCGTGCAGGTACTTTAGCAAATTTTACTGGAGTTACTGATCCATTTGAAATACCACTAAATTCAATTAATATAATAAATAAACCATTAAAAGATATTTTAAATAAATTAAATCCATATTGTATTAATATATTAAATAAAGGTATTGATAATCTAAAAGAAATTTAATAAGATTTTAGTAACCATTCATTAATATAATTTGTTTGTTCTTCTGGTGTATTGTAAATTGTAAATTCTTTATCATTTTCTAATATATCATCTATAAATTCAGTTGGAATTTTATAATTATTTAAAAAATGTTTATATAATAAACCAATATTTTTATGAAGAGTTTCATTTTTAGAATATATTATAATATTTTTTTTAAATATTTTTGATAAAATATTATTCCAATTTTTAATATCTTTAAATAATATTTTTATAAATATTTGATTTTTATTTTCTAAAATATTATATCTATTTTCAAAATCAAATTTAGTAAAATTTGGTAAATTATAATATTTAAAAACTGAATTAATTGGATGATTATTTGGCATTATATAATAAAAATTACGATTAAAATTATCTATAAGTTCATCTATATCCATATTTTCATAATTTGGTAAATAATTTTCTATATTTTGAAAAAAACTTGATATTTTTCTTTCTATTGGATTCCTATAACAATCAATAAAATATACTTTTTGTTTATTATTACACGATTTAGTCATTTCATTATAAATATTTTTAGGATCGAACTTACAATCATTCATTCCACTATATTTTAAAGAATGCATATGTAACACAATAAAACCATTTTTTTGTAATGTATTTGCTATTGTAACTCCACCACATTTTCCACCACAAAAAACAAATACATCATATATGTGTGATTCTTCTGTCTTAATTTCTATATTATTTTCCATATAATATTTTATATATTATAAAAATAAAAGAATTCTATCTTAATAATTCTTATAAGAATTTTTTCTCAAAATCTTCTTTTGTCACAATTTCCACTCCAACTTCTTTTGCTTTCACTACTTTAGAATTATTTCCTTCTTCTAAATCTTTTTTAGTAGTAATCAAAAATGATGTATTTTTAGATATACTGTTTACTAATTCTCCACCATTTATGACTATATATTCTTCCCATTCTTTATTTCTAAAACCAGAGAATACAAATTTCTTTCCTTTAAATTTTTCTGAAACTTTCTTAATTTCAGAATTATCAATAATATTTTTTTGATATTTTTTTGGTATTTTTTCAAAAACTTTTATAAATTCATGTATATATTCACTAAATTGATTAGATGTTATTTCATCAAAACCATCTATCTTAATAATTTCTTTTGTAATTTCTTCTTTAGTATGTTCTTTCATAAACTTTATAAAATTATTACCATATTTTATAAAAACTTTTTCTAATCTTTTATGACCAAAATTATGTCCAAAAATATTAGTTGCATTCATAAATTGAACTAATGTTGCATTTTCCATAGCAGTTTGAATGTTATCAAATATTTTATTTACTAATTTTTCCTTAAATCCATCTAATTCAGATAATTCTTTTTTAGTTACATTAATAATTTTAAATATATCATCAATATTATTTTCAACAAAATTAGTAATTAAACCTTCACTTAAATTTGCAATATCCATTTTATCTGAAAAAAATGTTAATTCTTTTATAATTTGTTCATCTGATTTATTTCCAATTGAAATAAAATCAACTTTTGTATCATTCCATTTATATTCAATTTCTGGTAATTTAACTTTTGCTATTTTAATTACTTCTAATACATGAGGAATTACATCACCAGATCTTATAATTTTTACTATTGATCCTGGACCAATCTTATTATCAATTATATATTTGGCATTAAATGCAGTTGCATTTGAAATAATAACTCCAGATAATTTAGTTGGTTCTAAAATTAATTTGGGTTTTATATAACCATCCTTTGAAACATTCCATTCAACATCATTTACTTTAACTTCAGCAGTCAGTTTCTCAGATGCATCTTTAAATGCAAATGCAAAATCTGGATTACCTGAATCATTTACTTCATTAAGAGAATCATCCATTATAATAATACCATCAACTTCATATTCTGATTTTTCACGTCTATCAATTAAAATTTCATCTAACATTTCAAAATCAAGATCTTGTTTATCAAGAATTTCATTATACACAGTATTAATTTTATTTTTTTGTAAATATTTAAATTGTTCAGAAAATCTCATTCTTGGTTTCATTATTTCATATGAAACAAAATCTATATCTTTCATAATACTAGTATTAATTGATTTTGAATTTACCAAACCAGAAACCATATTTCTTGCATTCGAAAATTGTGATTCATATTTTTTCCATTTTTGTTTTGATATAATAATTTCCCCTCTTAAAACCATATCATCTTTTAATTTAGAAATAATTTTTAAATCTGGAATTGTATTAATTAAGTATGTAATATCTTGACCAACAGTTCCATTACCTCTTGTATAAAATTTAATAGTCTTATTTTCTTTCATTAACATTCCAGATATTCCATCTAATTTATCCATTACAAGATAATCATATTTATTAAATTTTTTTTTCCATTTATCTAATTTATCTTGTTCAGAAGTTTTTAATTTATCCATACTTCCCATATAATATGGTAATTCAACCTTATTTTTTTTAGCTTCAAAACCGACTTTTTTTAAAAATTCATTATTCGGATCTCTTTTTTTAATTTCATCATATAAATCATCATATAATTTATCAGACATTATTCCTTCACCGAGATGATATTGTTCGTGTGCATATGATGCCAGTTCAATTAATATATAAATAGGTTGAGTATCAATAAATTTTTGATAATCTTTTAAGAAATCTTTTAGATATTTACTCATATTATTATAATTATATTTGTATATATTTATAATAACATATATATTCAATTTTATGTAGATTACATATCATGTTCATATTTGAGTAATCATTTTATAAAATAAGTATTAAAATAAAAAAAATATATTTAAGCAATCATTTGAGCTTTAATTGGATCGTGACATTTATAATCTAAAATTTTAATATGTGAAAATTCCATTTTTCCAATTGACCCATCACCATTTTTATCAAAAGATTTAATATTATAATCTAGAATAATTTGAGGGAATAAATACGGTTCTCTGCTAATTTGTGTTTGAACCGCTTCGATATGTTCGTCATAAATATGCATATCCCCAAAAACCATCAGTAATTTTCCTGGATGTATTTTTTTTTCTTGTACTCCACCGGTGTTGTTTATATGATTACATAGCATATAAACTAGCATTGCATATGAAGCAATATTAAATGGCACACCAAGAAAACTATCAGCTGATCTTTGATGCATTAAACAATCTAAATGTAAATTACCATTAATTTCTTCTACATAAAATTGAATTGAAATACCATGACATGGGTATAATACTCCTAATTTAGATTGAGTTGGATTATATGATGACATTAAAATTCTTCTAGAAAATGGATCAGTTTTAATTAAATTAATAACATCAAGTAATTGATCATAACCTTTACCACTATATTCAGAATGACAATCTAAATATTCTGCATTAAAAAATCTCCATTGAAAACCATACATTGGTCCCATATCATTTTCCTCATATGGAAGTTTACATTTATCTATAAATTCTTTTGTAGTGTTACCATCCCAAATATGAACGTTTTTATCTTTTAGAATTTTATTATCTGTTTGTCCAAGTAAGAAAAATTTTAATTCTTCAAAAATTGATTTTAATGCCATCTTTTTAGTTGTTAAGAGTGGAAAAGATTTATTTAGATTAAATTCGAGAGTCTTACCAAAACTAGAATAAGTAAGAGCATTTCTAGTTTGCCTCTTATGACCATATTCATAAAGATTTTTTAGTAATTTTAGATAAGAATGTTCTTCTTCATTTTTCTTTTTTTTATAAATTGTATAAGTAAAATCATTAAATTCTTCAATACGGCAAATTGTAAAATTATCTTTTAATAAAGCTATATTTAAGACTCTATCACAATCCCAATTTTTTATCAAATGTGAAATATGTATTTTATTAATTTGATTTGGATTATGAAGTCCCCAATTATAAATATCTAATCCTCCTATTAAAAATATTTTTTCTATATGTATATTTTCGTTAGCATATCTAATACATGCTTCTATGCTAGAAAAACATTCAAATCCTTTTTCTTCTAATATTTCAATGTATTCTTGATTATTACTAATAACAAAATTAAATCTATTTGGAAGAGGTCCTTTAAGAGTTAACGCGGTTTTTCTACCCATTAAAAGTGCATTTTTAAATAATGGTTTAGATACTACACTTGTAATTTTTTGGAATAATTTTAAATCATTATCAATTTTCCATGGTATAGTTCCATCTTTAGAAAATCCATATTGAGAATCTATGGCAATAATCATATCAATATCTTTTGATGTCATTTTTATTATAAAATTATTATAATAATAATAAATTTATAATAAATCAATTTTTATATTAATTTATAATAAAACCACATTAAAAATTGAAATAAATATAATATTTAATATATGTTATTAAATCAATAAAAAATGGGATCAGAGTTATCTAAATTAAATTTAAAATTAAAACCACCAATTGGTTCATTAATCTCTGCAGTGTGTGCGAAAGATAAGATACGTGTACTTAATCTACTAGATAATGATGCTGATATTAATGAACAATATGGTTGGAATCTAATGACACCACTTCATTGGGCTGCGCAACTAAATCTAACTGAAATTGCAATCTTACTACTAAATCACCATGCTGATATTGATATACGATCCAGTATTGGATCAACACCATTGCATATAGCTGCTGGATTTGCATCTACAGTAGTAGTAAAGCTACTATTAGATAAAGGATCATCTATACACGATACTGATCTGAATGGCGATACATCATTACATTATGCAGCATACAATAACAATATTGATAATGCTAATATATTAATTAGTTCGGGTGCAAATATCAATGCGGAGAATTATTTTGGAGAAATTCCCATATTGTCCTTTCAATCATCAAATATAGAATAGAAGTCATTAAAAATCTGTAATTTTTATTTATCTTCTAGCTGAACTAGAAAACGGTTTGTTTATAATATTAACTCTGGTATTCGACTATCTATACTATGTGCATACTTTTGTAATTCTTCTAAAAATTTTTTTTTATTTTGCTCAATATACTGATTATACTTGTTATAATTTATCAAAATAACAATATTGTCAGGATATAAAATTTCGCTTGAATATGTTATAAAAGCAATATCTTTTCCTTTATAATTTAAATCACTAATCAATATATCTAAAACAAATCCATCATCTTTATTATCATCAAAATTTTCATATGAATGACCTTTAATAAATAAATTTATATCCATTATAATATATATATTTAAAATTTTAATTATAAATAAAAAAGCCTTGACATCAAAACAAAAATTATTAAATTTTATAATTAAATTTTATACCATTAACGTATAAAAATTGATATATAATTTCTATATAAAAAAATGTTTAGTTTAATATATAGAATATGGAAACAAAAAACAACTATGAACCTCTTTTGGATCCAAAAGAACAACGTTTCACCTTATTTCCAATTAGACACCAAGATATATGGAAAAGTTATAAAGAACAACAAGCCTCGTTCTGGACTGCTGAAGAAATTGATCTAAGTAAAGATAGAATTGATTGGGATAATAAATTAAATAAAGATGAAAAACATTTTATAAAACATATTCTTGCTTTTTTTGCGGGATCTGATGGGATTGTAAATATGAATCTATTGGAAAGATTTACTAGTGATGTGCAAGTTTTAGAAGCTCAAATTACATATACATATCAAGCAATGATGGAATCAATACATTCAGAAGTTTATTCACTTTTGATTGATACCTATATTGATAATCCTGCTGAAAAAGATCAATTATTTAATGCAATTGAAACAATACCATGTATTAAAAAAAAAGCAGATTGGGCATTAAAATGGATTAAAAGTGATGAAAGATTTTCAAAGAGATTAATTGCTTTTGCGATTGTTGAAGGAATATTTTTTAGTGGGGCATTTTGTTCAATATATTGGTTAAAAACAAGAGGATTAATGAATGGTCTATGTATTTCAAACGAATTTATAGCCAGAGACGAAGGTTCACATTGCTCGTTTGCATGCTTATTATATTCAAAAATTCTTAATAGAATTGATGAAAATGAAGTTAAACAAATAATTAAAGATGCTGTAGATATTGAAAAAGAATTTATTATTGAAAGTTTACCATGTAGATTAATTGGTATGAATTCTGAATTGATGTCACAATATATAGAATTTGTAGCAGATAGATTATTAAATCAACTTGGATATTCAAAAATGTACAAAACTGTAAATCCTTTTGATTTTATGGATAAGATATGCATGGAAGGAAAACAAAATTTCTTTGAACAAAGACCAAGTCAATATAGAAATGCTTCTATTGGAAATAAAACAAGTAATGATTATACATATTCAGAAGATTTTTAAAGATTTTTTTCATTTATTTAAAATAATTTATTTCTAAATTATAACATAGATTAATGAATTATAATATAAGACCGGTACCAAAATTAATAGATCCATCATTATTAACTAGAATAAATAAAGTATATGTTGGGAAAGGTAATGAAAATAATTTTTTTTTAGAATGGTTATATAAAAAAATAATGCCATTATTTAGAGATAATTTTTTTTTTACTTTGGTTGTTTTATCATTAATGATATATTTAATATATAGATATATTGAAAATATAAAGAAAAAAAATAGAATAATTAAAAATATAAATGAACAAAAACCAATTGAAGTTAAATTAGATAAACCTATCAATTATGAGAAAAAAGAAACATTTGAAAATGAAACAGAAGAAGTTTTATCAGATGTATCTGGATTAAGTAAATTATCTCAAGATCAATTAGTAAAAGAAGATGTTTTTGAAAAAGATCTTGAAAGAGATTTACAAATGGGAAATAATAATCATACTTTAAATGATTTAGCACCTGAATTATTAAGAAATGAATTATTAATACAAAATCCAAATAAATATGGTAATGGATTACAGCAAAATACACAAACACCAAATGTAAACAATAAATGTTCTAATTTTAAAATTCCATCACTAAATGAACCACTTGCTCTAAATTCATTTAGTGATAATTATGAGGAATTTTAATTTATAATAATTTTTTAAAATTTTCAAATTTTATTATATCAAATTTTAAATTACATTTATTTAAATATCTAGCATTATCACAAGAAAAAATTTCATCTATATTTATTTTATCATTTTTAATTTTAATATCAGGAATATTTATTTTCATTAATTTAAATAATTTTGATGCAATTTCTTTATTTAATGTTTGTTTCTCAACATATTTTGATATATTAATTGGTGAAATAAAACATAATTGATCAATTGGTAGTAATTTTGTAGTTTTATATTCATTTAAATTTATGAAATTAAAATCATAAAAATTAATTAAATCATCAATTTTAGGAGCTTTATCATAATTATAATAATAATTATTATTTGATTCATCATCTAAAAAATAATAATTATATTTCCATAACATTGCTTTATAATAATCAACTACTATTAATTGATTATCAATATCTTTTTCTATAATTTCATATTTTGGTTGATATTCTTTTAATAATTTTTCAATATTATTTAATTCATTATAATATTGAAATGATTTGTAATTAACGGTTTTAATATTATCATCAAATGGATTTTTTGATAGTTGAAAATTGTATTGAAGTTTTTTAATTGATTCAAAAAATAATCTTAAATTTTCTAGATTAACTTTATTTTTTTCAATAATTCTTATATTTAATTTTTTATATTCATTTAAAATTTTTTCAAGATGATGTTGTACATTAACCCATTCTATTTTTGGAATAAAATCATCACCAAAAACAGAAAATATATATGCAATATCATCTACTGGATTAAATATTTCTCTTATTTTTTGAATATCAATTATATCATCTCTAGAATCAGATTGTTCATGACGCAATATATATATATTAAATGGTAAAATCATTGACATAATAATCATATCTGCATCAGGTGAATAAATTATAATTTCATCAGAATTTTTATTATATTTTTTAATATATTTAACTATTTTTTTTTCTCCCTCTCCATAATCATCAAAATCAGAAATAATACATTTAATTTTAAATTCTTGTTTTTTTAATAAATTAATAAAATCAATCATAAAATCAGTTTGGGGAGATATTAAATTTTTATCAAATGATAATTTTAATTGTAAATATTCATATTCATTATAAATATTTGTAAAATCAAATTTATTATTATTTAATAAATTTTTATGTTTTTCAATTAATTTTTTATTTATTAAACTCATTAGATGTCCTTTATAACGCCTATCTTGTTGCTCAACCATCTTACCAACACTTGGTGTACCATCAATAGAAATATATAATAATTTACAATTTGTAAAAAATAATAGATACCTTTTTATATCTTCAAATATAAAATTATAAATAATTTCATTAACATTAATATTTTTTAAATTTTCATAAAATTCTTGTATATTGTAATTAAAATTATAAAATTTATTAATTTTAGTATATTCATCTTCTAATATATCAATATTCATGCCTGATTGTGATGAATATTTATAAACAAGAGAATATAATAAAAGATCATTTAAATGATTAATAATTCTTGAAGATATTTTATGAATTACTGAATTAAAATCAAAATATATATGAGTTATATTATTATTTTTATTAATTGGCTTAATTATTTGATTGGAATATATATTATTTATTGATTTAAAAAATCTTTCAATACCCATATAATAATTATTATAATTATTATAATGATAAGATTTAATTTAATAAAATTTTAATTTTATTTACTAGTTCAGTTTCAGGTGTTTTATCATTTATTTTATTTTTAGCAGATGTTTTATTTACTAATTCTATTAATAATTCTCTTATTTTATCTTTTATTGGATATGATAATTTTACAATTATTGGTATATGATCAGAATATAATATATTTTCAGATTCTTTAATTGGTAAAAATATTTCTTTAAAATCAAATCCATAACTTAATATATTATCATATCTTAAATGCATTTGTTTTTTATTTAAAGTATCATCGCAACAAGTATAAAATGTTTTATTATGATAATTTAATTCTTTATCTAAAAAACTAATATTTTTATCTATATTATGATTAAAATCTCCAGTTATTATTATTTTTTTTATATTTTTATATTCATCATTTTTTTTATGTATTTCTAATATATCTATAATTTTTTTTATTGATCCATCAATTATGTGTGCATGATTATTATGTAAATTTATATATAATATTTCATCATTTGTAATATTTTGTTTTAATACTACTATTTGAAATGCTCTCACAGCTCTAGGATTAAAATCATAAAATTTTCCTTTAATATGTTTTATATGTCCATCAATTAAATTAAAATACTTTTCGGTTATATTTGAAAATATTATATTATTATATAAAATAGATATATATGTAGTGGTTGATTCTATCCAAGGAATGTAATCAAAATTTACAATTTCCTTTAATTTTTTTTCTAATATATTTGTTTCTTGTATTCCAATAATATTAATATTATTTCTTATAATATTATCTTTGATTAATCTACTAACATTTTCTAAACATTTTTCAGGTTTACAGCTTTTAGATCCTGCAACTGTACCAGTACCTTTTTCACCATCAGACATAGCTTCCCAGGATACATTATAACTTAATACATTTACTTCCATATATATTTATTTATATAAAAGTAAAATAATAATTTAAATATGTCCGAAGAAAAACAAAATTTTCATATATTATTAGCAACTCCTTGTTATGGAGGTCAATTACTTAGAGGTTATCATCAAAGCACATTAGCTTTACAAAGATTGTGTGATAGTCAAGGAATTAAATTAGATATTTTAACTATTGGTAATGAAAGTTTAATTACACGTGCTAGAAATTTTTATGTTTCTCTAGTTTTAGCAAAAAAAGAATATACACATTTATTTTTTGTTGACGCGGATGTATCTTTTAATCCATTAAATGTAATTAGAATGTTAATGTCTGGTAAAGATGTAGTTGGAGGATGTTATCCAAAAAAAGGTATTAATTGGGATAAAATTTATGAATTAGTTAAAGAAGGTAAGGTTGAAAAAGAATTTATTGAACCTGCATCATATGATTATGCAGTTAATGTAATTACTGAAAATGATACTGGTAATAATAAAATACCAATTCAAAATGGTTTTATGAAAGTAGCATATGCTGCAACTGGATTTTTAATGATCAAAAGAGAAGTATTGGAAAAAATGGCACGTGAATTTAGTAATTTAAAATATGTAAATGATGTAGGTGGATATGATTCGCATGGAAATAAAGATTATTTTTATGCATTATTTGATTGTATTATTGATCCTCAATCTAAAAGATATTTATCAGAAGATTATGCATTTTGTAAAAGATGGTTAGGTATGAAAGGAGAAATTTGGATTGATTTAAGTTGTAATTTAACTCATGATGGTACTTATTCATTTAAAGGCAGTTATCTAAAAAGTATTGAACATGGAATAAAAACTGATATAGAAAATTCTAAACCAACCGAAGTTTCAATACCTAAATCAATTCGGGAAAATAAATCTGAAGTTTCAATGGAAGATAAATTAAGAGCTTTATTAGCTAAACCAACTCTTGAAAATAAGTCTGAAATTTCAATGGAAGATAAATTAAGAGCTTTATTAGTTAAAGATACTAAAGCAAAAATAATTTAATTATTATAATGATTTAATAATTGGTAAAATAGAATGATGTTGCCATTCTGTTATTTTTTCATTTTCAAAAAAAACTTTAATAGATTTATCTAAATCTATTAAATTTGTTAATTTAGTATTAGCAATTATTACTAATTGATTTTCTGGATTATATTTTTTTAATTCAATATTTAATTGATTATAGATTTCAATATATGATTCTTTAAATTTAATTTCATCTCTTATAAAAATACATTTATTTTTAATAATATCATAAAATCTTTTTATTCTTCGATCATATTTTTCTTTGATTTCTTCTAAAGAAATTCCTTCTTTAAAATCATGATAAAACCCGAGATATTTATTTTTATATATTTTTGTATTTTTATCTATAATAGTATCAAAATTATCATTTATTCCATCATAATCTTGTATAAATGGAAATTTATTTTCATCTTTTATATGTTCTAAATCATCTAAAAATCCTACAAAATTATTTTGTATAAGTTGTAAAACAAATGAAATATTCGGAGTTCTAACCCAATCAAACGGCAATGATTCTTTTTTTAAATTTAATAATTGTAATTGATATGCAATTGAACATGAAGAACCTAAAGAAATATAATTCATAATGATTAATTTTTATAAGTAAGCTTTAGTCATAAAAATAATTATTCAATTTTATTATATTTAATTAATATATATAAAATGTCAGATAAATCATCATCAAAAAGTCTATCAAGTCAAGCTTCAACTAATATAGTAAAAAGTATTACTAGTACTGCTGGAAAATTAAGAAAATCACCTTTATTAAAATTTAAATATTCTTTATATAGTGCATTAGCATTTTTCTTATTAGCATCACCTCAAATGTTTTCACTAGTTCAGAAAATATTTGGATCAGTTGTATTAATTGCTGATGCAAATGGATGTCCATCACCAATTGGATTAGTTATACATACTGGAGTATTCCTAGTACTGTTATATATAATGATGAGCTTACCAAGAGATATTAATTAATATCTCTTGTTGTGAATTATTTAAAAAAAACACCAAGATATATTAATTAAAAGATTAATTTATAAATAAAATTGAATAATTATTTAATTTTTAATATAATAAATTAATATTTATAAAATGTCATCAGTTAATAAATCATCATCAAAAAGTATCGATAATAAAAAAAGTCTTTCAAGTCAAGCTTCAACTAATAAACAAAAAAGTATTACTAGCACTGTTGGAAAATTAAGAAAAACTCCATTACCAAAATCAGTATACATTGGCATATGTCTTATTAGTTTCATTGGTAGTGCATTCACTGGTATAAAAATCATCAATTTGTGAAGCAAATAAATGTCCATCTCATATTGGATTAGTTATATATCATTACGAGCTCTTGTTGTGAATTATTTTTTAGTTAATTTATACCATTCATCTTTTCGTTCTTTAAAATCTACTATTGGACCCGGATATTTAATATTTGGGTAATTTTCCCATTTAGTATGCCATTTGTAAATATCTTTATCAGGTACATCCTTTAATTCAGGAATATATTTTCTTACATAATATAAATCTGGATCCCATTTTTTAAAATCAGTCGGATCAATCATTCGTCCTCCTTTTGTTCCTGCTCTACCGAATCTATAACCACCCAAATCATATGGTCCAACTGTGAAATTCCAATTACCATAATTATTTCCATAACAATTATCATATAATAATCTGCTAAAAACATGTTGTCCTCCATATGATTTCCAATTGAAAGGATCTTGATGTAATATCTTAACAGCAAAACTAGATACAATTAATCTTCCACGATTATGCATATATCCTTCATCTTGTAATTGACGAACAGCAGCATCTACCACAGGATATCCTGTTTCAGCTTCTTCCCATAATGCTTTGGCTTCCTTAATATCATTTTTCCATTTAATATTAGTATAGAAATCATCAACATGACCATATTGATTATAATGAAATCTTGCTAAAATAAAGAAAAATTGTCTCCAATACATTTGTTTTAATAGATCAGGATTTTTTGATTCTTTAATAGCATTAAAAGATTCAACAATTGATATACAACCAAATTTTAAATAACCAGATAAATGAGTAGTTTGATATTTTAAATCATTTCTATTTTTTTCATATTCTTTAAAATCTTTTATTTTATTTAAAATTTTTAATGCTTCTTTTCTACCTCCTTTTATTAAATTATTAATATTTTTATCATAAAATTTATTTATTGATCCATTGTATTGATTTTTTATTAGAGTATGTGATCCAATAAAATTACTTGGTTTTTTAACTTCAATACGTACACTAACTTTTTGAGCATTTCTTAAAAATGCTGCAAAAACTCTAAATACTTTATCTTTATTTAAAAATTCTTCCATTTTATTTGTTGTTAAATCATCCATAAATTTAATTAATTCTATTTTTTGTTTTTTACAAACTTCATCCATTTCTTTATCTCTTTTTAATGCATATTTACTAAAATCTGCATTATATGAAATTTTAAACGGTTTTATATTTTTTATTAATTTTTCTAAAATATTAGACGGATTATCATAAAAATAAAATAATTTTGATCCATTTTTTTTTAAATCATTATCTAAATCTTCTAATGATTCAATCATTAATTTGACAGCTGGATCTGATCGATAAGATGCATTTTCGTTAGTTAAATCAATTTGAAAAGGATCAAAAATAAATATTGGGATAATTTTATCAACTTCTTTGCTCAATAAATAAAGAGCAACATTATCATATATTCTTAAATCTCTCCTAAAAATATGAATTCCAATTTTAGTCATATATTATATTAATATATTAATATATTTATAATAATTTAAAAAATAATTATAATTACCATCCTCCATTTTTAAAATATTGAGAATCTCTTGAATATAATATTATTTTATTATTAATAGTAACATTACATTTATCATGTGATTCACCAGAATTTTCTGGAAATAAAAATATAGATTCATTTGATTCAATACAAATATCACATGATAAATGTAAATCCCATCCAACTGGATTATCTAATTTAGTTACTATTAAGTAGTTATTCTCAATATTAAATTTAAAATTTGAATTTTTAAATTTTGAATTTTCATTTAATTTAATAGTATAATTTAAATCAATTGGAAAATAATATAAATTTATTTTTTTAATATTATCATCATTTGATCCAATATTAACTTTAATTTTTATTTCTGTTAAATTATATCTAGTTTCTGGTAAAATATTTATATAATTTAAATTATATTTAATACAATTATACATATCAAATGTTGGCCCAATACTAATTTTTTGTGGTTTATTAAGTAAAAATGATATTAAAAAACATAAAATTAATGGATTTTTTGGTTTTGAAAAATTTACTATAAATGCTTGAAAAATACTATTTTGCATTATTGATAAACATGAATAAAATGTAATATTTTTATCTAATAAATCAATATTTATATGAGGTACTAAATCAACATCTGCATATACTCCTCCATAAATATATAATACACATAATCTCCACAAATCAGCCTTATACATACCGACTTCTATATGTTTAAATAATTGAGATAAATAATCATTAAAATTATTCTTTAAAAATATAATACAATCATCATCATTAAAAAAATTAATTTTATAATTATTATTTAATTTTATCCATCTGGAAAATACAAATTCTGGTACATCTTTATAATATGTCATAAAAATTGTTTTATTATGTTTAATTTCAATTTCTTTATTTGATTCTGTATTTAAAGTTATGTCATTATTTTTTTTTTTTAAAAATATTAATTTATTTTTGTCTTTATTATTCATTTTATATATATAATATAATATAATATTTATATATAATATTTATATTTATATAATATGTTATATATATATTCATTAGAGGGATGCCCATATAGTATAAAATCTGAAAAATTATTAAAACCTTATAAACCAACTATTATTAAAGTTTCATCAATTGAAAAAGAAAAATATAAAATTGAAAATAAAATGAATACTTTTCCTCAAATTTTTTTAGTAAATGAAAATATTAAAATTAAAATTGGTGGATTAGATGATACAGTTAATTTATTAGATAAAATATTTAAAAATAATGATATATCATATTCAAATGAAGAAAAAAAATTATTAATTAATTTTTTTTTAAATAAATAATAGATATATAATAAATGAGTATTTTAAAAATATTTGTCTATGGATTATTATTTTTAATATTATCTCCAGGTTTTATATTTAATTTATATCCTGATACAAAGGGCATATTTTTATCAAATGAAACAACATATCTAGGTATATTTCTACATGGATTTTTATTAGCAATAATATTATCAATATTTGAGGAAAAAAAATATTTAGATCCAAAAGAAAAAATACAAACACAATTAACTATGATTGAGACAAGAGAATTAATACCAGTAATTACATTAATATTATTTATATTATTAACACCTGGTTTAATTATCACTATACCATCTGAAAATAATGGTATATTTTTTTCAAAAGAAACAAGTCCAATTGCAGTAATTATTCATAGTATTATATTTTTATTTAGTTTTGGTATTATAGTAAATATATTAGATAAATATAAATCTTTAATAAAGATTTAGTTTATTTTATTTATAAAAAAAAATATATATTTAATTTATATATATATGTCACTAGTTAAACTATTAGGTTGGACCGTTGGTCTTTCAATTTTATTCATTCTCTTATCACCAGGTGTATTATTAACAATACCACCATCTGGAGATGGTGTAGTTACTTTTATGAAAACTCCTTATTTACCAGTTGTTGTACATGCATTAGTTTTTGGTGCAGTATATTTTGGTGTTAAAATGTTAATGCGAAAATTAATGAGTACAAAAGGTAAAAAAGAAAAATTTGATACTACATCAACATTAGATAGCAGTGTTGATAGTGTGGATAATGTCGAAAATTTAGAAAATGTTGATAATGCAGATACAGTTGAAAATGCAGATAATTAGATAATTAGATAATAACATTTATATATTAATAAATTATTAATATATAAAACCTTAAATATGTTATGATTTGTATAAATTATAAATTAAATTCATTACAAATAAATTCTCTAAATTCTTTTCCAGAAATTCTTGGATGTAATTTTATTTTATATTCTAAAATATCACCTAAATTAACCCATTCAATTATTCTATTTATATTATCTTTAATTTCTAAATTTCCAAAATATTCAGATTTTAATCTTTTTTCATAAATATTACCTTTTACTAAAAATAATAAGTATTTTGAATTTGGAATATATTTTGATTTTGATTTCATACATTGATTTTTAATTATTAAACTATTAATTATTAAATTTGTTTCTTCTTCTACTTCGCGAGAAATAGTATCTAATTCAGAGATATCAATTATATCTGTTTTTCCACCAATGTCTTCATATGTATTATTTATTAATTTTTTTATCATTAAAAATTGTATTTTATCTTTTTCAAATCTATAAATAATAACTCCACCAGCACGAATTTGCATATTTAAATTATCATTATAATAAAAAGTTGGTCTTCCAAGTGACTCCAATGATGGTCTAAATATTTTTTTTTCCATAAGTGAACTTTTTCTATTAATATGTTTGCAAATTTTTTAATATTTCAATTTTATTCGTTTAGTAATTAAAATAATAATAAAAAAATATTTATATATGAAGATTCTTGTTTATGGAAGTAAAGGTTGGATTGGTCAACAATTTATTGAAATATTAGATAATAATAAAATTGATTATAGAATTGGAAATTCAAGAGCTGATAATAAAAAAGATTTAGAAGAAGAAATTGATTTAGTTAATCCCACAAATATAATATCTTTTATTGGTAGAACTCATGGAAAAATTGGTGATAAAGTATATACAACAATTGACTATTTAGAAAAAGACGGTAAATTAATTGAAAATGTAAGAGATAATTTATTTTCACCAGTACTATTAGCAGAAATTTCTAAAAAGAAAAATATTCATTATACATATTTAGGTACTGGATGTATTTTTAAATTTGATGAAAATCATCCATTTGGTCAAGAAATAAATGGATTTAATGAAGAATCATTACCTAACTTTTTTGGATCATCTTATTCAGTAATGAAAGGATATACAGATCAAATAATGCATTTTTATGATAATACAGTATTAAATTTAAGAATTAGAATGCCAATAACAGGTGAAAAAAATAGTAGAAATTTTATTACAAAAATAACAACATATGAAAAAATCTGTTCAATTCCAAATTCAATGACAGTATTACCTGAATTACTTTTAATAGTTTTAGATATGATGAAAAATAAAACAGTTGGAACTATAAATTTAACTAATCCTGGATTAATAAGTCATAATGAAATTTTACAAATGTATAAAGAGATAGTTGATGAAAATTTTACATGGAAAAACTTTACTCAAGAAGAACAAAGAAAAATTTTATTATCAGATAGATCAAATAATTTTCTTGATACTACTAGATTAGAAAACTTATATCCAAATGTTAATAATATAAAAGATGCAGTTAGAAATTGTTTAATTGAATATAGAAAAAATTTAGATTATGATAAGTCACCTGAATGCATAAACCTTTTAGTAACAGGTGGATGTGGATTTATTGGAAGTAATTTTATAAATTATTATTTTAATAAAGATAAAATTAATAAGTTAATTAATTTTGATGCGATGTATTATTGTGCAAAAGAAAATAATATATTAGAAGATATACAAAATAATAAAAAATATAAATTAGTTAAAGGTAATTTATGTAATATTGAATTAGTTAATAGTGTATTAAATGAAAATAATATCACTCATGTAATACATTTTGCAGCTCAATCTCATGTGCAAAATTCATTTGATGATTCATTACAATTTACTAGTGATAATATAATTGGAACACATGTATTATTAGAAAGCTGTAGAAAATATGGAAAAATAAGAAAATTTATTCATGTATCAACTGATGAAGTATATGGTGAATCAATGAATACAATACATGAACAACATAAAACAGAACATTCAATATTATGTCCAACAAATCCATATGCAGCAACAAAAGCTGGAGCAGAATTAATTGCACAATCATATAATCATTCTTATAAAATGCCAATTATTATAACAAGAGGAAATAATGTATATGGTCCAAATCAATATCCTGAAAAATTAATTCCTAAATTTATAATGCATTTAAAACAAAATCAAAAAGTACCAATTCAAGGAGATGGAAGTTCAGTACGAGCATTTTTACATTCATATGATACTGCTAAAGCATTTGAAGCAATATTAGAAAGAGGAGAAATTGGTGAAATATATAATATTGGTTGTGATGAACATATGGAATATTCTGTATTAGATATAGCAAAAATTTTAATTAAAAAAATAAAAGGAACTGATAAATATGAAGATTGGATTGAATATGTTGAAGATAGACCTTTTAATGATAAAAGATATTATATAAGTAATTATAAGATTAAAAATTTAGGATGGAATATTGAAGTAGATTTGATGAAAGGCTTAAGTACTATTTTATAAATGATTTGATTAAAATAAAAATTATATAAATTTATATATATTCTATTAATATATATAAATGGATAAGTTATTTATAAGTTCTATAGTTGGATTAAGTACTTATTTAATACTAAATTTAAATAATGAAAATAATGAAAATGAATCAACAGAACAAAATGGTGGAGAAAAATTAGGATGTTCTAATAATTTTCCAGATTGTTTTCAAATAGATAATTTAGCTCAGGAAGTATTTACAGAATTAAGAAAAGAAAAAAAATGTGATTTGCCCGAATTTAATAAATTAGGTCAATTATATTCTGAAATATTTTGTTTAGAAATAGCTTTAGGAAATAACGAAGATAAAAAAGTAGAAAAAGATAAAGTTAATAATAGACTTATAGAATTAAATAAAATATATAAGCAATCTTCAAATGAAGATAATATTAAAATATTTTTAGAGAATACTTTTAATCAAACAGATAAATTATTAAAAACATTAACTAAAACATCATCTATTATAAAAAAAAATAATATGATAAAAGAAATTCACGAATCAACTATTATTGATTTATTTAAAAAAAATTTTTAATCTAATTTAATTTATACAATTATGCATAAATTAATAATTAGTATAATAATTGGAATATTAATATATATAATTTTTCAAAAAGAAAAAGAAAAAGAAAATTTTGGTCAAAAAGGAGCAATAAAATGTTTTCTTTTTGATCCTTATTTAGTATATGTGCATGATCTTTTTATGGATGTTATGTCAGTTAATCCTGATATGAGAAATAAAGTAATTGGTAAATTATTACCAGCTATATGTATATTGGATATGGTTATTAATAAAAAAACTGGTTGGGATAAATTTCTAGATAGTCAAGGAAAAAAATTTGAAACAGATAGAATTGGAGGATTAACTAAATATTTAGAAGAACAAAATCTTAAGGCAATAAAATATATGAGTGATAATAATTTATCATTTTTAAATGAATATTCGAATTATAAAACTACAACAACAAATCCATTAACTGAATTATTAGCTCATCAAAAAAAAGAATATAATTCTAAAACAAAAAAAGATGAAATAGTAGATCAACCATTGAATTTGATGTATATTTTTACTGAAGTTGTAAAATTGAAACTTTCAGAAATTAATATTTAATTATTTAAATAACTTATCTATTAAATTTTCATTAAATTCAGTATCATAATCATCATCATTTGTATCTAAATTTAATATTTTACCAAATTTAAATGCTAAATATTTATGAATATATAATACAAATAATACTAGAAAAAATGGTTTTAATACCATATATACATACTTAGTATATGTTAATTCTTTTAATACTATAATTAAAACTCCAAAAACAATAACAATTCCAGTAATTATTAGTAAATATTTATCAAGATTCATTCTATAATATAAGAAAATAAAATATATATAATTATTATGGAAGAAATTAAAAATTTAGTAAACCAAAAATATAAAGAAACTGAAGAATTATCTAAAAATTCAACAATTGGAGAATTTTTATTAAAAACACACGATGAAACTTTTAGTAATATTGATCTAATTTCTCATGAAATGGCTATTGTACCATTAAAAAGATATTTATCTTTAAATATGGAATCTGATGGTATTGATTTAATTTTAAGAATTGGAGGTGATAAATTATATACTGATGAAAATTTTAAATTATTTGTAATAAAAATTAATGAATATTTTGATAAAATAATTCAAGATAAAGAATATGTATCAATTGAAGAAAATATTGAAAATGAAAATCAAATATATGATAAATTTAAAAGTATATTAAAAAAATTGATTTAATAATAATATAAATATATGTTATTATTAGACTTATATTTAAAATGCTTGGTAAAATATTAGTAGTATTATTTGGATTATTTAATTATAGTTTTGCAAGAACAATTAATTTATCAAATAATAATTTTGTTTCCTTAATAGGACCAGTTTCTCAAAGTTCGGTGGATGATACAATTAAATCATTAAATTCAAAATCTATTATTGAATATATGAATGATAATCAAAATATTAATATTTATATAAATAGTCCAGGAGGTTCTGTTTTTGCAGGGAATCATCTTGTGCAATATATTAGAACCTTACAAGCATCTAATATTAATGTAAATTGTATTGCTCAAAATTTTATGAGCATGGCTTTCATAATAATGCAATCATGTACAAATAGATATGTAATGTTTGATTCAGTTGGTATGCAACATCAAATTAGTTTTGGTATTAGTGGTAATATTGAAAATTTTAAAACTTATTTTGGATTAATTGAAAGAGTTAATAATTTTTTAATTGATATGGAAATTAATAAAATTGGTATAACTAAAGAAGTATATTTACAAAAAGTAATCAGTGATTGGTGGATATACGGTGAAGATAATATTAAATATAATATTGCAGATGAATTAATTACATTAAAATGTAATCCATCTATATTATCTGAAAAAAATAAAAAAACAGAATATTTTTATGGATCAGAATATGAAATAGAATTAAATAAATGTCCCTTAATACATGAAATTAAAATTACTGATAAAAGTTCAAAAAAGTCAATTGAAAAAAATTCTTCAAAAATATACGAAATGTTTGATTTTGAAAATTATCCATTTAATGTTAAAACAATTCTAAATAATTTTCATTAAATATTTATATTTTTGATTTCTTCTAACATTTTAATTATATAATGTCGATTAGTAACACTAATTAATAAATCCTTTTTAGTTCCATTTATAAATGATATATTATATTTTATTGTATTATTTTCATGATATTGATAATTTTTAAAAATGTAATTAAAGAATTTAATTTGAAGTTTATTAAATTTATCTTTGTTACTTATATTATAAGTATCTTCATTTATTTTGATTATATAATTATTCATATATTAAATAATTATATAAAAATTGATATTTAAACTTCATATGCTAATTATCCTTATATAATAAATAACATGAATAATTTTGAAAATGAAACATATGATGAATATCTTAGAAATCTTTTTAATACCTATCCAAACATTTTTCTGGCTTTAATTGTAACTTCTTTAGTTGGATTATTTTTATATAATTTTATTGAAAATTATAATAATCTAAATAATTTAAATTTAGAATGTAAATTATACAAAGATTCAATTACAGAAATGGTATTTGAATTAGAAAAAAAAAATAAAATAATAAAAACTCTTAAAGAAAGAAATAATATTATTTATGAATCAATATGTGATTATTTGACTGCTAAAAAAACCCACAATTATAATTTAAGAGATCGAAAATATAGATCTTATAAAGAATAAATTCATTTATATCATATTTTTAATAATAAAGTAATTTGTAAACTAGTTTCGCCATTTGAATAATAAATTATCTATTAGCTAAATCCGAATTAAATTTATTATTTATATGTAATATATGAAATAATCTGGCTAAAACTGTATATGTAATTAGATATAGATGAGATAACATTACTTGTATTTTTAATTTCAAATAATTTAATATTTGAAAAATTATTGATATTAATATGAACATGATCTTTTTCTAATAATACTAATGACTCAATATCACAGTTATTTTCATTTACAAGAGGATAATTAATATATTCAACTGACATTGTTTTTTTTATTTATCTATAAGCTATTCTTATATTATTAAATTTTCAATTTTATATATTATATAAAAAAAATTGAAAATAAATTTATATATTGTCTAAATCAAAATTAGGTATTATTTAAGATGTCTTCTGTTAAGATTGATTCTTTTTTTCGTGATGTTGATGCTATTGCATCCGGTCCATTTGTTGCTGACACTACCACTGAGAACGGTGCTGGTGCTTTCAGCTCGACGGGTTCTACCTGTCTCGACTTCTTCTCAAGTGTTGTGCGCGACACTCCATCTGACAAGGTGGTTGAGCTTTTCAAGCTTGCCTACCTTGAGAATCCTCATCTTGCTCTCAAGATCCTTTTCAACCTTCGGGATTGCATTGGTAATGGAAAGCAAGAGAAGCGGGTCTCTTTTGACGCCTTCAACTTTCTCAAGACTTGGAAGCCTCGTACCTACCTGAAGAATATTGCAGGTTTTGCAAGTATTGGATGCTTCAAGGATCTCTTGGTCCTAGCATCCATGTCTCAGCATCCGATGATGGCTGATCCAGAGCTTTGCTACATGGCTGCCCTGATTGAATCTGATGTTGGCAAGCATGCAGTTGATCCTAAGGCTCCTCTTTCTCTCGTTGCCAAGTGGGCACCTACTGAGGGATGTCAGTTTGACAAGAAGATTCGTGCAGCTCACAAGATTGCTGCATTCCTTAACTACAGCATGAGCAAGTACCGGAAGACAATTAGTGCTCTCCGGAAGAGTCTTGATGTCCTCGAGAGGCATGAGACTCTTGGCACTTGGGATGAGATTGACTTTAGTCATGTACCGTCGGTTGCCATGAAGAAGCAGAAGAAGGCTTTCGAGCGGCATCTCCCAGAGAAGTTTAGCTCTTACCTTGCTGCTGTAATGGCTGGTAAGGCCAAGATGAACTCAAAGGGTGTCCAGCCTCACGAGCTTGTCCGTACCTACATCAATGGGTACGGTCCCGTTGATCCTACAGTCGATGCACAGTGGCTATCGCTCATCTCACGTCTCAGCTCTGCTGGCCTCTTCAAGGATGCCATTGCAGTGTGTGATGTGAGTGGCTCGATGGGCGGTGTTCCGATGGAGGTCTCAATCGCCCTCGGACTGGTTGTCTCGGAGCTAACTGTTGAACCTTTTAACGGTAAGGTCATTACCTTCTCCGCAGTCCCTCAGTGGCACCGGATTGAAGGTGCAACCCTTCGAGATAAGATCGTCTCGCTCAGTGGTGCAAGTTGGGGGATGAACACCGACTTCATCGCGGTCTTTAAGATGCTACTCGCTGAGGCTCAGACCTACCGTCTTGCCTCCGAGCAAATGATCAAGAAGATCTTTGTGTTCACTGACATGCAATTTGACACTGCTACCAACGGTCATGCCTACCAAACATCCTACCAGACTGTAAAGGCAATGTACGATGCTGCTGGCTACACTATGCCTCAGATCGTCTTCTGGAACCTTCGTGACACTAACTCCTCCTTCCCTGTTCGCAAGGACACGCCAGGTGTAGCTCTGATGTCTGGGTTCTCTGCTGAGATGCTCAAGCTCTTCCTTGATGATGAGGAGATCACCCCGTACAAGATGATGCTCAAGGCAGTCATGCCCTATGCTACCTATGTGGTTGATGAGCCAGATTATGTCAGTCCTAAGGTGGCATACTCGAGTATGGTATTCACAGGTGGACCACTCGCAAGGTCTGTATCAGTGGTCGATAAGCCAGTCAGTCATGGAACAGTATGGGCTCTTTCAAGGTCTCCATCAAAATCTTACTCTCAAGCAGTCTCTCGATTCGCTAAGCCACCTAACTGTGGTGCGGGGTGTGAAAGTGATGAGGAGTAATTTTTAGCTGGAGTCTCAAGCTACAGTTAAAAAACAAAATTAAAAAATTAATTTATTAATTCTTTTATTTTGAAATAAAAATCTATATCTTATATATGACAAGAATAGTATATAGATCTCCAACTTATTTATCATATAATAATATACCAACTTTTAAATATTTATTTATTGATCAATATAATCCAAGTTTAAAAACTGTTTTAATAGAAGTATTTTATGGAATTTTATTTTCTCATCATTTACCAACTTTATTAAAAGGAGGTGGAATATTAGGAAATTTACATTTTATTAATTTTTCTTCAATTGATTTATTTTTAGCATCATATATGGGTAAAATTATATTTTATATATTAGTGTTTACTATATTACATTTTATAATAATGCCTGGAATCAGAAAAATAGATACTAAAATTAAAGACTTAAATAAAAAGTAATATATATTTATTATGGAAAATAATATCTTTCCACTTAAAAAATATAAAAATTATACTTATAAACAAGTCTTAGATAAAAATGATACAAAATATTTTAAATATTTAATAAATAATTTTAAATTTTTATTTGAAGATATTTATGATTTTTATGTTTATTTAAGAGATAATAATAAATTAGTTAATGAAATTAATAAATGTATAAATATAAAAATATTAATTGATACTGAAACAACTGGTTTTTCAAATAATGATTTAATTGTTCAAATTGCTTATATTGTTTTTAATGAATATGAAATTATTAAAACTTTTAATCAAATTATTAAAATTAATACTTTATTTAAAATTAAAAACTCATTCATACATGGAATTAATAATTTAATTTGTGAAAAAAATGGAATTTGTATTATTGATGCATTAAATAGATTAAATAATGATATTAAGTATTGTAATTCAATTATAGGACATAATACAATATTTGATATTAGAATGTTAAAAAATGAATATTTACGAAATAAAATTGATTGTACAAATTTTATTTCAAAAAAAATAGAAGATACTATGACTATATATGGTAAAAGAATTAAATTAGGAGAATTATATTTTAAATTATTTAATAATCATATGGAAAATGCCCATAATGCGATTTATGATGTTTTAGCGACATATAAAATATATAATAAATTAATTAATTAGATTCCATTTGTTTTTTTAAATTTAAATATTTTGATTTATATTTTAAATATTTTTGTTTATATTTTTCATCATTACCTCCAGTAAAAAATTTTTCAGCTGCTTTTGACGTAACTTCAACTAAATTAGAAACCATTTGATTAGCTGGTACTGGTATATTATTATCAACTACTCCATTAACTAAATCAAAAAACTTGGGATCAATTCTTGGAACTGAACCAACTGCTAATTGAACTAATGTTGCAGGAGATCTTGCCCATCCGCCATTTTGTTTATTATCCATTATATATTAAAATATATAAAAAAATTGATCAAATATTATTATAACTAATTAATTTAATTATTTATACTAAAAATGACTGAATTTAAAGGTAAATCATATTCAATTAAAGATAATGAAGAAGAAATTGTAAAATTTTGGAATCATAATAATATTTTTCAAAAATCTATTGATAAAAATAAAAAAAATGAACAATTTATTTTACATGAAGGACCACCATTTGCATCTGGATCAATTCATTACGGTCATTTATTAGGTAGCTTTATAAAAGATACAATTTGTAGATGGAAAACCTTAAATGGATTTTATGTTCCAAGGCATGCTACATGGGATACACATGGATTACCAATTGAATATGCAATTGAACAGAAATTAGGTATTAAAACAAAACAAGAAATTTTAAAATTTGGAATTGATAATTATAATGAAGAATGTCGAGGAATTGTTATGAGTTGTGCCGATTCTTGGAAAAGTGAAATGAATCGATATGGTAGATGGTTAGATTTTGATAATAATGCTAAAACAATGGATATAGAATATATGAGTAATGTTTGGAATGTATTTTATCGTATTTATGAAAAAGGTTTAATTTACGAAGGAGTTAAAATTATGCCCTACTCAGTTGCTTGCACTACTCCATTATCAAATTTTGAGGCTTCAAGTAATTATCAAAATGTATCTGATAGAACAATTGTTGTTAAATTTCCAATTAAAAATAAACTTAATGAGTTTTTTACAACTTGGACTACAACACCATGGACATTACCATCACATTATTGTTTATGTGTAAATTCAGATTTAACTTATGTAGTAGTTGAAAATGATGCTGAAAAATATTATGTATGTAAAACAAGAATTCAATTTTTAGAAGAAAAACTAAAAACAAAATTAAAAATTATAAATGAATGTAAAGGAAAGGATTTAATTGGTATTGAATATGAACCAATGTATAATTTTGGTAAATTAGAATCATATAGAATTGTTTCTGATAATTTTGTAACTGATGATTCTGGTACTGGTATTGTACATATTGCCCCAGCTTTTGGTGCAGATGATTATCGTGTATCTTTAGAAAAAGAATTAATTACAAAAGAATTATCATCATTATATATGCATATAGATGATTCTGGTAATGGAATAAATTGTGATCAATTTAATAATATGACTATTAAACAAATGACAAATGCAATTATTAAAAATCTCAAAGAAAGAAATAATATTTTATTTGAATTTGATTATAATCATAGTTATCCTTTTTGTTGGCGTTCTGATACTCCTCTCATTTATAAAGCAGTTAAATGTTGGTTTCTAAATGTTAAAGCAATTCAATCACAAATGGTTGAATTAAGCAAAACTATTAATTGGATTCCTGGGTACATTGATGAAAGATTTAAAAGTTGGTTAGAAAATACATGTGATTGGTGTTTATCTCGTAATAGATATTGGGGAACACCAATTCCAATTTGGAGATCTGATGATGGTGATATAATTGTAATAAAATCTAGAGAACATTTAGAAGAATTAACTAACCAAAAAGTGAATGATATTCATCGGCATTTTATTGATCAATTAGAAATTAATGTAAATGGAAAAATATATAAAAGAATTTTTGAAGTATTTGATTGTTGGTTTGAATCTGGTTCATTACCTTATGCATCAAAATATGCATTTAGTACTGGTTGTGATTTTGTTGCAGAAGGATTAGATCAAGTTACAAGAGGTTGGTTTTATGTAATGCATGTGATTGGAACAGTCTTAGAAAATAAAACTCCCCTTAAAAATGTAATTGTTAATGGACTTGTATTAGCTGCTGATGGTAAAAAAATGAGTAAACGTTTAAAAAATTATCCAGATCCACAAGTTATAGTTGATCAATATGGGGCGGATGCATTAAGATTTTATTTAATTATGTCGGGTGCATCAATGGCAGCTGATTTAAGATTTAAAGATATTGAAGTAAAAGAAATATTACAAACTGTAATTATTCCATTAACAAATACTTTTTCATTTTATGAAGAATATTTTAAATTATTTTGTAAAACAAATTTATTTACTGATATTGAATCTGATATTCCTTTTGATAAATGGATTTTAAAAAGAACATATGATTTTATTTCTCAATTATCTAAATCATTAAATGAATATAAAATTAATCCTATATCATCAATGATTACATCATATATTGAAGATTTAAATAATGGTTATATTCATATGAATCGAGATATTCTAAAAGGAAAAGAAGATGATATTAAATGTATGAAATCATTAAGTACTCTTAAAAAAGTATTAAGTATTTTAAGTGTATACCTGAGTCCAATTCTACCATTTTTTTGTGAAAAATTACATAAATCTCTTGGTAATGAAGGAGAATCAATACATTTAAAAAGTATTAATGATATTGAAGTTAATAAATATAATCTTGATGATAATAATCAAGATATTATTATGATTAAAAACTTATTAAATATTATTGATATGATTCGTAAAATTAGAAGTGAAAATAAGATTCAATTAAAGAAACCATTAAAAAATATTCAAATATTTGCTGATGAAGATTGTATTGAATTATTAAAAAAAATAGAAATTTATATATTAACTGAAGGAAATATTTTAGAAATAGAATATAAAAAATGGGAAGCAACAAAATATGAATATAAATATGATATTAATTTAAAAATTGCTGGTAAATTATTTCGTGAAAAAAGAAAAGATTTTGAACTATTTATGAGTCAATTAGAACAATCAAAACTGGAAAAATTATATTATGGAGAAGATATAATTTTTGAATCAAATAAAATTAATAATGAACTTATTAATGTTTATCAAGTTATACCTGATAATGAATCTTCAAATATTAAAGTTAAAGAAGATATTATTAATAAAATAAAAATTAAATTAAATATTGAAATGGATAATAATACTTTTGAATTATTTATTGCAAAAAATATTGCAACGACATTTCAAAGAATGAGAAAAATTGGTAATTTTCATGTTTATGATGATCTAAGATTATTAATGATTAATAACGAATATAGTTATATTATATTAAAACATATGGAATATATTATGAAAACAACTAATGTTCTAATTGAATTAATTAATAATAGATTAGATAACTATGATTTTAATAAAAAATCTGATATAAATGAAATTGAATGTAATATGTATTTAATAAAAAATTGATTTATTAAATAAATTTAATTTATCATATAAATTTATTATTATGAAAAGTTTAATTGGTATTTGTGGATTTCAAGGGTCTGGTAAAGATACATTTGCTCAATATTTAATTGATAATTATGGATTCAAAAAATTAAGTTTTGCAAGTACAGTTAAAGATGTTGCTTCGATTATATTTGGATGGGATAGAGAAATGTTAGAAGGTTATACAAAAGAAGCAAGAGTTCAAAGAGAAAAGGTTGATTCATGGTGGGCTAAAAAATTAGATATTCCTAATTTTACTCCAAGATTTGCTTTACAATTTATTGGAACAGATTTATTTAGAAAACATTTTAATTCTGAAATATGGGTTTCTTGTATAGAAAAACAATTACAAAAATATGATAAAATAATTATAACAGATTGTCGATTTGAAAATGAAATAAATATGATTAAAAATAATGGTGGAATTATAATTAAATTATTTAGAAATAATATATCTGATTTATATTATGAAATTCAAAATGGATTTGAACCTTTAGACTTACATCCAAGTGAATGGAAATGGATTAATAGTAAGGAAGATTATTTAATTGTAAATGATAGTTCAATTAATGAATTAAATAAAAAAATAGATATTTTATATAAAAAATTGATAATTTAATTTTTTTATTTTTTTTTAATATCTTATAAATTAAAATGTCAATAAATAATTCAATTTATCCAAGGAATTTAGTAATGAGTCCGATTGGATGTTTTTATTGTAAATCTGAAAATGAAGTAAAATTATTTTTAATTGATTATCTTTTTGGACTAAAAGCATGTAAAGATCATTATGAAAATGCTGACAATGATTGTAAAATATATATGAATCAGAATAAAATTGTATTATTTCATGATGCATTACATAATCAAACAATTAAAAAATTATTAGATTATTTGGAAAATGAATTTAGTATTATTAGATCTAATGGTAATATTGATAATGGTTGGAAAATTCTTAAATCAAAATATTATTGTTTTTCAAGTATTACAGATTATAGCTCTAATATAACTAATAGTAATAATACAATTCATAATAGTGAATGGTGTATTAAAATTGAAAAAGATAATGAGAATGAATCAATAGTTAAACATATAACTTTATTATCATTATTAGATAATAAATTAGATTATTATAAGGATGAAGAATTTGTAAATATATTAAATAAATCAATTCAAATTTTAGATAATGGAATTTATAAAGAATATTTAAATACAAAATTAAGTAAAAATATAATTATACAAATTTAAGTTAAATTTTAATAATTATTTTTTTATATGTATTTTCTAAACAAACATTAAAAATTGATACTTTAAATATTCTATCATTGTTATCAAATTTAATATATAAATATTGATTTTCTATATTTAATACTACTCCAGTTAAAAAATTTGTATATGAAAATGTAGGATTATAAATTATTCTATCATAAATTTTATAATTTAACATATTATTAAATGATAAAAAGTTTTTTTATAAATATATCTTGAAATATAATATATTTTCAAATACAAATTTTTTTTTCAATATATAATAAAAGAATGACAAAATACATAACATTTAAAGAAAAACTAACTTTTGAACAGAGATTAAATGAATCTATAAATATTAGAAATAGATTTTATGGTAGAATTCCAGTTATTGTTGAAGTAGCATTAAATGCATCAAGAGATTTACCAATTATTGATAAAAGTAAATTTTTAGTTCCAGGAGATTTAACTTTAGGTCAGTTTATTTTTATAATTAGAAGAAGATTAGTATTGCCTTCAGAAAAAGCACTTTTTGTTTTTGTGAATAATAATCTACCTCTAACGTCAGATTTAATGAGAGAAATATATGGAAATTATAGGGATAATGATGGATTTTTATATTTAAATTATACAAGTGAAAATACTTTTGGTTGTAAAAATTATTTCTAAAAAGATTTTATTTAGATAAATTATAAATAGTATTAAGAGCTGAATCTGGAGTAACTGAAATACTATCAATTCCTTCTGTAATTAAGAAATTACAAAATTCAATTGAATCTGAAGGTTGTTGACCACAAAAACCAACTTTAACACCATATTCTTTATAAGATTTAATAGCCATTGATATCATTCTTCTATAACTAATATTTTCATGGTTACTTAAATAAGTAATCTTTTCAGAATCTCTATCAATTCCTAAAGTTAATTGTAATAAATCATTACCTCCAATTGATACACCATCAATATATTTTGAAAAATTATCTGCTTCTATTACATTTGATGGAATTTCACACATAAGATAGATTTTTAATCCATCTACTCCTCTTTTCAAACCAAATTTTTCCATAGTTTTTAATACTAATGCACATTCATCAGGCGTTCTACAGAATGGAATCATAACGACAATGTTATCCATCTTCATAGTATTTCTAGCATAATCAATAGCCATACATTCTAATTCAAAACCTTTTAAATATTCATTTGAATAATACCTAGAAGCACCTCTCCAACCAATCATTGGATTTTCTTCATGAGGTTCATATAAACTACCTCCAATTAAATTTCTATATTCATTAGATTTAAAATCAGATAACCTAACAATAACATCATTTGGATAGAAAGAAGAAGCAATTTTTGCCATACCTCTTGCTAATCTTTTAATGAAATACCATTTACCATCAAGATTATCACCAATAATACTATTAATTTTAGTACGTAATTCATCTGATATTTTATGGGGATAATCACATAATGCTAAAGGATGGATTTTAATATAATTGCTTATAATAAATTCTAATCTAGCCAATCCTACTCCAGAATTAGGTATAATAGAAGTTACGACTTATTTCTTAATATCTATTAATTTAAATTTGCCTTTATTAAATGAAATAAATATATCACTTATACTTCCACATTGACTATTGATTTGATCATCAACGTGCCATAAATTAAATAATAAGTTATCTGGTGATGTACCAGTATCTTTTATAAAATCCTTATGAATTGTAATATGTGGTAACCAATTAATATTATAAGATGATAATGCAAATAAGGATTCAGGACACCCTTTATCTTTTAAAGAATAATGAGTAAATGTTTGTTTGGATGCTGCATTTTTTTCTTGAAATGGTTTTATATTTTCTTCAATTTTTATTTTATTATTAAAATCATCTTTATCGGTAATTTTTGCAAATAATTTTATTAATTCAAAAATTAATTCATTTGTAAATTGTATATATTTTTGATTATTTTGATCATTTATAGAAAAATTTAATGCTGTATGAAGCCCTAATTTTTTATAATATAATCCATTTTCAGGGTTGGTGCCACCATTTTTTAATTGTATATTTTTTAAATGTTTATTAAAATTATCTTTTATAATATTACTTATTTTATCAGTATTTTCATCATTAGTAATAAATTTGTAAAAATCATTATCAGGTATATATAAGGTAAAAATAGTCATATGAGGTGCATTTAAAAATGATTTATTTACCAATAATACTTTTTGATCTATAGTCTTATATCTATCAAATATTTCTTTGCCAAATAAATTATTTGTATTTTTTTGATCTGTATTAACTGGTAAAGAAATAAAAAATAAATTAGAATTACCTGGATAAGGTTTTGTATAACCACTTTGATCTATAACTATCTCATGAAATAAACAAACAGAATTAATATCCAATATTTTTTCGATATCTTTTTTTAATTTATTATATGTTGATAATTCATTTTTTATATTATTATTAATATCTTTTGATATATTAACTAATTTTAGTAAATTATCTCTTAATTGATCATTAATATATATTGGACTTGTCATATATATTAATACATATATAAAAATATTTATATATAATAATTTTTTATTTATATTATATATGGGACAATATTTTAGAGCTATTATTTTAAATGATATTGAAATAAATGGAAAAGAAATTATTAAAATTTTTATGGATCCTTGGAATTACGAATATCCAGCTCAATTAATGGATCATGCATACATAAATAATATTTTTATTAATTCATTTGAATATCATTTAACTAAAGATGGTAAATTTCATAAATCCAGAATTGTATGGGCTGGCGAATATGCAAATAATGAAAAAGGATTAAATAAAAATTTATATGATTTAACAAATGATGATTTTAGTAAATATTATTATAGACCGCCTCTTAGAGGACCAAATTTTGATTCAACCGAATACTATTATATTATTAATCATTCAAAAAAACAATATATTAATAAACAAAAATATAAATTATTACATCCGTTACCAATTTTAGTTGCAGAAGGAAATGAAAAAAGTAGTAGTGATTATTTAGGTAAGAATAAAAAATTAGCAGGTTTTTGGGCAAGAGATATAATTTCTATAGAAAAAGAAATCCCAAATGAATTTATTGAATTTATTTTTGATATTTAATTAAAAATAAATTCAATAAATATATTTTATTCAACAATAATTTAATTTTTAAATTTTTATTAAAAAACTATTATTAATTTTTTAATGACCTTTATTAATATAATATATTAATAAAAATAAAATTTTTAATACCTTAATTTTGGATTTTTAAATTTTTCGAAAAAAATCGGGTCCTCCAGGCAAAAATGGATTTTTGATTTTCCTAGGCTTTTGGACTGTGAAAATTTTCAACACCCTTTGCCTTTTCGGTGCTCCAAAAAGCACATACCATTAATATCATAACTTATTGCAAATTTTTAATATTATATATCTTATTTACTCCTATTTATTTTAAGATCTAAAAAACAAATAAAGAAATATCATAAATAAAATAAAAGAATATAATAAACAGCTTATAATAACCAAATAAAATAAAAAATAAAAATAAAATAATGATTTTTGGAAAAGGAAATTTGATTTTTGGAAAAATAATCTAGTTATTAATATATGCAAGAATATAAATGTTCACTCTGCAATTTATCATTTAAGTCAAATAATAATTTAAAAAAACACCAAAATAAAAAAAATAAATGTAATGTTATTACTGAATACCATTGTATATCTTGTGGTAAATATTTTAAACAAAATAGATCATTATTAAATCATATAGAAAAATGTAATCCACAAGATAATATTATTATTAGTATACCTGATAATTATAAAGCAATTAAATGTATCCTTACCAGTAAAGATACCGAAGATATTAAAATTATATTATTAAAAAAATATAATCTTAATATGACTGATAATGAAATTAAAATTATATTAAATTCATCAATGACATTAGATGGAAAAATATTAAATATTATATCATTTATAAATAAAAATAACATACCAACTATGAATAATAGTACAATTAATTTAGGTACCATAAAAAATTCTAATAATGTTACTAATAATATTCAGATAAATAATTTTGGTACAGAAGACATATCATATTTAGATAATGAATATTTTAAGAATTTGATCATGAATCAGCATATTGAGAAGGGGTATGTACAGTTAATCAAAGATATTTATCTAAATAAAGAACATCCTGAAAATGGTACTATTAAAGTAGAAAATTTAAATAATAAATATGCTCATATTTATAATAATGGCAAATGGGACACAATTTTAAAATATGATTTAAGGGAACAATTACATCAAAAAAATTATACAATATTAAAAATGCATTATAATAAATTAAAAGGATCTATGAGTTATCCAAAAAAAGAAGAAACAAGAGTTTTTTTAGCTAGAGATGATACAGAAGATCCGCATATGATGTATGTTATTGATAAAATTATATTATTATTTTATAATGATATTACTGAAGATGATATTCCTGAAAAATATAAAATAAATAAAAATATAAAATAAATAACTATAAATATTATATTTAGAAAAATAATAATATATATATATAATGTCATATATAGAAATATATAATCCATGGGGTTTTTTTTCAGGTTGTTCTGTTAGACTTTTTAGAATTATAGAATTTTTTAATAATAATAATAAATTACCGGATGTAATTAATTGTAGAAGATGTTTTTTAAGGTATAATAGCACTCAAAATGATATTACTTTTGATTTTTTTAAAGATTATAATAAAATTATAAATGTTAATAATTTTGAATGTATTATTCCAATTGATGATATGTGTTTTTCATTATCATGTTATAAAAGTATACCTTATCAAAATATAAATATATATTTAAAGAAATATTTTGAGCCATCCGAAAATATTATCGAAATATCTAATTATTTCATTACTAAATATAATATTAATCCATACTTTTGTATTGGTATTTATTATAGAGGTACTGATAAATGGATGGAAACACGTATTGATTCTTATGAAAATTTTTATAAAAAATTAAATGAAATATTATTAATTGAAGGTAATAAAAATATTCAAATATTAATTCAAACAGATACAACACAATTTTTAGAATATATGCAAAACAAATGTCAAGATAAAAATATTATAATTATAAATGAAATAAAAACTTCGACTACATCCAATGGTGTTCATAATGAAAATACTAATGAAGAAAATTACTTTGACGCTAAAAAATTATTATCAATTGTTTTAATTTTATCAAAATGCAAATATATTATATGTACTAGTGGAAATGTTTCAAGTTGGATAATGTTTAATAGAGGTAATGCATCTAATGTATATCAGAATTTAAATTTAGAATGGGTATAAATATTTATAAATAAATAATTTTATTTATTTATACATAATTCTTTATTTTATATTGATTTATTATAGGATTTACTTTATCTAAAATTCTGTCATTATAATTAGATTGAACTAATTGAATAATATATAATCTTTTTTTTAATAAATAACTACAAATATTATATTTAGAAAAATAATAATATATATATATATATAATGTCATATACTAAAAAAGATCAAGAAATGTGGAGAGATGAAAATATAGACATATTATTTAAAGAAAATTTACCAAGAATGATTCAAAGAAATGAAATAACAAAAGAAAATATGCAAAACTTTATTGTTCCTTATATTGGTAATGATTTTAGTAAATTAAGTAAAGATATTGATCGAAATATATATTTATTGAAAAATATATTAACTTTTATTACAGTTGAAAAATATGATATTAGTTTTATTCGTGATTTTGTAAAAACAAATTTAATATTACAAGTAAATTTATTAGAAAAGTTAATAAGGGATGATCATTTAGAATATGAACCAAGAGATTTTATTCCAAAAATAGATGATAATATAATATTTGAAATATTATTTGTTAGACATGGAATAGGTTGTAATAATGTTACTTCATATGAAATTAAAACTCAAAATTCATATTTTGATCCTGAATTAACAACAAGAGGTATTGAAAGATCAATTGAGTTATATTCTAAATTATCTGAAAAAATAAATACTTTTTTTAAATCATCACCATATTCGATAATTGCATCATCTTTAATGAGAACTCAAGAAACAGCATATTTTATGCTTGCTAAACATGTTAAAAAACCAATTAATATTTCACCACATATTGCTGAACGAGGACAAAGTTATTCTAATTATCAATTACCTAAAAAAGAACAACAAAAAATTTTTAATAATATAGATCCGGATATTGTAAAATATTTAAACTTGGGTAAAGATGATAGAGATTCTCAAGATATTCGAACAAAATCATATCCAGAAATGTTTTATCATTGGGCGAATACTCATTTAGATTTTTTTGAATTAGGACCCTCACTTGAAGGATCGTCACTAGAAGGATCAGATAATATTTATAGAGCAGTTGTTTTTACACATGGTGGATATTTTGATAATGCATTTAAAATTAATCCTGAAAATAATGATATTCTTTATACTACTATTAATAAAAACAATTATAAAAAACCCCCATTTGAATTTTTTAGAGTTAAGCCATTAACTACTGAAGATAAAGAAATTGAATCTAATTGTAGGATTAAATAATAAATTAAATTTTAGAATTAGCTTGTAACTCTTGAGCGTCTTTTAGATGTTACACTTGCAGGTTCAATTATTTTTGGTTTTACTGATGGTTGCTCATCATCAGTAGATTCTTGTGATTCAAGGTCATCATCTTTATATTTTTCAAGTTGACTAGAAATAATTTTAATTTGTTCAATCAGATTATTATTTTCTTTCATTAAAAATTTAATATTATTTTCAAATATATTAAATCTTTCATTAATATAATCAATTTGTTCTTTTTGATGATGATTTAAAATTATATTAACTAAAAAATTTTGTGTAAAATTACCATATGATATATCATATTTAATACAAAATATAAGAGATGTTGTATCTTCAGTTGAATTAATAAGATTACTTGTAATAATTTCATGACTATCATTATATCCAATAAAAGATTTTTCAATAATATCAATAAAATTTTTTATATTATCTGGGAAATTAGTTTGTTTTATTATACCTTGATAATAATGATCACCATTATCGATTTTAATATAATAATCATTATCTTTTTTTATTAATATTGGTTTTGAATTATCATCTTTGTTTAGTGTAGAGTTTATCATAATTATATATTAGATCTTAGAATTATAGTAATAAAATAATAAATCAATTTTTTTATAAATTAAAATTTGCTGTTCCTAAATGTCTATTACATTGAGAACAAAATGGTCTTAAATTTTCAATAGTTGTATCACCGCCGTTCTTATGACTTATTAAATGCCCACATTCAAAATATTGAATTGAAATTTTTTCTTTACAACTAAAGCATTTACCAATTGCATTATCTTTACCAATATATTTATTCCATACAGCATTGCTTAATTTTTTACTAATTTTAGGTTTTTTTTCTCTAATTTTATCAAAAATTACTAATTGATCTTCATCTAATAAATTATCAATCCATTTTATATTTTTAAGAGCAAGTATAAATTGATAATCAAATACATTTTTATCAATTCCATTAAAATATAAATTTTGATTTTCTAATTTATCAAATTTACCTAATGTATCATCATTAATATCACAAATTGTATCATATAAAAATTTTCCATCATCAAATTCTTTTTCATTTGAATCATAAAATAGTTTAATTGAAGTATCATCTATTAAATTTACAAATTCATTTAAATTATATCTATTACCTAATGTAATTGTACTTTTACAAAAAGCTTTAGCAAATTCTTTATCTAATCTTTTTTTAATATATATTTTTATATCTTGAACATAATCATTATCAGTTGTTTGATATTCAATTTCAAAATTACTATTTTTATTTATTGATTTGAAATATTTTTTCATATCAATCATTGAATCAAAAAATATTAATTGTACATTAATAACAAATTCATTTTTACAAAATTTAAGAGATTCAATTCGATGCTGACCATCTAAAATATAATAATTTATTTTTTTATTTTCTTTTTCAATAGAACCTAATATTATATTTCCATGAGTATTATACCATAATTCATTATCATTTGATTCTTTATATATTTCTTCTATTTTATCTTTATTTAGATTTCTTTGAAATTCAGGACTAATAATAAAATGTTTTAATAGACTAGTTAGTAATTTTTGTGAAACTCTATAAACTTTATATTTTAAGTGTTTATCAATAATTTTACAATTATATTCATTAAATATATCAGTCATTTATAATTATAATTACCATAGTACTACTTATAAATTTTTAACTATTTCAATTTTTATAAAAATAATGTTAAAAAAAATCAATTAAAACTTATTTAAAATCTTACAGGATTTTCAATATTAAAAAATTAAATATTTTATTTATTAAGTTGTTTATTAAATTCTTATAAATTTTGAAAGAAATGATTTCAATTGAACGTTTGTGTGTTGTGAGAGATGTTGCAAGATCTGAAATGAATTCTGCACATAATTTGCAAGAAATTACTGATTATAATTCTGTGTATATGAGATGTAAAATTATGAACGAAGATATTAAATTATATCTGTTTCCTGAAATTGACAAAAAGCAAATTGAATTGCATCTTTTTGTTCTTCTTGAGATTGTTTGTGTTGCAAACAAATATGCACAGCTTCGATTAATCGAAGCTAAAGACAAATGGGTGAGGACAAATTGGGCAGTTGAGGAACAACAAGAACCTGGCATTCATGCGAGGCGCGAGTTTGAACATATTAATAATTTTCGAATTCATTTTGGTCAACCTCCTTTGATAGTCAATCCAGAACATCCATCTGCTCCGGCCCCATTCCCGGAGCATGCATCAAATACCACTATGAATGCTAAATTTAAATGCCAATGCGGAATACATAATAAGCTAATTTGATGGGTTTGTAATAATTAATTATATACAATTATTTCTTTATGATTCTAATCAGTTAATTATAATTTTTTTATAACATCAAAATTTTATAATTTTTAATTTATTATTAAAAATTTACATTTTAAAAGTATCATCTTATTATAATATAATATAAAATTATTTTATAAAAAATTCATATAAGGAAAAAAAAATATATAGTATTATATATATATGTATGTTTTTTAAAACTTTAGTAATAATAACATCTTATTTAGTAGTTTTAGGTCAACCAAGCTCATCTTCTAGTTTATCGGGACCAGGAATTTTATCAAATAGTGTAACTAATTCTCAATCTTTAACACCAAGTTTATCTTATTCAAGTACACTATTTGGAACATCAAGTAATACAATATCAATAGCTCCATCTCGTTTAGGTACGTCATCCGGAACATCAAGTGTATCTAAATCAATTACTCCATCATTATCAATAACATCATCTCGTTTAGGTACGTCATCGGGAACATCAAGTGTATCTAAATCAATTACTCCATCATTATCAATAACATCATCTCGTTCAGGTACGTCATCAGGAACATTAAGTGGATCTAAATCAATTACTTCATCATTATCAATAACATCATCTCGTTTAGGTACGTCATCGGGAACATCAAGTGTATCTAAAACAATCGCTCCATCTCGTTTAGGTACACCAACAGGTACATCAAGTGTATCTAAAACAATAACACCATCATTATCAATAACATCATCTCGTTCAGGTACGTCATCTGGAACATCAAGTGTATCTAAAACAATAACTCCATCATTATCAATAACATCATCTCGTTCAGGTACGCAATCAGGAACATCAAGTGAATCTAAATCAATCGCTCCATCTCGTTTAGGTACACCAACAGGTACATCAAGTGTATCTAAAACAATAACTCCATCATTATCAATAACATCATCTCGTTCAGGTACTTCATCTGGAACATCAAGTGAATCTAAATCAATCGCTCCATCTCGTTTAGGTACACCAACAGGTACATCAAGTGTATCTAAAACAATAACTCCATCATTATCAATAACATCATCTCGTTCAGGTACGTCATCTGGAACATCAAGTGTATCTAAATCAATCGCTCCATCATTATCAATAACATCATCATTATCAATCATATCATCTCGTTCAGGTACGTCATCCGGAACATCAAGTGTATCTAAAACAATAACTCCATCGTTATCAATAACATCCTCTCGTTCAGGTACGTCATCCGGAACATCAAGTGAATCTAAATCAATCGCTCCATCTCGTTTAGGTACACTAACAGGTACATCAAGTGTATCTAAAACAATAACTCCATCATTATCAATCATATCATCTCGTTCAGGTACGTCATCAGGAACATCAAGTGTATCTAAAACAATAACTCCATCGTTATCAATAACATCATCTCGTCTAGGTACCTTAACAGGAACATCAAGTAATACAATATCAATCGCTCCATCTCGTTTAGGTACACCAACAGGTACATCAAGTGTATCTAAAACAATAACACCATCATTATCAATCGCTCCATCTCGTTTAGGTACTCCAACAGGTACATCAAGTGTATCTAAAACAATAACTCCATCATTATCAATAACATCATCTCGTTCAGGTACTTCATCTGGAACATCAAGTGAATCTAAATCAATCGCTCCATCTCGTTTAGGTACACCAACAGGTACATCAAGTGTATCTAAAACAATAACTCCATCATTATCAATAACATCCTCTCGTTCAGGTACGTCATCTGGAACATCAAGTGTATCTAAATCAATCGCTCCATCATTATCAATAACATCATCTCGTTCAGGTACGTCATCTGGAACATCAAGTGTATCTAAATCAATCGCTCCATCATTATCAATAACATCATCTCGTTCAGGTACGCAATCAGGAACATTAAGTTTATCTAAATCAATTATTCCCTCATTATCGATAACATCATCTCATTCAGGTACGTCATCCGGAACATCAAGTAATACAATATCAATAACATCATCTCGTTTAGGTACATCATCTGGAACATCAAGTGTATCTAAATCAATCGCTCCATCATTATCAGTAACATCAAGTGGATCTAAATCAATTACTCCCTCGTTATCAATAACATCATCTCGTTTAGGTACACCAACTGGAACATCAAGTAATACAATATCAATCGCTCCATCTATTTCCATATCTTTATCTCATTCAGGTACGTCATCTGGAACATCAAGTGTATCTAAATCAATCGTCCCATCATTATCAATAACATCATCTCATTCTGGTACATCATCAGGAACATCAAGTGTATCTAAATCAATTACTCCCTCGTTATCAATAACATCATCTAGTTTAGGTACACCAACTAGAACATCAAGTGGATCTATATCAATAACATCATCTCATTCAGATACATCATCTGGAACATTAAGTGGATCTAAATCAATTACTCCCTCGTTATCAATAACATCATCTCGTTTAGGTACACCAACAGGAACATCAAGTGGATCTAAATCAATAAGTTCATTATTATCAATAACATCATCTCATTCAGATACGTCATCCGGAACATTAAGTGTATCTAAATCAATTACTCCCTCGTTATCAATAACATCATCTCGTTTAGGTACACCAACTGGAACATCAAGTAATACAATATCAATCGCTCCATCTATTTCCATATCCGTATCTCATTCAGGTACATCATCAGGTACATCAAGTGGATCTAAATCAATTACTCCCTCGTTATCAATGACATCATCTCGTTTAGGTACACCAACTGGAACATCAAGTAATACAATATCAATCGCTCCATCTATATCCGTATCTCATTCAGGTACATCAAGTGGATCTAAATCAATAACATCATCTCGTTTAGGTACACCAACTGGAACATCAAGTAATACAATAGCTCCATCTATTTCCATATCCATATCTCATTCAGGTACATCATCAGTTACATCAAGTGGATCTAAAACAATTACTCCCTCGTTATCAATAACATCATCTCGTTTAGGTACACCAACTGGAACATCAAGTAATACAATATCAATAGCTCCATCTATTTCCATATCCGTATCTCATTCAGGTACATCATCAGTTACATCAAGTGGATCTAAAACAATTACTCCCTCGTTATCAATAACATCATCTCGTTTAGGTACACCAACTGGAACATCAAGTAATACAATATCAATAGCTCCATCTATATCCGTATCTCATTCAGGTACATCATCCGGAACATTAAGTGGATCTAAATCAATTACTCCATCACTATCAATAACATCATCTCGTTTAGGTACACCAACTGGAACATCAAGTAATACAATATCAATCGCTCCATCTATATCCGTATCTCATTCAGGTACATCATCAGGTACATCAAGTGGATCTAAATCAATTACTTCCTCGTTATCAATGACATCATCTCGTTTAGGTACACCAACTGGAACATCAAGTAATACAATATCAATAGCTCCATCTATATCCGTATCTCATTCAGGTATATCATCCGGAACATTAAGTGGATCTAAATCAATTACTCCATCACTATCAATAACATCATCTCGTTTAGGTACACCAACTGGAACATTAAGTAATACAATATCAATCGCCCCATCTATTTCCATCTCCGTATCTCATTCAGGTACATCATCCGGAACATCAAGTAGATCTAAATCAATTACTCCCTCGTTATCAATGACATCATCTCGTTTAGGTACACCAACTGGAACATCAAGTAATACAATATCAATAGCTCCATCTATTTCCATATCCGTATCTCATTCAGGTACATCATCCGGAACATTAAGTGGATCTAAATCAATTACTCCATCACTATCAATAACATCATCTCGTTTAGGTACACCAACTGGAACATCAAGTAATACAATATCAATAGCTCCATCTATATCCGTATCTCATTCAGGTACATCATCCGGAACATCAAGTGGATCTAAATCAATAACTCCATCATTATCAATAACATCATCTCGTTTAGGTACACCAACCGGAACATCAAGTAATACAATATCAATAGCTCCATCTATATCCGTATCTCATTCAGGTACATCATCCGGAACATCAAGTGGATCTAAATCAATAACTCCATCATTATCAATAACATCATCTTATTCAGGTACGTCATCCGGAACATCAAGTGTATCTAAATCAATAACTCCATCATTATCAGTAACATCATCTCGTTTAGGTACATCATCCGGAACATTAAGTGGATCTAAATCAATAACTCCATCATTATCAATAACATCATCTCATTCAGGTACGTTATCTGGAACATTAAGTGGATCTAAATCAATAACTCCATCATTATCAATAACATCATCTCGTTTTGGTACACCAACTGGAACATCAAGTAATACAATATCAATAGCTCCATCTATTTCTATATCCGTATCTCATTCAGGTACATCATCAGGTACATCAAGTGTATCTAAATCAATAACTCCATCATTATCAGTAACATCATCTCGTTTAGTTACACCAACTGGAACATCAAGTAATACAATATCAATAGCTCCATCCATTTCCATATCTATATCTCATTCAGGTACATCATCAGGAACATCAAGTGCATCTAAATCAATAACTCCATCATTATCAATAACATCATCTCATTCAGGTACGTTATCCGGAACATTAAGTGGATCTAAATCAATAACTCCATCATTATCAATAACATCATCTCGTTTAGGAACATCAAGTAATACAATATCAATAGCTCCATCCATTTCCATATCTATATCTCATTCAGGTACATCATCAGGAACATCAAGTGTATCTAAATCAATAACTCCATCATTATCAATAACATCATCTCATTCAGATACATCATCCGGAACATTAAGTGGATCTAAATCAATAATTCCATCATTATCAATAACATCATCTCGTTTAGGTACATCAACTGGAACATCAAGTAATACAATATCAATAGCTCCATCCATTTCCATATCTATATCTCATTCAGGTACATCATCAAAAACAACAAGTGAATCTAAATCAATAACTCCATCATTATCAATAACATCATCTCATTCAGGTACGTCATCCGGAACATTAAGTGGATCTAAATCAATAATTCCATCATTATCAATAACATCATCTCGTTTAGGTACATCAACTGGAACATCAAGTAATACAATATCAATAGCTCCATCCATTTCCATATCTATATCTCATTCAGGTACATCATCCGGAACATCAAGTGGATCTAAATCAATAACTCCATCATTATCAATAACATCATCTCATTCAGGTACGTCATCCGGAACATCAAGTAATACAATATCAATAGCTCCATCTATTTCCATATCTACATCACGTTCAGATACACCATCTGGAACATCAAGTAATACAATATCTATTTCCATATCTGCATCACAATCAGGTACGTCATCCGGAACATCAAGTGGATCTAAATCAATAACTCCATCATTATCAATAACATCATCTCATTCAGGTACGTCATCCGGAACATCAAGTAATACAATATCAATAGCTCCATCTATTTCCATATCTACATCACGTTCAGATACACCATCTGGAACATCAAGTAATACAATATCAATAGCTCCATCTATTTCCATATCTACATCACGTTCAGATACACCATCTGGAACATCAAGTAATACAATATCTATTTCCATATCTGCATCACAATCAGGTACGTCATCCGGAACATCAAGTGGATCTAAATCAATAACTCCATCATTATCAATAACATC